TATGGTCATATATGGTCATATATGGTCATATATGGTCATATATGGTCATATATGGTCACGTGCGTGGGGGCGCCATTCCAACGAATGCCGGAACCTGCCGCAGTCCCGCCAGTCGCGCTGATCAATCCACTCGATCCCGAACGAATCACGTTCGCCCACGATCCTGCGAGTGGCCTTGCCTGTGCCACAAACGTCGCACGTCTGATCTGGGGCCATCTTGGGCGGCATCGGATCCGTTCATCCGCGAAGGACCGGTTACGTCTGCCATCGTGTCCGCCTTTCGTCTGCTGCCGCCTTTCGTCTGCTGCCGGGAATTCCTCGGAGGACGCCGGCTGAAAAAGGATCCGGCTTGCTCCAAAAAATTTGGGCGAAAAATTTGCCGGCTGGCTGGCTGGGCCGGCTCGGACCGCCGCACTGCATTAGCGCATTGCATCATAACGCGGTGCGCCACCCACGGCGCCCCCGCGTTATGACGCAGGGCGCCGTAGTCCTAACGCATCGCGGCAGCCAGCTTGCGCCGCGTCGTTTTGCCTAGTGCGGCAAAAACGCGAGTCACCGCGCCGGCGAACATGGCGCGCGGTATACACCGATGCAGGTCGCGCAATGCGGCAACAAGACGCGGTACGTCATGGGATTTTGCATCGCGCGCCGCTTTAACTACGTCGTCGCGCAATTGCGCCGCGCGTGCCATCGTAGGTACTGCGCTACGCGCCGCGTTATCCGACAGGTCGCGCACGATAGCCGCTGCGATTACCTCGTGTGCCGTGCCGCACCTACATGCCGTGTCGACGTGCCGATGGCACACGACGCGATGCGTCAACATTGCCGAAACGCGCTGTCCGAAGGCGCCATCGCGGAGGTTGACGGACGCTGTTGGCGCGCGTGTCGCGTCCCGTGGGGCAGGTGCACCCCGAGTAGCGGTAGGTCGAGACGCCCAATTACGCGCGCCTAGCGTGGCGGCCGTCGCGCTAGCGCGTGTACTACGCGCGTCCTGCACTGTCGTCGCGGTAGCGTCTCGCGACGCTGCGTCAGCGTTGCCGTATCGCGTCACGCGCGACTGAAATAGGGTAGCGAGCGCCCGACCGGCCCTTTGCGCGTCGCGCAATTGCGCCGCGTCAACGGGAGGCGTGACTACCGGCGCACCACGACGGTACGCCGCGACCACCTGCACACGCTGCATCGCGTCAAGCACGGTTAACGGGCGCGCGATCGTCGCGTCGGCGCGCGCTAGGCGCGCTGACGCGCGGGCCGCTGCCGCGCCGGCAACCGGGTGTTCGCCACGTCGCGCGTGCTGGAGTGCGTCAATCGCAGCGTCCTGTACGGCGCGCCATTCCTTGCTGTTATGTGTCATTTAGTGTCACCCCTTTCTTTTGTGGGCCGGCGAGAGCGCGACTCCCGTGCCGCACCGCGTTACCGCGTGCGGGCCGGCCCGGCGCGCACTAGGCGTGCGCGCTCACAATCACGGCACCTTCCGTGGCGCCATGCGTCTTGGGCGGGGCTTTCAGGATGGCCGCCGCTGCCGCGCGGTCGCGACCGACGGCGACCAAGCGCGCGACGGTGATACCGTCCGCGCGTTCCTGTGCGGTCACGATATCCGTGTCAGCGCGCCGCGCCAACATGACGCGCCGCGTTGCTTCGCGTACGCTGGGGTCCAGCGTCACGACGCTCTGTATCAGCTTGTCGGCTACCATTTCGTCGATTGTTTTCGCCATTTTGCGTTTCCTTTCGTTTTGAATACCCGAGTCAACCTAGCGGAATTACTAGGTTTTTTCGAGCCCTACGCGCCGCAAGCTGCGGCGCGTAGGGCAGGAAAAAACCCTGCCCGCGTCTACGCGTTGTACGCGCTCCAACCAGTCAAAATAACACACAGCGTTGTGAAAATGGTGGTTGCAATTTCCATGACGCACCTTTCCTTTTCTGCCTTTCGGCGTTGCAGTGCGCCCCGAGGGGCGTCACGTTTGTTTTTCGATGTCTTGACTATAACACGGCATGAAAACGAGTCAAACATATTTCGTGTAAATCTTTATTCCCGAACGATATCGCATAGTTACGGAGCAAAAGTTTACAATGCGTTGCTATGCGTCAACGGTAGACGTGTGGGAATATCTGTGAGGTAGATTACCAGATTTTTGCGTGTGACGCACTGCGGCATGAGGTCTGGCATCGCTTACTATACAAGAAATTTCCACCAATTTAACGCGTCGCATTACCCAAAACGACCGCTAACCAAATGTATAGCGATGCGATAAAAAGCGTGTATATTCCTCGAATGGGTCTCGGGCGATACGAAATCCTCGCAGCCGACTTCGACCTCGCGAAAAAAGGCTTCCTGCGAGGTCCAGTTATCAAACACGTCGGAGCTTTATCCGCAGCCGTTCTCTCCGATTTCGTGCGCGATCGACACGTACGCAATCACCTGTTTCGCGGTTGCCGATTTTACTCGTGGGACGATCTGATTCGTGAATCTGCATTCAAGATCCAGGTGCCCGAAACGGCGGAAGCCACGCTCAACTTATTTCAAATTCAAAAAGGTGCGTCTCCCCGCCCACCTGGTTATTCACGTTTACATCCACCCGACCATCTCCTGACAACCAACGCCCCACTTACCGATGCAAAACAAGTCTTCAAGACGAACCCGTGGAAGCTGTGGAAACATCGTCGCTTGCCGCCAGGTGTCTTCGCCACCGCCCTCAACAACCTCCTCCCAAAACAACCGAACGAAACCCCCGAGGAGGAGCGCGCACGCCTTCTCACGATCCTCTCGATCCCCGAGCCCTACGCACCCCCCGGCGGACTTCCGCCCCCCGACCCCCACCCTCCACTTCCGTGTCTGCGCTCGTACGTACCGGTCGAGATAACCAAGGCGGACTTCCTCGCGCTCCCGATCTTCGACCGGCGCACCGACCGGCCGCTCCCGACCGTCGAGGTCGGCTACACGTGGAAGTTCCTGAACAATAACTATGCGCATCGGCGCCTCGAGAACCGCACCGAGTTCTGGCGGGCGCAGTACGCCGAACCCGTCCCGCGCAACATCGTGCTCATGCGCAACGCCTTCGTCATCCGCGACACGGACGGCAAGCCGCTCGATCACTACGAGCTGCTTCTCGAGATCCAGGAAGACGTGTTCAAGGCGACGGGCGTGAAGATCCTCCCCAACTCCGAGATCCAAAGAAAGGCAGAAACCCGCCTTGCCGCGCAAGAAACAAGAAGGAGCGCTTGGAATTCGGCCACGCCGTCCGCTCCATGTGATAGATGCGGCCACACAAAGGAAAAACACCTCTCCTCCGGCTGCCAGTTCGCCAAGGACACCATCGCGGAGTGCGACTGTTTTCACTTTTCGATTCGCAATTCGATTTCATCTTCGAATCAGGATCAGGATCCGGATCCTGATCCGGATCCTGATCCGCATTCCTTATCGTCATCGGGGAACCCAGAACAGGGAGCTTCACTCGACAAACTCGACGACGAACTCGAAGAATTCGAAGCGATGGCCACGCCTTTTGGAACGAGGGGTACGTCTGCGAGATAGGCCATCTCAACATGAAAACAATCTCTTGACTTTGTATCTCATTCCGTAGTACACTCGTTCCAGGTCGACAACCCGGAGGAAATACGGCAATGCGCACAGACAGCACCATCGACGGCGCCGCGAGGGATCTCGTCGCCAAGTTTCGTTCACTGATCGAAAGCGACGTCCGTCGCCGCGTCCTGGACGCGATCGCGAAGAATGGGCTCGGCGTCCAAAAGAGCGCTGTCCACGCTCCAAAAGCGAAAGAGAAGGAGAAGGCGCACGGCGGGCCAAGACGGAAGCGCGACAAGTCGAGCTACCGCTGCCCGGTCCCTCACTGTCCGAACGTGTCCGCCCCGATCTTCGGCATGGTGTGCGGCAAGCACAGGGATGTTCCGAAGCCACTGATCAAGAAGTACCGCGCGGCGCGTGCCGAGTCTAAGAAGACCGGCGTCCCCGTCATGACGCTTCTGAACGCGAAGACAAAGACAAAGACGAAGACAAAGACAAAGACAAAGACAAAGAAGGCGCACTCGACCAAGTCGAAAGCGAAGCCGTCAGCCGCACTCCAGGCCGCACAAGCGTAAAGGCTCCGCGTGAAGGATCATCGTCCGTCGAAGGCGGCGGTGTTCTTCGCCCTGGCATTCTTCGCCGCGAATATCTGCATTGCCGCGCCCACGTTCAGGATCTTTTCATGGATCCTGAACGGGCTCGGAATGTGTGGTGTCTTGCTCGGTCTATGGCTCGAAAGGCTCGAACGCAAGCGGCTCGGAGAGCCCCGCGCCCCGGCCAACTGATTCCCTTATCGGACCAAATTCCCCTGCTCTGGATCCCAGATGACGGCTATGGCACACGCGAATGTACACTCCGCCGCTTGAAATCGCACCGCCGTTCGCGGTGGCGGGTTCATTCGAAGTTCATCGTGCGCGGTCACTGGCGCAACCAAGCCTTCGGCAAGAAGCGCCTCGAACGCAAGAAAAGGTGGATCGCGGCTTTCTGGAAAGGCCCGAAAAGCGGCCCCAGTCTCGCGAGACTCTACGAAGTCTTGAAGCCGGACGAAAAAGATTGATCGAAACAAAATTCCATTTTCTGGGTTCCCCGATGACGGTAACGGTTTGAATGAAGGAAGATCGCAAATGACTTTTGGAACAGAAACAATCAAGCGTGTTTGCAGCCCCGACGAGCTCGAATCTTTGACACGTCAAGGTTGGCGCGTCGTCGACAAGGTTCAGCGTGCGCACGTAGTCGACGTCCCGCGTACGCACGTAGGTTTCGTCCCGCCTCAATATGAGCCACAACGCGGCGGCTATTTTGTAGAACCGCCTAATGGCAAGTGGCATGAATATGCGACCTCGGAACAGGTGGTCGTACCCGAGACGCACTTTCTCCTTGAGCTGAACGAGGCGAGCTCGTTGGCAAAATTGACCGGCGAATTGAACGTGGCGCACGCTGCGGCGGAAAAAGATCGCGCCAATACGAAAGAAGCCTGTGATCAATTGATCAAAGCGCTCGAAAACCAGAAACAGCTGGAGACGCGTCTTGCCGAGGCGAATAAACTGTGTCAAGCCGCGCTTGCCGCTTACAATATGACTCGCAGTCAACTCGTAAAGCTCGAACGCGACTTTGCCATATTGAAGAACGCGATCGGTGACTTGCGGGCCAAGGAGATCCTTCAGTCATGATGTTCGCAAAATATTGGTGCAATGACTGCAAGTTCATGCGCCGTCCCGGCGAGTGTGATCACTCGCGCTACAAGATCGGTCCTACCGAACCAGCGAAGTCGACCGCAGTCCAAACAGGTATGAAAGATGTAGTCGACCCATTTGATGCGGGCATTAAGCCTCTTGTATGGTATGAGGCGCGCTCTATTGCCACACCGAAATTCGTAAAGACTTCGTACTCGCAGCCGTTGCCTATCGACGCGGCCGGTATACATTCATCGTGTGGCGCACCGTTTTGTTGTTCCGATGAAAAAACGCCCAGGCTCTACCGGTCTTTCGATGACACGCAGGCCGAAGAGATCTTCTGGAAACTTAGTTTGCCGGTCGAAATCCCGGAAGCTTCGTGGGTTTCGTTTCGGCTCATTCACCAAGCCTCGTCTGGAGTGAGTGGATCGGTTGCTCTCCGTCTTCGATTTGGTGAAACACCTACCGATTCTTTCGCGCCAAGCATTCCACCGCTCAAGGTCTTCGGGTCCGGGATCAATCACCATGTGATCTATTTTCCGAATAAGGGAATACCCCCGATACAAACGATCAGTTTGTCGCGCAGCCCCAAATCAAACGACACTTTGATCGCCGATTGGATGCTGTTGGATGCGGGATTGGTTTGGGGGTCTTGACTACTTCTGTGCAGATGGATGACAAGTGAAGTACCGTAAGCAGCCGGTGGTCGTTGAGGCGACCCAGTGGTTCAAGAATGGCGACCATCCCGCCCGTGGCGCCAGAAGCGAGGCCCTACGACGGGTTACCACATGAATCAATGCGTCCACTTTGGACGCGAGTAGGAGACGATTTCAATACTCTCACGTTAACACCGTCTATCTATCGGGTTGGTGGTTGTGGTTGGCATGGATTCATTACAAAAGGCGTTGTAACTAATGCATAGATCAACAATACGAAGTACGAACCATGCCTGAACGCCGCCGCCTACCCAACACACGCAATTCAATCACCGCCCGCCTACTCATGCGACATTCGGGCGGCGAATTGAAGATCTATGTGACTGTCGGACTTTACGACGATGGCAAGCCGGGTGAGATATTCCTCAAGGCCGACAAGCTCGGATCCACGGTCTCCGGCCTGCTCGACGCCCTCGCCATCTCCATGAGTATCGGTCTCCAGAATGGTGCTCCCATGGATCACTTCACGTCGAAGCTGATCAACATGCGCTTCGAGCCCGAAGGCATGGTCACGCTCAATGACAAAAGCGATTTCGCCTCTTCGATCGTGGACGCGGTTGGCAAATGGCTCGACAAAAAGTTTCCGAAGCCCGATCATCAAACGTGACAAAAATCCCCTCCTCTGAATCTCGGATGCTAACAACCATCGACCAGCCATCGATCCCGCCGAAAAAACGCCGCAAAGTGCGCTCGCCGATCCAGATCCGCAAATGGTACGGCGGGGCGATGTTCTACGTCGTGATAAGATGCTCGGTGAAAGGTTGCGTCAGTAGGTGGAAGTCCTCGTTCTACCAGAACGAGGCCGCCGCCGAGGCTTACAAGTTGGCGTTGCCGAAACGCCCCGTTTGTCTTCATCATGAACGGAAGTCATGACCGTTGCTCCATTTTTACAAAGGCATCTCGAGGGCATGATCACCGCGCTCGTGAAGGCGCTCGGCAGCCCAACCAGGCTTCACGCGATGCTCACCGCCGTGCGCACCAGCGCGCCGATAGAGGAAGCCTCTTGGCAGGTGCGCACGATCGAGCTGCCCGGTATCGAGCACTTTGAGCTATTGATTTGTGTGCGTACGAAAACTGGAGAGAAACGATGAAGATCGCTGAACTGTGCGCGAACTACGATCGGTGTGCGACCGCCGAACTAGACAAGGAAGCCGCGCGTAAGAAGTTGTTCGACTATGTCAAAGAACTGCGACGGCACGTTCTCGAACACCCTGAACAGGTCTTGCGCGGTTCAATTATCGAAGGGTGCAGAGATCCGGGGATGACCGGTATACTTACTGAGATATCGACAAGGCCGGACGATACGCTCGCTGAAACTTGTCTATTTCAATACGTGGGTTAACTTGAACCATTCTCAAGGTTGGTGACGCAAAATGCCCGATCAGGTATGGCGGAAAAAGCAGCCGCTCATGGCGACGGTCATCGAGCAAGAAGATAAACCCAATCGTAAGCAGCGCCGCGCTCAGCTAGCCTACGCAAAATCTGCGAAGGGCAAAGCCGAATTGAGGCGTAAAGCGGCGGAACGACTCGAAAAGGCGAAGGAGAACCAATGACGGTCGGAGACATTTTATTTGCGTTTGGCGTGACGGTTGTTGCATTCTTGCTCGGATTCATTTTCGGTCGATCGACCGGTAAACGTCGATGAAGATCGCACGCCGATATCGCGTCCTGACGTTCGGGACGTTCGTCTTTTGTATATTTGTGCCGGTCGCTTACCTGGCGCTGTTTGCGCTTGCAGTTGTCAGAAACGACCACCTTCCGCTTCCTGCCTGGATCACATTCACGGCGACGGGACTTGGATTTGTCGGGATCGCGCTTCGTATCCTGCTCTTGCGCAAGGCTCACGCCGACGCGGTCTCCTTCACGACTTCTCAAGGCGTCGATGTGCTCACGGGTTCGCAAGCGCCGGCTGCCGAAGCCGTGGCGCAAATTCTCGATAGCGAGTTCATGCGCGCCATCGCTTTTTGGGTGCAGCGTTATCCTTCTCATGGAGACGCCCTGCGGCGTGTCTTCGATGGGGCGTCCCTTGAGTTCTCGACCGAAGTGCTCGTCGCTCACGGCGCGCATGGCGAACGGCGTTTCGCCTTAGGGCTTGCTGCCGGCCGCGCGATGGCGGTGATGTGGAAAGTGGGCGAGCCGCTCGAACGCCTCCGGGCGCTCGTCCGCCACGAAGCGGGCCACGTCGCGCTGTGGGCCATTCATCCGAACATCGCCGAAGACGCCGCTCACACCTTGATGACGACCGAGAGGTACGAGCACGGTTGATCACGGTTGATCACTATTGCTATTGTATAGCGGTTTGTGCTACAATACGTTCATGGTCAAATCGCCTGTTAATCTCTCCGAACAAGATCTCCCCTCTTCTGGATCCCCGACAAAAGTAACCAAGCGTGGCAATGTCGATAGGATCGTCAACCATCCGAAGTGGTCGAAATTCTTCATGATCGTCATCTTGGGTACCGCAGCCATCTTGATCAAAAAGATCGCGCCGATCGTCGAAGTCTATGAAGCACACGCCACGGGCGGGCTGCATTACACCGAGCGCCAGAGTCGTGCTCTCGAAGCCATCGCAGCGGAGCTGAAACAACTTCGTCAAAACGCGTGTCCCAGGTAAGTTGCCAATAACAGTCATCCGGGAACCCAGAGGAGGGGATTTTACCGAAGGTATTGACCGATGCGCGACGACGTAGAGCTACAGGCACGCTGGGAAGTCGAGATCGGCAAATTTGCCCGTTCGTACGACGACGCGACGAAGGCATATGAGCAATCATACGCACGATTGATTCGTGCGTTGCGCTCTACTCGCCCCGGACGACGCGGTTTGACGATGCAGCGTCACCACCGTAGGATGGTTTTTCTGGGAAACTTGCGCATTGAGCTCGACAAGGTGGATACGGCCAAGAGGAGCAAAAAATGACGTTGGACGAACTACTCGGCCGGAAGAACGAGCTTCTGTATTGGTACAAGGGACGCGCGCTTCGAATCGTCGATGGTGACACCGCCGACATCGAATTCGCGTTGGGCTTTCACCTGACTGCTGCCCTTCGCGTGCGCCTTCTTGGCGTCAATGCTTTCGAACTCAATTCGGACGACGAACACTCTCGTGCCAAAGCAATCGAGGCGCGCGAGTTCTTGCGCCAAAGGTTGATCGCCGACCACGAGGAACCGTGGCCACTGCTCGTCCGGACCGAGAAGTCCGACAGCTTCGGCAGGTGGCTTGTGAGAATCGTCCTTCCTGGCGGCGACGATATTGCCGAGCAGTTGCTCAAACGAGAACTTGCTGTTCCCTACAAACGGAGATAATCATGGATCTGATCAAAACCAAGCCGGTGGAAGACAGGGCGAAAACGGTGGAACGTATCGAGCGTGTCGGCTATCAACTTGATGCTGTCTATAACACACTTCTAGGTTGCGAAGCCGAACTCGGCAAAATCGAAGAACAAGTCGCCAATTGGAAGAAAACCGAGGCCGAAACTCTCGGAGAAAACGATACGCTCACCGGACTTCTCGTCGATGGACTCGAAATTATGCGTACGGAGCTGCGCATGATCTTGGAGCACGTCGACCCCGTGGGACAGATGCGAAAGCTCATCCGGGAACGCACGGTATGACGCAACCTCGCTTCGTTTTGCTCGATCCGACGAACAACCGAGAAGACGGTGAGTGGATTCGTTCGCGTAAGCCTCTCTGGCGGTGCGCCGGTCCGTGCGCGGCGGTCTTGTTCGAGGGACAGCTGGAAGACCACGTTTGCGCGGACGTGACGTTTGCAAGCTTGGCGACTTTGGCTGTCTCTCGTAAACCCGTCCCGTATCACGGCTGGCAACGGGTTCGAAAGTGACGATCCCCGAGCTTGTTGCAAGCATGGTTCTGATGGCTGGGCCGCAGCACCCGAACGTACAGAAGTATGTCGAGTACAGGGCGCGCGTGTTGGCTCCGGTGATCCTGGCCGAACACGCGGAGTTCGACCCGATTATAATTGCCGCGCAAGCATGGAAGGAATCGAGCTTCAGGCTCAACGTCGAAGGTTCGCACGGAGACGTGGGACCGTGGCAGGTCCGGCGTGAGGGTCTGGCCCGTTACCTGTGTCGCGATCTTCTGCCGGATCTAAAGGACCGGACGATCAATTTGCGCTGTGCAGTCCGGCTTTTGCGCCGAGCTATTTCAGCTTGCGGCCCTGATCCCGCCCATTTCCTCGGCAAATACAATGGCAAAACCGAGTGTGGGCCTGGCAAGTATAGCAAGCGCGTTCTTGCGATCGCGGCGAGGGCGCGCCTCCAAAAGTCTTAGCGATTCGCCAATGCCCCCCTTTCTGGATTCCCGGACGTTAGCAACGTAACCTTCACGCAAAACATGCACACTCCTTGCGACTGCAAAACTTTACTCGGCGCGATGATCAAGCATTCAGCGCAAGTAAAACTCGAGTTCGGCGAATCGGATGGCGAATGGCTCGTCCAGGTGACAACTTCGACGGGGTCGGTTTATATGACCCCACATGCCGCTATACATAACGCCGACGAGCTCGACATTTTCGAGCCTGAGTTGGCTACTTTTGCTGGCAAAATCCGGCACATGGCGAATCGGGCTTTGCATAAGAACGTTGACGCGTGAATCCCGTATTCGCAGACGTGTCAGTAGCCGAGATCGCTCACATTCGATCCAAGCTCGGTATATTCGCCGAACTCATGTCCGTGCGTCTTGGACGTGGAACACACGCCGATGGATTTCCAGAGCCGTTCATGTTGAACGTCTTGTTCACGTGTGTACGTGAGAGCGTGGAAGACTTGTATCGATCCTCGCAGGCCGCATGGAAATTGAAGGATCGTCCTGCCGTCGGTGAATCGAAGATCGAGGTTGCGAATATCGCGGCCGATCTAGCCTTGTTTGCCATGCTCATCGCCGACCGCTTCGAATCCATCAACGATGCGATTCACGCGGGGCGTGATAAGGTCGGTCCGTGATTCACGCACTTACCCCCAGAACCAAGCAGATCGTGAAGCTTGTCGCCCTTGCGCTGCTGATCATCCTGGTCGGCGTTGGTTGGTTGTTACTCAGTTCGTGGCGTCGGAAGACGAAGACTTCGGGTGCGCCGTCTGATGCGATCAAGGAGACGATCACCAACCTTGCGCTCAACGTCGCGGCGACGAACAACCAAGCCGCGATCGAAGTCACGGCGGCGCGTACCAACGACACGGCGGTGAAGACCGAATTGAAATCGATCCTCGCCGACAAGGACGTTACCCGGCGCCTCGAACGGCTGGTCGACCTCCGCAAGCGCGTCGAGGTGGATTAATATTTTTTAATTACGCACTAATATTTTTTATAAAACAAAGAGGCTCGAAATCGTGTGACAGCGCAACGGGTTGTTGAATCACTTGCATCACTAGTGATAGTGCTATCACTTGGGTGCGCTCACGCCGAAAAACCGATCGATCTGACCCCACTCAAGGTCACGATCCTCCCGCCGCAGCTCGATTTCGAGCGCGTTCTGCCACCAGCCGCCCCGGAAAAGGTCGACGCGCCTCAAGACTCGGCTCGTTTTGAGGACATTCCGGTCCTCGGCGGGAAGCTCTGTGACAAGGCGAACAACTGCAAGGAGCTTCCCGCAGGCATCCTTCTCTCCGAAGAATCGTATGTGAAGATCATCGCCGACAAGGCGACACTCAAGCGGGTTAAAATTGAGCTTTCGGTCGTAAAGAATTTACGATCCGAGGAGCATAAATTGATCCGTTTGGCTGAAACGGCCTACCAAAACAACATCGTAGATCTGCAAAAAGAGAATGTCGAACTGCGAAGACCGAAGTTCTGGAACGAGTTCAAACCAATTCTTGGCTTCGTGCTTGGTGTGTCGATGTCGGCGGCGACCGTGTACGGGATCAACAAGGCGGCAAAATAACCATGAACAAGATCAAGTACGCGATCCTCTTTTTGATCTGCATCCCCCCAAACGTTCCGGGATGGATCTTCATCCTTCTGCTCCGCGTGTTCTTCGGGAAACGGCTTGCGTGGAAGATGGATGCTTTGTGGTGCGAACTCGCCGAGAAATCGTGGTTCAGGCATAAGTTGTATCCCGGCTACGACCCTACGACGGGCAAAGCGGGTTGGGGCGGTACGACTCTTGGTCCGCACTGCGGCTTCGTGAACTACGGCGAGCTCGATACTGATGTTCTCACCCACGAAACGGTCCACACTGAACAATATGAAGTCGAGGCGATCCAGAACTTCGCGTTTGCCTGCTTGATTACCGGACTGGGGACGGCGTGGTGGATCGGCCTTGGTTGGTGGTCGCTGAGCGGGTTCGCTTCGATGCTCGCGGGCTTCGTCGTCGCGTGGCTACGCAACGAACCGCCTTATCGCGGAAGTATATTAGAAGAGAGCGCATATTCGTTAAGCGGCGGTTGTCGCGTTAAACGATAGAGAATACTTAAGTGCCAAGACCATTAATTTTTCCGGCAATCGGTAGTACTTTCGGACGTTTAACTGTGCTTAGACCCATAAAAGGCCCTAAGCGTACAATGGTCGAGTGTAGATGCATGTGCGGCACAGTTAAAACGTATCAGTTGCACGATATTTGTAATGGACATTCAACTTCATGTGGTTGCTACTCCCGAGAGCTAATAAAGGTGAGAAGCCGGAACCCAAACTGGTTGCGGAATGCTCGACAAGCAATTACTAAACACGGACATGCGCGTCGTGCCACGCAAAGTCCCGAATATAAGTCATGGTGTTCGATGCTTGCACGTTGCAATAACCGTAACAATCCAAAATTCTCGACTTATGGCGGAAGAGGTATAAAGGTAAGTCCTGGATGGGTTGACTCATTCGCCATATTTCTTAGTGATATGGGGCTGAAGCCAACCACTAAACATTCGCTTGGGCGGATTGACAATAACAGGGGCTATGAACCCGATAATTGCCGATGGGAAACCCCACAACAACAGGCTACAAATAAAACTAACACTATTCGGATACCTTTTAGGGATAGTGTTCTTTGTCTAAAAGAGGTTGCTGAAATAACGGGCATAAACTATTATACTCTCTGGACGCGGTACAAGAAAGCAACGAATTTTGCATAAATAATCCTACGCTTAGTAGTTCGGCGGCGGCCCACAGTTATTTACCGGCTGCCGCCGCGACGTTCGCTGCTTGGCGCTGTTGCAGGACTTCGTCGTACAGCTTCGGGATCGGCTTGAGGGGCGCACTTGCTTTTAGCGACATGCCCTTTACGTCGGTAACCGCGATCCCGGTGCTCGCCGATCCTATAGATGTGCGCCCGCCACCACCGCGCCCGAAGCCTACGCCCGTCGCCGAGCCTCTACCGAAGCCGAGCGACCCAGACCCCGCACTTCGTGGACGGAAAGAACCGCCTGTTGAAGCCGGCGCGTCAGGCTTGGCTGCCGTGCGCTCCTTGAGGACTAGCGACCAGAGGCGCTTTTCGTTCTCCTGCAAGTTCTCGACAGCGATACGAATCTTATCCAGATTCCCCGCAAGCGATTCGTAGCTGACGGTGGCTTGTGTTTTCGCCTCGGTCTTTGCTTCAGACTTCGCCGCGTGATACGTACCTAGTGCACTCCCGAGCGCTGACAGCAGCACTCCGGCGACCTTGAGAGCCGACAACCACTTCGATTTCGAGTCACTCAACGCGTGCCTCAATGGAACTTACCGATTTTGCGACCCTTGACGAATTTGGTCAAGACGATCCGAGTACGTACGCCATACCTACCGTCGACGACCCACGTTGGCAGATGTGGTGTGCGCCGCTCCGCGCCTACCTACGAACCGCTCATACGTGGCCGGAGATCTTCCTTTGGGCCGAGTCACACGGTCGCAGGCGCGTGTTCGTGCGGCAAATGGTCGCGGCGCTATCGTTTCGCCGTCTAGTCGGCTGGCGTGATGACCGGAAAGCTTGGCGCGCGATGCACTAGGCGGCTTAGGACTACTTGGACTTCGTGGCCACGAGCGTGCGGACGCGCGTTCCGAAGTCTACGAACGCGTCGGCCGAGCAGTAATGATGGAAAGTTGGACGCCCGCCGTCAGGTCGCGCCCACACCCAAATATCGAACGGATTCGTGCCCTCCGGACATACTTGCGCTGGCGCAACGAAGGCGCGCATCAGTTTTCCATTGAAGGGAAACCAGATCGCCCAACCGCTACGCCGTTCGTACTTGAACGCTTTGTTCTTGGTGCATACGGCGTCCGTAGGAGGTCGATGCGAACTCATTCGACGCCGCCTTTCAAGACCCTGAAGGACGCCTTCAGCTTGGCGCGTTCTTGAATCTTCGCTTCTTGCGCCATGCCTTTCGCGATCTCTTCGCGCACTTCCGTGGGTACGTCTTCGTCCCATACGATTCCTTCGCCCGCACGCCCTGCGATATTGAGCGTCGCGATCCCGAATACTGTTTGCCATGGCACGCGCACATAGCAGGCCGTGCCCTGGAAGATCAACGTGGCTTCGACGAGCTCGTCGTCGTATTTGAGATCCGTAGTCGGTATCGGCAGTTCCGACCCGAATGCGAGCGCCACGGAGGCTCGCCCTTTGTACGCTGGCGGGACTTCGACGTTCGCGGGCCGTGGGTCGAGGTGCACGAGAACTTTTCCATCTCGCAGCATCGCCGCGAAGACCTCAGGCTTGGCCTTGGTATAGGTGGCGCTCGTCATACCTGGGCTCATTCGTATAGCATACCGCAATACGCCAGCGTCGTCAAGCTCATCACTCGGCTTCGCTTTCGATCCCGAGCGCCGCTTCGGCACGCAACCTTCTAGGTAGATCCACCTGTGTGATGGCGATGGCCCTGAGCGCCGTCAACACTTCGGTTCTCTCGCCGATCACCGTCGTTGGATTCGTGACAAAGGCAAAGACCGCATCCCACGTTCGTTTGGGTAGGCGGTCGCTCCAGATTTCCAAGTCGCGCGCAAGCGGTGTGGGATCGCCGATCGCGATTCCACGAAGACTGAGTGGTTCGACCAAGGATCGCGGCGTCCCCACATAAAGCGTCTCGTCCAGCACCGTGTTTTGTAGAACCAGCGCGGCTTCGAACTCCAGCTTCGTTTGGAATAGCGACATCGCGTCCTCTCATGGCAAAAATTCGACAATGTTTGTCATTATAGCCTCGGTGACCTCGTCTTTCGCCCAACTACCCTCTACGGTGCACCAACGCGCGTCCCACAGTCCCAGCGTATGTGCGTTCTGCCAAGCGCGTTTGTAGTAGTCGCTTACCTTCTTCTGAAACGCTTGGTCGCTCTCGTAGACGTCGTCTTTTTGCGCGTTACGTTCGGCTAGTCGTCCTCCACGCGTTACAGGATCCGTCGAAATCAAGACTTGTAGATCGGCGCGGGGCAAGCAGCCGGCCATTTTGTACAACCAATCGATCGGCAAACCGTCCGCGCTTCCGTACACGATCGAACTCATCACCCAGCGGCCGATCAGTATGATCGCTCCGCGCTCGTTCCAGTTCGTGATCTCATCGGCTGCTTCGAGCCGATCCGCGAGCAACATACACTGCAAGGCCAGGCGATCGTTCGGCAGGCAGTCTTTCAGCTTCTCCATGGCTGCGTTTCCGATCATCGTTCCCGTCCGAGGGAACTCGACCGCACGAACCGAACAACCCAGCGACGTCAAACGCTCGCTCAAAAGCGCGATTTGCGTCGACTTACCCGCGCCGTCCGCGCCTTCGATCGCGACGATCACCGTGATCCTTGACCCACGCTCGCCCGCACGAAACCGCCAGGAATCTTTTCCAGTTCTCCCAGTCTTCTCAGGGCTATACGTATGACCGCCGACTGTGACACACCGAGCTTCTCGCTCAGGGCGCGGATCAGCTCCATCGCCGTTTCGTCGAGTCTAAAGGCACGGAGCGTCAAGTGGCCTCGCGCGACAGGCATCGTGGTCTACAACGTAGCACGTTTCGCTCTACGCCGCCAACGTCAACGAACACGAACACGAATGCTCCTCGACCCCCTCGCCCCCTTCTGGGTTCCCAGATGGATAACTGGCTGCCCTGAAAGCAGCGTCAGAGCGTCTGTGCGCCCTGTGGGGCTTTGTAGACCCATCCATGGAGGGGCGCAGGCTCTTCCGGACGGATGCCTGGAGGGTACGCGTAGGCGACGAATTTACGGTCGGTCCCGAAGCCTAGCGACCGGATCAGGTAACCCTTCGATTCGAGCAGCGTGCGAACGCGTTTACGCATCGTGTCGTTGTCGCCGTCCGGGATCTCTAACGCGACTGGCACAAGGTGTGGGTTTAGACCTTTGCTGTCGACCGCGAACACTTTCAACTGCACTGGCATGACTAGACAATCGCGTAGCCGGGGCAGTTTGTCCATTCAGACTTTTCGGCGAACGGGCATTTGTACGGCGGGACGACTGAAAGCCCGCTCTCCGCGCCGTGCTTGTGCAGCCATCCTTCGCACTTTCCTTCGAAATCGATCCGCGTACACGGATTTGGTACGACGAAAAATTTGTGGAGTTTGTCGACATCGTGAGGGTTGGGGATCACGCCGTTCTTGAGCAGGTGTTCGATCTTTTTTGCTAGGACGAGGGCGCCGCTCGATTTTGCCCCGTACGCCTGATCGATGAGATCTTGAATGGTCAGTTCAGACATCGAGGTTACGCTGTGCGATAGACTAACAGGCGGGTCATGGAGAACGGGCCGGCGCCAACCGAGCTAATTCCCCAGATCACGCCCTCCGTATCGGGGGCTCCTAATGATTCGACAGCGTTTACTGACGCTCCGATTGGCGTACTCGATACGAGTATCGGTGGTGCACCAAACTTGTGGCGGAACGTTAGACCGTAGGCGAATACTTGGCCGGCTCCTGTTGCTACACCTGAAATAGAGGCTCTGAGCGTTGTCTCCGCGCCTTTGCCGTTGACGAGCAAGTCGCCGCCGGAAAGCAGTTCTGTTTCCGATAACTCGTCAGCCACACCGTCAAACGGCTGCTTGAGCGCTATTTGTCCTTCCCAGTCGGTTGTCGAATCGACCAAGACTCCATCACCCCAAGTGCCGACTGATCCACCACGTTTGAACGCGGCTGAGAAAACATGGCCGTTCGAGCCGCCTCCATCGTGGAAACTAAATTTATGGGCTGACTCTCCCGCAATGTCTTTTGCCCACGCTGTGCCGATCCACGAGGCGTTGATGGTGATCGCGTACGATCCAGTCCCGTCCGTCCCTGATTTCTCTGCATATAGGCGGATGTACTTACCGGCGTTACCCAACGCGAATTTGAGGAGCTGCTTCTTGTCGTCGATGCCGGGTTGGGCAACATCGACGATCATGGCCGCTTCGGCGTTGAGGCCGCCGCCATTGAAGAATTGTTCGTCGGGAGTGAATATGTTTGTTTGATTCAGCTTCGGGAGTAAAGCATCACGGGTATTCAGTTGGCCGACCAGATTCACCAAGACGGCTTGCAAGTCGTCCGCAGTCAGCGCGTAGACCGCGCCCGTGATCGCCGCCACGTCGATCGCATCGGCGATGTGGCGTACTCCCGTCCCGTTGATGTGATTGTTGAGGAAGGCAAGCAGATCGTTCAATGCTGCGCCAACCGTGCCGGGGCCTAACGTAAATGGCCCTGTCGTTATCGTTTCGGTGCCGATCTTGCTGATACCGTCATTACCGCCGGTCGTGCTCGCGAGTCGCGAGATCATCGAGTCGATCTGTCCTTGCAGACCGTCTGTGATCAGCCCGCCGCCCGCTTTGGCGGGGTTCGTAGCGCCGTCTGCCCAGTTCGGGCCGGCTTCGTAATCGATGTTTTTTGCTTTGTGTTTTCCGGTCGGCGCGGTTGTCGAAATGTGCGTCGCAAACGCTGATGTCGTGACCGACAATCGCGCTCTCAGCTTCAAAAGCACATCGCGAAGACCACGCCGGATGATGTTCGCTTCGGTCGGATCGGTTGGGCTGGGTTCATCCAGTAGAACCGGGACTGGTTGCAGCGGATCGACGTTCGCCCTGAACAGATCGCCGCGTCTGTTGAATCGAGGACGTTTGTTCACGTCGCCGTCGGCTTCGGTGAAAATCCCCGTCGTATTGCGGAGGAAGTCGCCGATGATGACCGTGTTGGGATCCGGCGGCGGCCTGCGGTGTTCTGCGGGAAGGACGTCTGGCCCCGCGTTCGCGAACGATGCGCCGATCTTGATCCTGAATTTGAAACTCTCGTCGCGTTTGAAAAAGACCTCTTGTGCGTTTCCGTCGATTCGTGGATCGGATAGGTTGCGATCGAACAGGATCATCAAGGTGAGCCAGCGGAATTCGCCAGCGCTCGGAACGGTGAGTGGACCACCGGTCGTAGATCCACCGACGCCTACCGGTGTGTCGCCCGCCGCTGTCGCGTCGATTTCGACGTCGATCGGGACGTTGATGCGGCGTCCCTGCGGGTCGTAGCACGTCCCTTTGCCGACCGGGATCTTGAGAGTTGCCGGCGTGCCGGGCTTGAGGCCGTTGACGATGCCACCGAAGAGCGCGTTCTCGGAACTCGACGTGATCGGTGTGCCCGTCGCGTCTGCTTGCTGCGCGAGCTGATGATCGACCGCAACGTTCAGATCGGCGGTTTCGAGATCGCCCAGAGCTGAGTCGATCTCAGCTTCGGTCACGCGCTGCTTGAAGTGCCAATCCCGGATATTCGCCATGTCGAATCTCGCTTTCTTGATTCTCTACAGAACTGCCCGCAGATGCAAGTATGCCTTCGTGACCGCGATTTCGCCGACCCCGACCGCGTCGACGGCGATCGACAAGGTTATGGGTTCCACCACCTCACCCGGATTCAAGAATCCGCTCTTGTCCCGGAAGATGTTTTCATTCGCCGTATTCCCCAAGTTCAACGGAATAGTGAAGAGTATGGCGCCGTGTTCGGCATCGCCGATGACGGGTTTTCTCGGGCGGCGCACTAGATCGGTCCCACCTTTCCGAACCACGAGTCTTGGATGAGGCGGCGTAAATACGGTCGTGACGTGCGCCGAGATCGCGACGTCGACCTCGACTTGTCTGAAGCCGTAAAACAACGTGAAGTCCGCAGGAACCGAGTAAATCATTTCTTCGAGGTGCAATTCCGCCGTCCGCACCTCAAGGTCGTTTGCGAGCGTGATCAAGCTCATGGGACGCCTCGTATGAATACGGTCGGGAACCAGATGAAAGCGCTGTCGCTCGCACTCAGTATCGTGCTTAATACGAACTTGACGTGATCGACGACGGCGACCGGTTTGGCGATCAGGAACGGTGGGATTGAGTAGAATGTTTCGACGAACGCGGTGGGAATCACCCCCCCGACCACGAAGCCGTCGGTCAGTGTTGGGCTGCCTCCTTGTTTGACTTCCAATTTCACCAGTATCGGGGCGTTGACGAGCTTTGCGGAGAACGATCCCCGAAATTCCAAGCGCGTAAAATCCGCGAACGCGGCCGGTTCGTAATCGAGGCGGCCGAGCAGCTCGGTAGCTGTCAGCGGCCCCGAACGGGCGACCTCGTCTTGCAGGGAGAAGGTCAGGATTGGCGACGCCATTACGGCACCCCCTCAAGGATCAGCGTGAGCGACGTTATCGTAAGAGCAAACCCGACTGCCCCGCCAGCAAACGTCACCGAAAACACCTGATTCCCCGAACCAGGAAGCGGGATTGTGACCACGTCGGTGTAAAACGTGGCGGCGGAGGGCGCAAGGATCGGCGAAAAATCTCTGATGACCGTGCCAGGGTCTACTCCTAACGTGTCGCCGGGGCTTTTCAGCGCGCCGCCAACGCGAATTTTCACGCTGCCGGTGACGACCGCCGAGGCGTTCGTTGCGACGAACCCGATTCGGACGCGTAAATTCGCGAAGCCGAAGTATGGATTCAGGTTGGGAATGAACGCCGTAGCGTAACGCTCGCCGCCCGTCTCGTTCGACGCCGTGGTCATGTGCAAAGCGATGCGGCCGTTGTCGGTGAGCAGTTGTGGCCCTTCGATCGCTTCGATGTCCTTCTCTTCGACCAATCGTACGAAGTGCGTATGGGCTGGCCGGCAGAAGTTGGCGATCTCCGTGATGATCGCCTGTTGCTCGGCGTTGAAAGGGACGAGCGTGACGATCTGGAAGCTGAAACGGAGAAACGACGTTCCAACCCCGAGGATTGTGCTGACGCCGAGGAGGCTGACGCCAAGGCTCCAAAAAATGTCCGGTACGTTGAACGCGAGCACGCGGACGGGAACGCCAGTGAACAGCAGCACGAGACGTTCGATACAGCGCGCGATCCCGGACCGCTTGTAGGTTTCAACGAGGATCGCAAGTGCCTTGCGCTTGAGCGCGTCGCTATTCAAGAAGGTAAATGGGTTTCCCAGGTGGAACAGCAAAACGTCGAGCGCGAAATCGGGCGCGACGTCGATGTCGTACAAGAACTCGAAACGATCCGTGTCGCAGAGCAAGAGCTTGGCGACTTCGTCGAAGCAGCGTATGAGTCGCGTCAAGTCGCCAGTGACGTCCTCACGGATGTTGAATTCTGGGATCATCAACAGCAAATCGAAATCGCGGTTCAGCGGCGCCGGGCACAGTTCAGCCGTGAACTGGATCGTAAGATCTGCTTCATCACAAATGTTTGGCGGGAAAGCCACGTCATTGATGTTGTAGACGACCAACTTGTAAGGGCGGCCTTGGCTCAAATCCTGTTCGGTCGTCAATTCGACTTCGTCGGGCGCGATCTCGACCGTCGAGACGATACTCGGCGTGAACGTGGGAGTTAACAGGTCCGGTTCCATGACCGCTTCGAGCTTGTACGGCCCGGTGAAACCACGCACGTCAATCAGCGGTGCCTCGCTGACTATCGTGAACTCTTCGACCGATACCGTTTCGCTGTTGATGACGTTGGCGATGCGATAATACGCATTGTTGAGCGCCTGTTCGGAGCCGCCGAAGGATAGGAAGTCCTTCTTATTGGTGCCGACGAATCCGGCGCCGCCTGCCAAGACCGTCGACGGCGCGGTGAAAGTCAGACGCCCCGAAATCTCTCGCTGCCGCAAAGCTCCGTAGACGCCGGTCGTCATATCGACGGGTTCGGAGAATTTCAATCGAATCTTGTTCAGGCCGAACGTCTTGGCGGACACGAGCGCGATACAAGTCGTGTCCGCGATCGTGAATTGGTAAGTCGTATCGAGGACTTTCGCGTCGGTCGTTTCCGCGTGGACCGTAACGGTGATGACTTCCTCGGAAGTCCAATTGTTGGCGAATCGCAGTTGTAGGAACTGTTCGTCGATGACCGCCGAGCCGGGGCTCTTGCCGACGAAAAACAGCGAATTAGCTTCAAAGTTAGGGTGAAACCCTGCCGTCTGGTCGAAGACGACGATCGTACCCAGCGTCGCGGAACTGAGCGTGACGGTTGTCGCTACGGCCGAGCCCGCCGCACCAGGATCGACGATCTGGATCTCGATCGGCGCCTTCGAATCGACATCGCGTTCTTCCGGCTCAGGATTTCGATTGATCAGAAGCGGGCGCAACAGGGACGCCGTTGCGGCTTCCTTGATTAGATCGGCGTAGACTGAAGGTAGTGCTAGACGAGGCATTTGTCGGCCTTACGGAGTCACGGTCACGTTCCACGTAGCCGGTGTGATCGGCACGCCCGACGTATTTCGGATACCGACCGTGACGTGTACGACGAGCGCCTGCCCGATCGTCAACGCCGCTGACGGTGTAAACTGAACCTTCGTGTTGCCTGCCAGAAACGTGAAGCCGCCGGTCGCGAGTGGAACGCCTCCCACCGTGATGAACATGGTCGACGTCGTCACGCTTGCAGGGTCGATCGCCGAGGAAAATGTCACCTCGAACGTCGGCGGGTTCGGTCCTGGTGCGACCGACCAGATGCTCGCTATCGGGTAACCTGGTGTCGCTTGATCCGGCGAATTGATCGTGATGTCTGAGATCGTCGGTCCTACTTCCAGTGCGCCGAAGTCGATTGGATATATGTCGTTCGGTTTATCCTCGATCAACGAAAGGCGTACGGCCAGATCGCGAAAACCACCAAGATCCGGAATGTGCATCTTCAGGTCGGTTCGATAAAACGGTTCTTGGGCCGGGTGCTGGACCACCCGTGATCGTGTGACGAGCCCCGCACCCGTATCGATCATCAATGAAACCTTCCACCGATATCCCTTCAAGAACGCCGTGATTGCGCCGCCCGACTCCATCACCAAGGCGGCCCCCGGTCTCTTGACCAGCAGTTGTCGGGCGAGGCCGTTGGTCGGGTTGAGCCTACCGAGAATTCGGTACGTGCCATTGTTCACGCCGCCGCCAGCAACGCCGCCGGTCACCACGATTTCGCGGCCCACGTCAGCCTCGCTGAGACCAGGCGAGACTATGAGCCTCTCTCCAACACCGACCTTGCCGCCGCCGGCGTAGACGCCGTTGCCTGTCGATCCGTTCAGCGAGAATGCGGTCGGACTGATCACCGTGATTGTGAAACGCCCATTCGCCGCCGTGTTGCCGGTGACGAATGCGATCCCGACCTCCTGACCGGTCTCGAGCTCATGTGGCTCGGCCGTCGTGATGACGATGGGATCGGGATGCGGCGGATTCGTTGCGCCTGTTATGGTTCCCGAGGAAGCGCTGACGATTTTAAAGCCTGCCGAGATGTCCCCACCGCTTACCACGCTTTGCGGCTGGCGGAATCGAAGCTGGCTTCCGATCAGTCCCGTCCCCGTCGTGTCAAATGTCACCAGCGGTTTGATCTGTATGTAATCGCCGTACGCCAGGTCGTCGATTCGATCGATCGGAACGTCCCAACCGAGGCTCCAGACATAGGCCGCGTCCCCCGCTTTCGACTGCTGGGGTAGGAGCCTGCCCTGTGTCAGCCCAAGGTAGGCTGTCAACGGTGTGTTACCAGCGGCCAATGTCCCCTCTTCTGGGTTCCCGGATGACGACTACTGGCAACTTGGTTACTTCTGTCTCAGCGTTTCGATTTGATCGAACGATCCACGTTTTTGAAGATCCTTCGAGAAGAAGGCGAAGCCGACGAAGCCACCAGAAAGAGGAATCGAACCGGAGTTGACGCCGAGGACATCGTCCACGACGTCGTCCATCCCGGGGACGGTTTGCCACGACGGATTCGTGACCGAATTCACGGTCAAGTCGTTGCGGAACACCTTGAGAATGACGTCACCGTTCGAGTTGAAGATCGAATCGAGCCGAAGGTGCAGCCACGTATTCGGCTGAAATGACTCATCTGAAATGCGCAATGCGTTGGTTTGGGACATCCCGCCGATCGGCGAACCTTTTCGCAGAACGATTCTGTGGGGATCGCTGTCCTCGAGGCCGAGCAGATAGCCGGTCTCGTTGGTCGCATTTCCCTGGAGGTTGATGAAGAACATGGGTGCGAAGTTGATTTGAGGCGTACCGCCAGACGTCCGCCGCTTGATAGCGCCGCGAATCGACCCGCCGGTGGGCGCAAGTGCATCGTTTTTGAGCGGGTTGAACTTGTCCTTGTTGACGTACAAGCCCGCAGCGCCTTCATCGATCGCGAGGCTGTTGAAGCCGAAAACGAAGTTGCCCCCACCGTTCGGCTTGTCGTCACCGGTCGTGGCGCCCCGAACGATGACTGCCTGTGCCAAGCTGCCTGATAGCTCTGTCCAATCCGTCTCGGCCATGATGATTTTCTCCTTGTGTTACAGAGGAAACGGTGGCGGCGGCCACCCTTCTTCGAAATCTTCGAACAGCTGTTTACCACCAAAGAAAGTGATTGATCCAGCCGCAGGCGGGGGCGTTGCTCCCACACCAGTCACCGCGACGCCGCCCGTGTCGCCGGCAGGGAAGAAATAAAATTCTTCACGGCCCTCTGCGGCTTTGGCTTCGAATACGACAGGTGGCGGTATGCTCGGCGCACCGTCTTGGTCGTTGTACGTGAGCCCTACGAAAGTCGGTGTCAACGAATCGAGGCCGGGCGCCCCCACAACCGCGACCAGGGTGATCGCCTTGTCCGGCGGTGTCAGCACATCCTGTTGATTGAGGATGTTCCAATCGGGCGCGATCACGTTTCCGAATTCGACACGGTCGAAATCGGCTTTGTACAGATCCGTCGAGTCGACGAACCCGAGGATGTAGTTCTGGTTGTTCCGCCAACCAGCTTCGAATAATTCGGCCCCGAATGACATTACGAGAAAATCGCCCTTTCTAGCTCGAGTCCAGGTTCGCCTTCGAGTTGAATCTTGCCAGTCCCTACGATCTTGACAACGGCGGTTACGTCCCGAATTCCGGTGTTACCCAGGATGGTTGATGTCACGACCGTCACGACCGAGCCGACAGGCTTACCGCGAACGTCGGTGGAAGCCGCGACAACGAACGGCGTACCGTCGGCCAGAGTCAAAGAAATGTTGAATGCGGCGTCGTCAGATGTGGGTGTGTCGATGACCTTGCCGATCAATCTGTAGTTTGCGTACTGACCAGCTACATGCGCGTCGTCGTCGACGAAGGTATTTGGGCCGACATCGAAAACGCCGAATACGATGTTCTCGTACACGGAATTTCCCGTAAAGGTTAGCGGCACGGTTCCAGGCCAACCGCCTTCGAAGTTCTCGAACAGCCGCGATCCGGCGAACACGGCAGTTTCGGTTGCGAGTGCGTCGAAGTTTTCGAGCAACCCGACTTCATTTCCTTTCCACCCGTTCTCGAAAGTCTCGCTAGGTATTCCGAAGAAGAATGCGGCGCGCAGTAAACTTCCGGAGATCGCGAATAGAAAGTCTTCGTTCGACTTCCATCCCTGCGCGAAGTCTTCGAAGGCGGTTCCGAAGCCCGCTTCGCTCTGAAGGATGATGGTCCCATCGGGTTGCGCGATCGGATGAACCCCGAGTGGTACGCCGATCGGGATGAATGAGACCAGGATGTTCAGCCCTGGTTTGAAAAAGGTGGCGTACTCGACGAACGAAGAAACGACTTCGTGGAGCCAATCCTGGGCCGCACCGGGTTCGGATCCCGGTTCTTCGAACGACGGATTTATGATCTCTGCCATGTTATTCGATCATGCGAGCGGCAGGCTCGTTTCCGCATTGATCAACGTGACCGTTCCTAGACTTGGGAACTGACGCAGCCCGATCGTCACGCTGGTCCGGCTGCCGTTGAGTAGCAGGCCGTTCGCGCCCTCATCGACTTTTCGGAGCCCGGGCACGTCCCGGATCGCGTTCAATACGTCGCTCCACGCGATTTCGGCAATCGACGTACCCTGCGAGTTCTTCAAGTTGACACCAAAATCGATGTCGGGATTCGGGCTTTGATCTTCGAGCGTCGCCGCGAAGAAATCATCCAACGCCGCGCGGATATCGGCATCGACGTCCACTGCAACTGCGCCTGGTTTCAAGTGGACCTTGGCGGACACGTCGATGGTCTTGAAGGTGACTGCTATTACGTTGACCTGGAACGTGATCGTGGCGGGCTTCTCGACCGTCACCTTGTCGAGTACTTCGGCCAGTAACTGGGAGTCGGGAATTGCCGGTTCGAAACGACCTGAAGGAAGTTGCGGACCGAGCGCAACGATGACGAGAAAACCCTGGTTTTCGAGCACGGCCGGATCCTCGTTCGAGGTGACCATCAATGCGCGAGCCACGCCGCCAACTTCCAGGGCGTGGGTTTCGAAGTCGGTACGTGAGACCGTGCGAGTCAGCGCCCGCAACGAGGCCGGCGCCAGGGCACGTGCCTGAGCAACCGTCATACGGTCGGAACCGCCCGAGAACTTTTCGAGGTTCGATACCGTGACACCGGCCACCGGATCCGTGTCTTCGTCGAGAATCGTGTCCACGATCGTTCCCAACCTGCCGGGCTCGATGTTTCCGACCGCACCTTCGGATACTTTGTAACTGACATTGATGACGCCCTCGGGAATCTTCCCCTCCGTCCCGTTGCCGAACCTGATTCGGGCACGGTCGTTCTGGTCGACCAGCACGACGAAACGGCGCCGATCGGCCGGTGTCACCTCGGTGAAGGTTTCGATCTCCGTGTACGATCCGTCGTTCGCGACGATACTCGTGCTCCCATCGAGATACGGTGTTCGTCCAAGAATGAACTCCTGGTTGGGCAGCCCGGTCGATTCGAACAGCTCTCCTTCGATGAGCTCGGTCTGTTCCGCTGCGACGTCCACAAACGTGTTACCGACCGAGATTTCCGCGTTCACCTGATTCGTCGTTCGATACGATACCGGCGTGAGCGGATCGATCGACCTCATCCGCGTCCCCGGAGGGATGATGACCTTCTTCAAGAGCGGGGCAGGAATCGAAAACCTTGCGACACCGGTCGCTTTAGTCACGCCGGTCAGCGTGAAGTTGATCAATCGCCCCAGCCGTATCGCTGAAATCCGGCGTGTCAAAGTCGGCCAGAAAGCCTCCCGCGCCTGCGCGTCCTGGTAAAAGCTGATGTTGTCTCCCACGTAGGCGAGCAATTCGACGACCAGGTTTCCAAAATTTGCGGAATTGAAGTCGGTCCAGGTAGGAAACACCGAACGTGCGAGTCCTTGCAGCCGCAACCGCAGGCTCGCGAAATCGCGGTCCGTGTAATCAAGAATCGGTGTCGGAATCAGCGCCATGACTGTCCCCCTCTTCTGGGTTCCCGGATGACTGTTACCAGTCACCTTAGATTTTGACCTCGAACGTATCAGGTCCAAGTAATACACGGTTTCCAGCGACGTTGCGATCGATTATCGACCAATTGATCCGCGCGATCACGGTCGTATCGAAGCGGGTGACCTTCACGTCGATCACCCTGACGCGCGGCTCGAACTGTCTAATTGCGGCTTGAAGCTCCTCGGCTACCATCGCTGCAAACGATTCGGTACTCAGTTTGTGGCGCTGGCGGTCCATCGCCGCGCCGAATGCGGGATTCCACCGGATCTCGCCTTTACGAGTTCCAATGATCTGGCGGATCGTCGAGCGGATGAGCGGCACACCGGAGCCGAAGACGAAGTCGTTCCCACCACGCCGTTCGAGCGGGATGATCGGCCCTGCCCCGAGGAAATCTTGGGCCTGTCTGTCGGTAACCATTTTGCGAATCCTAGATGAATTTTGCCACTTTAGCGACTGTTGAATCCATCAAATCCGCCGTCTGTGTGAGGGTCGTCGAAAAGGCAGCCATTTTTTGGACTGCGTCGTTCAGGGCGGTTTGACTGGTTGTCTGTGTCGGTACGAACGGAAGGTTGGTCACCAATCCCTCGATCGTTTTTGCGAGCTGTGCCAGCTCCGGAATACGCAATCGGATGACGTTCTCGATGATCCTGATCAGCAACGCCACAAGCTTGAGGATCTGGCCCACGTCTTGGAGCGATGCCTGAGTAGCCTTTTGAACTTCGAACAGCTCGTCCTGGGCACATTGCGCCGAAACGGAGAGTTCCGGATCGTTGAGCAGCTCAGCTGTGCGTAACGCCTGAACGATCTGTTCGGTTTCGAGTATCCACCTCGCAACAACATCGGCGGTCGAGCGGATAATTGCGGACAGCAAATCCAGGATGTCTTTTACAAGGACGATATATGCAACGCCTGGTGCAATTGTCGTCAAGAAGCTGATTGCCTGTTGTAACGTCCGGATAAGCTTTTTTATCGCCGTGATCAAATCCAGCGGCGAATCCAGACTCTTCAACATGTTGTAGATCGCGACTAAAACCTCGACGATCTTGACGATTGTGATGATCGGGTTGAGCGCTGGCGTTGCCTGTGCCAATAAGACCATCGCGATCCCCGACGGGGTCGGAGCCGCATCTATGTCCTGCTTGATCGCACGGAGCTGGCCGAGCCCTGGGATCGTGACGGTTCGATCCTTGAACTCGGACGGCTTTACGCAGATGACGACGGCCATGATCGTCTCACAACGGTTTCGGCGATTTCAGAACGTTGCGTCCCTTGATGATGACTCGCGGTGCATCGATCTCGATCGCGCCCTTCGATTTGATCGAGATGGCGGTTGGCGCGCTGATCAGAACCGCGTGTGCCTTGCCGTCGCCAGCCTCGGTACTGATCTCGATGAATGATTCCACCAACGAACGTTCAGCTTCGGAAACGTTCGGAAGGAGATCTTTCGACCGCGTCTCGAAACGAAGCTTCTTCGTCCCGCCTTCTTCACGCAGCAGGATCCGGAAGGAGTCGCTCTCGAGGATGATGTTTTCGGGCTCGTAGTCGTCGCCGCGCCCCGAAGTCGGCGTCGGTCCAGGCCAGTAGACGGGCGAATCGACGTCACCGTGGATGAACCCGACGAGTACGGTCGCGCCAAGCTTAGGAACCGCCCAGGTTCCATGACGGCCGCCGCCGCTTCCGACTCCACCCGCCGATTCTGCCCACGTGCTCGCGGTCTCGTTCAAACCGGGTATGCGAACACGTACGCGTCCCCTTTTTTCAGGGTCGGCTGTACTGGTTACGACCCCCCACCAGAGGCCGTGTTCGTCGTTCCGTTCACGAGCCTCCTCTTCGTCCGGCCAGGTACCGCGCGCCATTTATTCGCCCCTGCGCCCGTAGCGGTTGTCGGCGTAATTGCCAGACGTGTCGTGCGACTTTCGGCCCTTGGTCTTGCGCCCGCGCTTATGGGTGGCACCACCTGCCTTGAGCAAAGCAGCAGCCTCGACGACCTTGGTGCCGGGCAGCACGAGCGCTTCTTGCTCCTTCGTGGTGGCGAATTTGCGGCTTCGAACCTCGATGATCGGGCCGCCTGTGAACGCCTTCGTGATGGAGCCCTCGCGCTTCAGCTGAAGCTCGGTCACGTACCCGTTCGAGTCGATGGTGTGCTTCGCTTCGGTGATCAACCAGGTATCGTCGAGGATTGGCGTTTCGAAGTTCTTGAGCAGCACGGTCTGTCGTGCGAGCAAACGTGGATCTCCGACAAGCCGCAGGCGCAGCGACCACTTGCGTTTCTTCCGTTCGCGGAACAATCGATTGGCGGTCGATTCGACCTTGTCGAAGGCAGCCGGCCGAAAATCCTCGAGGACAGTGTTTGTGAGGTTTATTTGACCTTGCTTGCCGAGAGGTTTTTTACCATACAGTGCGGTGCCTTCCACGGTCTTCCTGCCTTTGGCGTTGGCTGTCGCTACGTCATTCGGAGTCGGCTCGACTTCGGTTTGATCTTGAGGCGCCGAACCGGCCGTGGCCTGTTCCTCGCTGTTTGCGAGATTGCCGGGAGCGCCGCCTTTATTTTTGGAAGTTTCGAACTTTCGGCTGCGCGCATCCTTTTGCGTACTTGGGTCGTATCCTGCTACTTCGATCCCAGCAGGTATTCCCAACGTCAGGTCCGCGTCGAAGTCGAACCCAAGAATGCTGGAGTCGTCTAGATCGATTACGACGTTCGGCGTCGCGGTATCGTCGCGCGCCGCGAACAATAAACCATCGCGCCCTACGGCGTAAATAAGTCCATGATGATCCGCAAGCTTCTTCAAGAACTGGCCGTAGCTCATCTCGGCTGTGCGAATAATGCTTTTGTGGACGACGTCAAGCTCCTTCGGAATTTCAACGCGAGCACGCTTGGCGCCCTTTGCTGCCTCGCTGAACCCCATGCGCTTCGCGGTTTGCAGCACGATCTCGGAGAGCGGCTTGCCCTCGAACAGATCGTTTCCCGTCGGGGGCCTGGTCGTGTAGAGAATGCCCGGCGCGAGCGCCTCGATCGTCACGATGTAGCCTCGACGGCGCTTCGCCCATTTACGCCCTTGGACGAGTCCTATTTTCAGTCGGCGAACGATCAGGCGTCGTTTCTGCGACATCTTGCCGGGATAGCCCCACGAAGCGTCTATGACCGCGCCATGTGCTAACCTGTTCGGATCGACGAACTGACCTTCGTCGTCGATGAATGACAGCTCGCAGATGTCGAGCTTCTTGTCGTTGTCGGTAAGCACAAAGCTTTGCAAACGATCGATTGACCTGACTTCGAATTCTTTCGCAAACACGTCGCTCTGGACGTTGATCGAATCAGGGAACCCAGAAACAGGCGTGATGCGCACGACCGGGAGAAAGCGGTCATACCCCCGGTCGGAGGGATCGCCTTGACCGGCTTCCTCGGGCCGCGAAAGCGCCGGAATCGAGCTCAGGAAGGGCATTTAAACGGCGTCCTCGTCCCTACGAGATTCCGCCCACAGTTCCGACAGCACGAACTCCGGCGCCGGGATGTAGATGATGGTTCCGGGAACCGGCGGAATCGTCGGGTCAAGTACCGGTTCGGGTTGGAAGTCTGTCAGCACCCACCAGAGCTGTTCCGCGTTCGATACCGGGTTCAGATGTTCGAACGCGAGGCTCTGCCAAGTGTCGCCCCCTTTCGCGACTATCCTGCGCGTATCCGGTCTTGGCACGAACCGAAAAGGCTCTCGATCCAGCAGAAATCGCTGCCCGTCCGTCACACGCGTCAAGCCTGTCACCAGCAGGTGCCTTGAAAACTGACCCGGCGGCATCTAGATCTCCCCTGTTCTGGGTTCCCAATGTCTGTAACTAAATCCCGAACACCAGGTTGCTGCCTGTCGTTGGGCGGTCGGATTCGTCGCCACGAAGGCCCTCGCTGCGTACATCCTCGGAGTAGCGGCGAGTCACGCGGACTTCGAGCCACGCCACCTCGACCGAGTAGGCGATCGGAGCGAGATCGATGTCGAACCGGCGGTAATCGAATGTGACGTTCGTTGCGACCGCGAGGAACGTGATGATCCTCGGCCAGATCACCTGTACGGTCGGAGGCCGTCCGCCCGTTCGGGTCGGAAAGCAAAGCGACCGAAAGAAGTTGGCGAAATCCATCGACTTCTTCAGTACGCGGGCGCTTGCCAGGGTCGGATCGTTGTGGGTGAACGCCGCAGAAGCATCGCTCGTTGCGGGGCGCCGCCCGGCTTCGAACGCGGAAAAGTAGAAGGTCATGGGGATTTCGAGCGATCGTGTGCGGCTGTAGTGTGGGATTTCGTGGTCGAGCCCGACGACCGGCAAACGGGTCCATTCGACGTTGAGCGCTTCGCGGAGCTCCGTGGGGTTCAGGAGGACTTCGATGGCTTCCTGCCCGTTTTCTTCGCCCAACCCTGGATTTCGTATCAAGACGACACGCGCTGGAGGAATGGCGACGAGATCGCCCCGGCTGCTCGCGATTACGACCTCGCCGAGAGGGTATGTTCGAGCAGGCATTTATTTTGCTCCGACTTGGTCGATCACATTGCCTCGTTGACGTGTAGTGTCGATGACGGCGCCAATATCGCGGTCGCCGACACGCAGAATGATTCCACTGCTGAAATTTACGTTTGTAACCTCCATATTTGTCGCACGAAGTTTTGCTATCTGTTGAGGGGTCTGTACTACATCGGCTTTGAACCGCTCGGCTGCGGCTGCGCGAACGCGAGCTTCGGTTTCACGTCGTCCCACAGCTGGCGTTTCCTTGGTGCCGAGTCGCGCGACGGTAGCCGCAGGGCCTTTTTTCAGCTCATCCAGATCTTTTGTAAGAAGGATGTTTTGTTCGCTGAATTTGATCCTGAATTGGTCAAGCGTGTCGGTTGCTTCTTTCAAGGCTTGTTTAGCGCCAGGAACGCCTAGTTCTACCATTTTTGCCTGGATGCCGGCGGTAATTTGCAGCGCGCGAATAGTCTCCTGAGTTTCGGATTCGGTCAACGTCATGCCTTTGCGCCATGTATCAAACGCGTTGGTGACTGTGTCGGATAAGATCGCTATGGAATCGAGCGGCAACGATTTATCGACTTTGGCAGCGGCTTCGAGAGCTGTCTGCATTTTGCGCGGCGTTTCCGGGTCGAACGCCGGATACTTCGTCACTGCGGCGCCCGTGAACTCATCGACAATTTTTCCGAAATTCGTGACAAGTTCAGCTTGTTTATTGAGTCCTTTTGCCAACGACTCGGTCGCTTGCAGACGAAGGTTTTCTGTCTGCTTGACCGTATCGGCCGCGCCTGACGCAGTACCGATATCGACCCCGAAGAATTTGAGCAACGCCGGGACGACAAGATCGGCGAGCAGCATCAAAATGCCGAATGGGATCGCTAGCTTTAGCAGTCGGAATGCTTGAGTAAGCATACGAACGCCAAGACTGGCCTCCATTGCGAGGATCGGGATGCCACTTAAGACGATTTCCATATTGGTTAGTCCGCCGGTAGTTGTGTAGGCCATCGTCCCGAGGCTGCGTACCGCATTAGTAAGAAATTTGAAGGCAAACATTGCCAGCTGTCCGAAACTGACCAAGGTCAGTAGTCCGAAACTGACCAATCCGACAGCTCCCAAAAGTAGGCCGAATCCGGCGGTCACTAGCGGAATGAACGTGAATTGACGCGCCAAACTTTCAGCGTATCCTACCGCCTTGCTGAACCAGCCTACGAGTGTCGTTAAAATCGAACTCATCGGACCAAATACCGCTGCGATTAAGCGGCCTCCCGCTTCAATCAATATTTTTAGCTGGCTGCTCAATGTTGCGGTAGCGACTGCAAATGACGGTGTGATTTCGTCGCCGCCCTGTTTGACCAAATTGTTGAAATAAGCAACTGCGTCAGCGCCTTTGACAATTTCCCCGTTCGCCCCTTGTATGCCGCCCTTCAATGCGACGATTGACGCGTGGAACGCACGTCCTGTTTTTTCGCCGAATATGGCATTTAGCTTGGCAACGGATGCTGCGCCATCTCCCGTAACGTTGGCCAAGTCGAGCATGATGTCGGTCAACGGGCGTAATGAATTGGTTTGTTCGTCGATAGTTTTGATCTGAAACTGATCTTGCAATGCAAGCATTTTTTTCGGTGTAAGGAGTTCGGTCAGCATCTGTCGCAAAGCTGTGCCTTCGACTTTTGCCGAGCCGAAAGAACGGCGCATCAGACCTGCGGCGACCATCAAATCATCGATGCCCACGCCGGCTGTTCTGGCGTTGGCGCCAGCGGCGATGATGATGTCGGTAAACTCTTTCATGTTGAGTGAAGTTGCGCGTGCTAACCGTTGCATCTTGCTTAGACGTTCCGGAACCATAGCGAGCGGTTCGCCCATCAAAACTATCTTCTGGGTCAGTTCACGGATCTGATCCGACGTCAAACCGAATGCAGTTGCAGCCAACGTCAAAGGCTTGATGACTGGCTCGATCTGCGTGGGCGTGAAACCTTCGGCCAGCAGATTCGCGGTCGCCTGTGCGACATCGTTCAACGCGGCGCCTGTTGTTTTGGCTGCGTCGATCATTGCAACTTTAAGTTGAGTCAGGTTCTCCGTTCCTCCAAGCGTGACGACGTTGACCTTTGCCATCGCCTCGGCGGTCGAGTCGGCCGCTAACGCCAGCTGTCCAGTTGCACTCGCGACTCCGCGCGCGACGTAAAGCGCTGTGAACGCGCCTGCGACCTGGACGAAATCTTTTCTAGCGACCTTTGCGTGTTCGGCGGCCAGTTTCGTGCTTCCCGAGACGTCTTGCATGGCTTTTGCCGTCGCCGCCGCTTCCTGTTTGACTCCAGGCGCGAGAAACCTGAAGAGGAACTCGATCGTATTGAGGAGCGCCATACCTATCCTCGTTATCCCCGGCGTGCACGCTTGTACGCCGCGATTTCTTCGTTACGGCGTTTCACGATCTTTTCTTGGATCCGCAAGAACAAAGTGATGTCCATTTCCATCACTTCGGTGAACGAGAGGTTGTAGCTGCTCAGTTCGGACGGGGCCATGATCGTGCTCAGGACGGCGTCTAGCCACTCGTCTGCTTCTCGTTCGATTGCTTCCCCGTCTTCTTCAGATGCGGGAAGAAAGCCTGTACTAAAGGGAGGATGGCCCGCTGAACATTTTCACACCGGTTGCACTTGATTTCGATGATCGTATCGACGCCGCAGTCGATCGCTTCAAGTTCCTGTTGGAACTTGATTCCCTCGCTGTATGCGAGATCTTCGATCCACGTTTTCAGCGCTTCGAGATCGCTGGCGTCGATCCCTTCTACGGCGACGATCCGACTCATATAAGTCGCCATGATTGCCGGCATTCCCATGTCGCGATTGAGTTCTAGCAACCGCGCGTCGTCGCTGCCGATGAGGAATCGATACTTAACCTTACGCCCGCCGATAGTCGTCTCGAACGCTTTGCCCGTGCGTACGTTCTCGACGTACTTCGGATCCAGCTTCACGACTGGCAGTTTGTCCAGTTCGACTTCCCAAATGAAGTGGTTTTTGCAGAACTCTTCGCTGCATACGATATCCCATGAGAACTTCGGGCCGAAGGATGCGACTCGAACTTCCTTGAAGGCGAAGATCTTATCCGCCTGGAGGATCTGTTCCCACGGGAGCACGGTCGGCGGATTGCTGCCCCAAGGATAAGGGCCGGGGTCGAGCGTCCGGACCCAGCAGTTACGTACGACTTCCGTCATGAAGCGCCCGGTACGTACGAGCTTGGGATCGGTGAGGATCATCTGCTCCTTCACCTTCATCTCCCGGATAACGCCTTTAAGCCCAGAGGGGCACGTGATTTCCATGACCTAGACCTCCTGTTTGTTGTTCTTGACCTAGAATTCCGTTTCGGCGGCAAGCGCCCTTACAAGCCCTCCTTTGACGGTTTCGACGCCTGGTTTGATGATGAAGTAGTCGTAGGCGAGCGTCAATTTCTCGATGATGACGTCGTCACGGCTGTTATCCCAATCGCCGGCTTCGAAATCGATCGGGAAGGCGCCGATGATGTGGTACAGGCGGGCCGCGTCCTTTTGCCTGTTGTGCTGACGCAAGACCAGGTTGCGCCGGTAGGTCGGTTGGACAGGCACGCCCAAGCCCGCGCCGCTCGAGTGGAGGATCGATTCGAGCGCCCAATCGTACATTCGGCGGCTGCGCGAGAGCCCCCGTGAAAGGGTTAGCGGGGCAAACGACGCTGGACCGGGATCCTTGATCGGGATTGTAGATCCCGCTTCCCGGTACTCGATGACGTCGATCGACGCCGTTAGCGGACCGGCTGCGGAGAAGAAGGCATCGAGACGTGCGCCTTGAGGAGACGTGACCTCTAGGCTGAAGTTGAATACCTCGAATAGATCCCGAATCGGCACATCATTTTCTTCGTTTACGGGCCGACGGCCACGTTGAACCGGCCCGCGCTGAGCGCACTGGCCAATTCAAATCGATCGATAGCGAGCGTCAGCATCTCGATCACGACCTCGTCCACCGTGTTATCCCACTCACCTGCGACGTACTTCTTCGGCCACGCTCCAAAGAGTTTCCAGCGACGGATGATCTGTGTCTTGGTACGGTCGTTCTGGAGGATCGAGATGTTGCGCGAGTAGAGCGCGGGAGGCAGCCCGGCGCCGATGCCGCCCGCCTTGGCCGGGTCGGCAACCTGGAACATCCAGTTGTGGAGATCGACGTCCACGCCGACGCCGCGATCGAGCGTGACATCCGAGATCGTCACGCGGCCCGGCCACTTGATCGGTATGAGCGCACCGCCTTCGTAGTAATCGATCTGCGCGACTTCCTGAGAAAGCTCGCTGGCTTTCTGGAAAAACAGCTTGTCGATTCCGTCGATTTGCACACGAAAATTGAATTTTTCGTGCAAGGTTCGCGCAGCAGCGAGAGATGGCATTCAATTTCTCCTTTCGTCTGAATCTTGAGGTAACTGGGCGAATTCTGGATGTGCCACTTCAGAGAGGGATTTAGCGTTGTGACAGGTCATACATAGCGCTTGGCCATTTTCGACGTTTGACCTGCCACCATCGACGTAACGAACGCCGTGGTCGAACTCTAGCTTTTCAAGATCGTTTTCACCACAGCGAACGCATTTGAACTCGCAACGCATTAGAATCCTAACTTTGTCGACGAACGAGAACCCTCTCGGCGTTAAAATTTGTTCGCGTCGGCGGCTATGGCGTTTACGGCGTTTGTGCCCCGGAAGATATTGAGGCGGTCCGGCGTAATGATGGCGCGGCTTAAGTTGAATAACGCTTTTGCATCCGCAACTACAAAAATACTTTCCTTGATGATCTGCGAGCCATTTGCTGATTACAGCTCGCCGATGATGGCCTTGTAAGAATCTAGACTTGTACCAGGTATGAAATCGTTTCAATTCAATGACCCCATCACAACCGCAAGCACACAATCGCGGCTTACTAGCTAGTTCTGCCAACTTGGCTGCGGTGACGGCCTTGCGATTATGACCGTAAATGTACAAGCGCGTCGCGGAAGGGCTGACGATGAACGTCTTTTTGCATCCGCAATTGCAGAGGCGGGTTTCACGCTTCGGGAGTATCGCGGCAAAATGATTGCGTACGGCTGCAATCCTTCGCGTTGCGACTTCAGGCACCATCGCGTTGTGTCCGTGAACATAAATTGAGTTCGTCTTGCCGAGATTTTTCGCCGTCCGATTTACTGGGCTGCCGCAACCACAACTACAAACCAGGGCAGGCCCTTCAACGATCCATCGCTCGGCTGCTGCCTTGCGGTGCCCGAAAATCCACGAGCTGTTTTGCGGCGCAGGTTTTTCGCAGCCGCAAGCGCAAGCGCGTTTTTTGGATGCAGCATCAATCATCGCTGTTTACAGAGCTGCGCTCAGGAGCTCTTCCTGCAAGGCTCTCGTGTCCTGGGTGACGAGAAGAATAATGAACTCGGCCGGCTTCGCCGTGGCAAGCCCGATCCGCGCGAGCAACTTGCCGGCCGTAATCACGCTCGGCGTGTTCAGCTGATCCGAAACATCGACGAAGAATGCCTTGCTTGGATCTTTCGACGCGAGCGCGCCAGCCTTCACGAAAGGCATGATGACGGAGATCAAAACGCGCTCTACGCGATCACGTAGCTCCGGCGTGTTGATCTTGTTCTTTGCGAACTGAAGTGCGCGCTTTGCCGTCTGTTCGACCGCCGAAACGCCTCGGCGCTCGCCGATCGAGGGGAAGTTCGACGTTCCAAGGCCGGTCCGTGCGCCGTCCGCGAAGAAACCCTGACCTCGCATGAAGACGACGGGATTCACCCGCTTCGGGAAGATCAGATCCCGCTTCTCTTCCCTCTGGACCTCCGTCGTTTCCAGATCGACGACGCCGAAAAGCCGTCCGTCTTCGGTGTTCGCCGGGTTGGCGAACGGGCCGACTTGCAGGTTTGCGTCGTTGCGCGAAATCACGCCGGTGATATGACCCGAGATCGGTCCCACGATTGTATCGATGTCGGTTCCGAAGATCCTCGGTGACGGGTTCGGGATCTTCACGCGCGGCCAGTAGAGCGCCCACTGTTCCGAGGCCGTGAGCGATTCGGCATGAGCTGCGATGTCCTGTGCGGTGAGGCCGGCGGGCGGATCGAGAATCGCCATAATTCGGCGATTGGTTGTGATCTCCGCATAGGTGGTCATCGCGTTCTGGGTCGCGATCGTCGAACCGTCCGGAATGACGAGGAGCGTGACGTCTTCGATCTCGTCAAGCGCGCGAATCCCGGTCGGGGACGGTACGGTGTCGCCAATCAATTCGACATCGGAGATGGTCGGCTCGGTGCCGCCCGCGAGGAACGCGCCGTTGCTGTTGTTGGCGGGACGGGCGGTTCCAAGGACGCTGGCGGTCACGTTTAGCGACCCAACTTTCGAGTCGTTGATGACTGTCGATGCGTAACGGGGCGAAGTCGAGTCGAACACGTTCAGGTTTGCGAAGCGTTCGACGATGAAACCATCGACCTCGACATCCAGATTGAATTCGCTCGCAATCCCCGACGTGGCGTTCTTGATGAAGATCTTGACGGCGTTGCCCCACGTTCCGACTGAGGTGGCGGTGAGCGTGAGGACGTTCGCGCCGGCGGCGGTTCCTGAGTGGATGGAATTGTCGAAGCCGATCTCGTCATCGGCGGTCGACGTACTGTCCACTTGAACGGTGGAGGTCGCACCAGTCGTGTTCGACGTAATGCGAACCTTGCTGCCCTCGACGGAAGCGACACCGCCGGCGATGGCTGTGTTGATCGCGAGAACGACCTCGTTGGCGGTGACCGCGTCGATGTTGGCGACGTTGCCCGTCCCGAGGACGGCCACAGTCGAAAAATTCAGCTTGCCAGCCGCGTTCGCGGTGCCGCCGGTGACCTGGATCGCCGACGACGAGCCACGTTTGTTGGACGTGATCGTGACCTTGGTGCCTGCGCTCGTGACCGTAGCGGTCGCGCCCGAAAGCTGGGCGTTGATGACCGCCGCGACCTCTACGGCTGTCGCTGCGGCAATGCTGGCGAAGTCGGCGGCGTTGAACGTGACCGTCTGAACTGCTCCGGCGTCGACCTTCACCGTCAGGACGTCGGCATCAGCCAGTGCGAACGGCGCGGCGTTGCCGCTTTCGACGAGGCCCGCCGTCGCCGTGAATGTGACAGTCGGCTGCGGCACGCCGTCGATCTTGATGATCAACGTTTCGTCGGTGCTTGGTTCGAGATCGTAAGGTGCGGCAACCGAGGAGAGGATCGATCCGGAACTGGCGAGGCCGCTTATCAAGGTCTTGAGCGCGGCCACGCCCCCCGAGCCAGCACGCACGATCCAACCCGTTCTGCCACCTTGTAGAAAGAAGTCGCGAATCGCGATCGGCAGATCGAACCCGAGGCGGAAGGTGCCGAAGGTTCGCGCGTATTCCTCGAATGACGTTACGAGCGTAGCGACGTTCAGCGGGCCTTTTACAGCCTTGCCGACCGCGCCAAGTACGGCCGTCTGGATTGTCGGAAGCGCAGGAATCTGCGGCTCTTCCTCTTGAACAACGATTTTCGATGACAGAAGTTCGCCGGCCATTTACATGCCCTCCGGGATCTAGGTCGTTCGCAGGCGTTTCGGCGACGCCACGCTGGGCGTCGCGTCGAGTTTTTCTTCGATCACCTTGACCTCGATTTGACCGGTTTTTTCGGCCCTTGAGATCTGCGGTAGACGCCGTACGGCGCTATCCAATGTGACAGGCGGATCGCCCCAACTCAGGTGGATTCCCCTGGCGCTTTTGATCTTGCTGCGTTGAAGTCCGGAGCTGCCGTTCGATTTCGATACCGGACGGACCGATTCCGAAATTGTGCATTCGCAGAGCCCACTCGGTTCGCAGTAAAGCTCGTGATAGAGGGTGAACGCCATCGATCCCTCTTTTGTGAGTCGAATCGCCACTTTCGGCATCGTCAACCTTTCCGAAACACCCTACGCGAATCCGGATTCAAGGTCAAGCAGCCTTGCATACGATTTCTCCTTTAAGTTTGCACGGTTTCGCCGCTGTCGCCGTCGATCTGGGTATATTGAACCTCGCCTTCCGGGGCAAGCGGCGCAACGGCGAACGGCTCCTCGACGGAAACTTCGACCCCCCGCACTTCGCAGGACGCCGTGAACGTCCGGATGTTGTGATCCGACGCCACGGAGGTGATCTGGGGGGGCGTAACGAGATGCAAAACCAGATCGGCGTGTCCTTGGCTGGGGTCGTCGATGTTGAAAGGGACATGGAGGAAACGGCCTCTTTCGAAGAATTCTATCGTCGAGCCGATCATGTTGATCATCTCGATTTCCGAGTTCGTCGCCCCGATGAGCGTGTACGAAAGACGTGCGACGAAAGGAGGCATGATGCGATTGAAAGTTCCGTCGCCGTTGTCGATTTCCTTGGTCTCGTTGTGCCAGTACTCGAGATCGCGGGTGACCGTCGGCCCCTGGATGATCAAGACGGGGATCTTCGAGACGGCGATGACGCCCGTGTCGGGGTCCGAAAAGTCGATATGAGTCGTGTGGACGACGTTGAGGAAGACGTGTTGACGCAGCGCGGCTATCAGAGCGCCAGACACCATCGTGAATGGACTGACACGCGCGGTAGGAGCGTCGGTCGTCTCGTGGACGATTGGCCGTTTGTACGTATAGACCGTCGTCAGCGTCGTCACGAACTCGCCTGCGATCGGCAAGCCGGCGTCGTCCAGATTACGAATCGTCAACTTGACGGCAGCTAAGGGATCGTCGGTCGGCGCCGTGCGGAACGGCGGCGCTGTCACTTGCAGCTTCGTCGAGGAGATGACGTCGACGTTCGGCGCTGGCTCGCTGTCGAACTCGACGGCCACGCTGGGGTTGCGTGGTTCCGAAGGGCCGACCAACGGTTGAGGTAACGGCAGTCGAAAATTGGTGCCAGTGACGGTGACGATGTTTCCGCCACCCGTTGGCCCCTTCGTCGGAGCAACCGCTGTGAACGTCGGTATCGCCATTATCCGCGCGTCCGAATTCGCAAGCCAATCTGAGGACCAACTACGGTCTTAACAAAGTTCCGAAGGACCATCTTCAATTGCGGCGCCACGCGGTCGAATCCCCGCGACCAAGCATTTCGCGCGGGTACTGTGACTTGAAACGTCCGCGCTTTCCAGTTTCGCTTCGTCGAGCGCACTCTCGCTCTCTTGGTCTTTCCGCCGCCTTTACCGCCTTTTCCTTCTCCGTAAACGATCTTCAGGTAATGGGCCATACGCGGGGTCAGCTTCACACGCCTTGTGAAACCCTTCGTATGGATCGCGGCCAGCTCGGCCATCGGAAGCTTTGAGTAATTGTGCGTTAAACCGAAGTAGCCGAGCTTGGTTTGGCGATCTCCAGGAATCAGACGGTACGAATTCAAGAGCTGCCCCGTCTGCCACAAGGGCGCGTCGTGGGTGACCGGCTTTCGTATCGGGAACACGCCCGGCTTTCCCAGTCGGCGAGTTGCCAGCGTTGCGTTGCTGAGCGGCGCCAAACCAAGGTTGTTCGTCTTCGTTCCTTCGACGATCGCGTTCCTTACTAGCGTTCCGATGCGTGTACCTGCTTCCCGAAACAAGCCCCGTTCGAATAAACGGGGGATCCCGCGCAACTTTCCAGCGATGTTCGGCGGATCCTCGCGAAGTTCCCCTCCGGCGTTCTTGAATATCGTCGCCACTTAGATCGTTCCCTCGTCGCGCTGACTCAAGAACGCTATGTGTAGATCGTAGCCATCTGGACCGAAACCCCATGATGCAGGCAACACCTGGTTGACGAACAACCCTTCCTTGCTTGGCAGTCGCAGCGCGATGACTCCGGGGACGTTGTGTTTTTCGAGCTTCTCGATCCTATCGCCCTTCTTGATCGTCACGTTCCCACTCGTCGGGTCGATGAGTCCTAGCGGCAAAAGATCCTTGCGATGGAACACGAGCGCCATCTCGCTACGCGGCAAGTCGCCCGCGAACGACTGTCGGAGCTCGTCGAACTGCCCTGTCTCTACTTGGCAAGGGACTCGGACGGCCGCCATCTCTGTCCGCGTTGACTTTCGACCCTCGATCGACGCGCCTGCCTCCTCGTCATAAACGATCGGCTCGCGAAACACGTCGCTGTAGCCCTTCGCCGAGGTCGGCGGCGCAGTCGCCCGTGTTCCCTCTGTGTCCAGCCTCAAGATCACCGCATCCACGATGTTCAAGAGCAGCGGTACCCGAAAGATCATGCCCCCTCTTCTGGGTTCCCCGATGGATTACTTTAAACCGCTCCGTAGTGCGGCGGGCGTACATAAGGGATAAGCAGCTGGTCAATGAAGTCGTCGCCGGTCAAACCGCCGAACGACCCGCGCCCTCCGATTCCACCACCGCCCGTACGTCCGAACGAGATCGCTTGATCGCGCGTCTTCGCGCTGCGTACGCTGCTAGGCGCGGTGATGAATGGATCTTGTCCGAAGGGATCTTGTAGGTTGCGGGTTGCGAAGGCGCCCACGGCGGTCGTGATGTCGGTCGGAGTTTTGCCCAGCGGACCGCCGTCGGGATCGGTGTATCCCCATACTCCGGTGACGAAGATTCCCTGCGAAGACAGCGGGAAGAATTCGGTCGACTGGAACAGAATGCCTTCAAAGCGTTCGATCTCGATACGGGGATCGTCACGATCGTCGGGATCGAGGAGCCCTCCGAGGTGGCGGTTGTAGACGCGCAAGCCGTCCAGCGACACTTCGGTCAAAGACGCTTCGATGCCAGTCACGCCGGTTTCGATTTCTACTTTGTTGATCCCGACGATCGGGTGCTGGGGCATGAGGCGCCGATTTCCGCGCCCGTCGAGCTTGAACAGGCGATATCGCGGCTCGAAGAAACGGCCGGTCAGGAGCTCGACTTTTCTTGAAGCGCGATCGACGAATTCTTGAATCGCCCCGACGGACTGTTCCGTGAACAGCGCGTTGGTCTTCAAGGTAACCGAGTCGAGATACCCAACATACGCAGCCCCTCGAGAGAACTTGTTCTTGTCGACGACCTCGAAGCGTTGCCGGAACTCGAATTCCGTTGAGGTGCTGGTTTCTTTGTACTTCCAGCGGATCTCGTGGGTGCCCGCCCTGAAGCCGGTCGCGGCGAAGTTTGCATGGTACACGCCAAGGGCGATACGCACTCCGACGGGGTCGGGTGAGAGATCAAGCGTCGCTTCCGGGATCTTCTCGATCGCCGCGCCGGCCGGAGGGATCTCAAAAACGCTCCGTTTCAGCGAGAATATGTCGATCAGCTTGCCGTCACGCTGAAACGCAAAGAACAGCGTTGGATTTGCGCAGTTTATCGTCTCGTCCTGTGCGACGGCAGGCATGTGTGCAACTTTACCATTTGCGGGGTTGGCTCAACGTGATCTTCTTGATCCTGCGCACCGCCGACGCGAACTTCGCGGATTCCGAGTTCACGAAATCGATTGCGAGCTGTTCAACACGGTTGTCTGGATCCAAGAACCGGAACATGAATTCCCGCTCATCGCGATAGGATTCGGCAAGCGGCAAATCCCTCATTGAGAGGTAGGACGCGAGGTCGAGATCGTAGACTTCGACTTTGTTGTTGCCGATGACACTCCAACCCCGGGAACGATCGACGCGGGTGCCCGCCCGAAAGGGCGGAGATTCACTCCCGTTTGGCTGACGCGGTGCGTTCACCACGCACCGCTTTAGCGCAGGTCTGCGGTCGACAAGTCGCTGGACTCATCTACGTCCAGCCGGCTTGGAATCGCCGCCTCACGCGCAATTGGCGCAGCGACAGCGGGCTCGGGCTTCACAGTCAGGTCCACTGCCGTGCGTTCGCCGGGCTTGGCGACCGTCTCCGACATGACGCCAAGCGCCACAAGGCGGCGTTCCTCTTCCTTGACGTCAATCACTTTCTTCTCGTCCGCATCGACGATGTCGAACGCTGCTGCACCGGCATCCTGTTTGATCTGCTTCAGTTTTGCGGCCATCTCCGGGGTGACCTTGTACCAAGTGGGGCGATCCCCGCCTTGGTAAAGATTTCCGCCGAAGTGCAGCCGTCGGAGCCGCAAGCCGAGTCGCGGTGCGTAGGGCTTAAGTCGCGCGAACAGTTCGATGTTTGCCATTTCCTTGACCTCCTGCACCAAACACTAAAATAAAAAGGCTCGCCGGTCAACGACCAGCGAGCCTTTTCTCAACCGCGATGGGCGGTTAGCCCTTGATCGTGGTCAGGGCTGCGGGAGTCAGCGTCGAGGCGTAGTTGGTGTCCATCACACCGGCGTCCGCGTCGAGCTTTGCGAGCAAGGAAATGAGCTTCGAACGAAGCTCGGTCAAGTCGTCGGCGACATCGCGGAACGAATCCGCGAGTTCCGGCGTTCCGTAACCGGGCTGCTGTCCGACGCCGCCGCTGAAGGAGTCGGTCTTGATGGTTGCCATGTGCGCTCCTTACGAAGCGTTGACGACAACCTCGACCGTGATGGTCGAGAGATCGGTCGTCGCCGCTACTTCGCCGGTGCCGTCGGCCTTGTTTGCCATCAGCTTGTCGCTCACGCGGTTGTACCCGTAGTGCCGCGTGTCGAGCGCCCCGCCCGTCGTGACCTTGCCGACGGCAAGCACCGGTCCGATCGTCTTCCCCGCACCCACCTGAGCCTGCAAGCCGAGTGCGTATCCACCAGTTGGATAGGATGCGTCGAGGACGACGTTGAATCGCTTCGTGAAGGACGGCGCGGAAGGAATCCCGCCGAACGAATCTGGGGTCGTGACTGCGATTGCCATGTTCGCTTTCTCCGTTTCCTGTGCGGTTAGACGCCGAAGACGCCAGTTGCCTTGACCACTGCGGGCTCGTGCATGTACTTCACGTCAAGCCGCAGCGAGACGACCGTGATCACCTGACCCGCCGAGATGTCCTCGCCCATGCGGACGCGAACCTGACGATGGAACCCGAGGACGAAGTTCTTCGGGTCCGCAAGCAAGACGACGGTTTCGTTCGTACCGGCGCCGAGCGCGTCTGGAAACTCCGGGACGCCGACGACGTCGTAGTCCTGGTACTTCGCGTCGGCTTGCGTTGCCAGCTGGATGTCGCCAAGGCTCGTCGCGCGGTTCGCGAGAGAGTCCTTGTAGTCGACTTTTGCCTGACGGTTCGTGAAGTAGGTGAGCGGCCCGGTCGAGAACTCGTCGGGCAGCGTCTTCAGCATGTCGCGGAGCACGTTCTTGGAGAGCGTGACACCGCCAGCCACAACGACGTTCGTGACTGCGTGCTTGATGAAACCGTCGAGTACCGCGAGGAGCGCGTCCGCCGACAGGGTGTCACCTTGCGCGATCAGGAAGTCCACGTCGCGAGCCACGGCTTCCGCCAGGGTCTCTGTGATCGTGTCCTTGTACGAACCGCGCTCGATCTGATCCTCGAGCACCTCGTCCGAGATCCGAACCTCGGCCTTCACGAGCTTTGCGTCGAGCTCGATGAAGCTGAGATCGGGCCTTGAACGCTGCGCCACCGCGAGGGCCTCGTTCTCCACGCCCGGCTTGAGCACGCGCGAGCCGAAACGATGCTTGTCGCGTCGCTCCTTCGGACTCGCCATCGGTGTGACCATGATCCGCTTCATCAGTTCTGCGGATTTGATCATCACTCGGAAGAAGCGATCCGCCTGCCTCGGAACGAGCAAGCCACCGGCGGCAAGGCCGGCTGTGTCGAGATCTGCCTTTTGCAGCAAGACCCTGTTGTCGGTTGGCATCTTTTTGCGCTCCTCTAGGACGGTTGATTTACCGTGAAAACTGCTGACCTCGACCTGTTCGTAATTTCACGCAATTACGCGTTGTAGTCAAGAGGGAAAAGTCGGGATTCCGAAGACCCGTTCATTTCGGGCGAAGTGACACGATCGCCGGGTCGTGCTTCGGCCTTGGTAAGCGCCTGGCGAAGATCGCCGTTCGACTTTTTGAGCGTGGCAAGTTCGGAATTGAGCGGTTCGACTGCCTTCGCCACGGCTTCGTTGATCATGCGTTCGGCTTCGCTGGCACTGATGCCCGGCTCTTTCTTTGCAGTTGCGGAGGGGTATTTCGAAGCGAGTCCCATGAGCAGCGTGTGGATCGCTTTCAGCTCACGCATTTCCTTTGCCGACGGCGCATCCATGCTCTTCACGCGGTTGGCAAGAGACAGCGCGCGTTCTGCGGCTTCGGTCAAAATACGCGACATACGACCCGCGCGCTTTTCGACGACCGAGTCATCGAGGGCGCCCAGAATTGCGCCGATCAGTTGCTGGAGCGAATCCATGTCGGTCGCGTCGATCATCACGCCCCCACGAGGGAACACGCCGTCGAGCTTCTTCGCGAGTTCGGTGATTGCTTCCTGCGTTGGCGCATCGGCGCTCGTGCTGGCCGACGCAAGCGCCTTCGCCACTTCCTCGATGTCGGCGCCGAGAGTCGCGCCGCTTTGTGTCGAATCCGGTTCTGGCTTTACCGGCGGTGGAGTCACCGTTTCGGTGCTCGTCGAAGCCGCATCCGATTCAGTCTTCGACATCGCTGCCGGCGCAGGGTACTTCTCTTTCACACCGGCGATCAACTTCCCGATCGCGGCGATCTCGGCGAGCAGCTTCCCGAAGTCACCTTCAGGCATTTTCTCGCCGCCGGCCTCTTTCAGCTTGTTGATCACCGAGGTCAAGCGCTCGAGCCCTTCGGTGAGCGTCGTCAACGCGACGGCGTCTTCCATCTTCGCCGAGTCCATCGCGTGAGTTGCGTCGTGTTCGTTTTTCGCGATGACGGCTGGATACGCATCTTCGATCTTACTCAGGCTGATCGAAACCTCGTGTGCTTCGTCGACGAGCGCTTTCTGTGTTGCCTCGTTTGCGTCCTTCAACTTGGTCACGATCGAGGTCAGACGCTCCAGGTTCTCAGCCAGCGTGGTAACGGTCTGAGAAACTGCTTTTTCAGTTAGCATGGAATTTTCTCCTTCGCGCTTTCTCAAAAGGAAACGTCGTTTGTTCGCGGCTCGATCAACCAAGGAAACCTCCTCGATCTCGAAATCACGTAGACGTGAGACTGACGGTTTCGTTTTGGATGTCAAGTTCATTGATCTCGACGACTTCCTGTTAGCTTACCGCGCCTTGATGCGCGGTTTCAAGTAACAAATGGCGCGGCCAAAATCGAGTAGACCGGATCCGCCTCCTTGATCGCGGTTCCACCTATCGACCATCCGGTAAATTCCCCCCGTTTTACGGCTTCCCACAGCTCGTCGTCGACGATTCGTGCCGCAAGCAACCAAGTACCTTTTTTTACTGGCTGCTCTGCAACCGTGAAGTCTAGCGGTGCGAGATACGATTCGAGGATCTTTACGCGACCATCAATCAATTTTCGGTGCATCAAACCGATATGGCCGTAGCGCTCCATGAACCCATGCGCTGCTTTGCGAATCTCGTCGGAGGAATAAACGTCGTTCTGCGCGTCGACGGTCTCGGGTTCGAGAACGATTCCCAAGACGTAACGCTCCTCCTTCGCGGTTTCTTCGGCCTTGAACAGCTTGACCGCGTGTGTCCAGGGGCGAAGCTCCAGTTTTGAAACCGGCGTCGACGAGGATGTCGCTTCTTTCTCGACGATCTTTTCGTAGTCGCGTCGAAGCGCGTCGCAGATTCGATGGGCGGCTTCTTCGTCGTGGCCTCGCGTCTTTTGATCGGCTACGCAAGCCTCGAAATTAGCGAAGCCGGCGAAGGGTTTTTCGATCTCGACAGAAACCTTCGCTTGCAATTGACATCCGAGATCCCAGAGCGGGGGAGGCGGTTCGGAAGCGCGCTTCTTGATTTCGTCGGGGTTGAGCATCGCGACGACTTCGTTGACCGTCATCGGTGCCTCGTCGGTGACATCGATCACCGTTGGGGTGAATCCCGTGATCTTCCACTTGCCGGCTGTCATGCGGTTGAAGAGCACCTCCGTCACTTCGATGCGTAGAACATCGCCCGATTCGGCCTTCACCTTGCTGTTGAAGGATTTGCCCGCCGGAGCATATTTTTTCCCGGCGAGCTCGATCAAGTTGGGCCAGTTGCCTTGTTCCTTCTCGGGAATTGGTCCGAAGGCGTAGAAATAGTTGAAGACGCCCGGCGAATCCTTGACCGGGTGCTTGTCGTAGACGATTCCGCGCACCTCGCGAATCAGCTTGATCTTCGCCCAACCGTCGCTTTCGCCTCCAAGAGAGTAGGTCGCATTCGCGGATTTGAGCATCGCGCCTTCGGAGCCTGGCGAGGCGGCTGCCTTCGCGATCAACGAGTCCAGGCTCTCATGCGTTCTCGCTGTGCCCAGCGCCGGTACGAGTTTGATGCGGCTGCTTTGACGCTTGTTGAGGAACGCTTCCAGCAAACGGCGGCGTTCGGCTTGATCTTTTTGCGTGATGTTTCCCTCGTCGGGCAAATACAGCGCGTCGAAAATTTGTAGTTGGACGTTTGCGTCGTCGACTACTCCGGTCCCTCGGAACCTGGCCAAGTCCCTGCGGGGCGTGGCGGCGCCGTCGACGAACTCCATGAATTCTGCATCGAGCACGAATGGCCCAGGGAGTTTTGCCAGCTCGGCCGTGACGCCGGGCCAGTTCTTCATGTAGTTGCGCTGCTCGGTTTTCCGCGAAAAGAACTCTTCGGTGATAATGAAAACGCGGTCGCCATCTTTCTGAAGGGCGACGCGAAAACCGTTCAGTTTCGGTTCGACGAGGATTCCGCTGTCGAGCAACGCGCCGGTTGCGAAGTCTTCGTGCAGCCGATCGAGCTCACCACCACGAAACTCGTTCGTCTTTCGGGCTGCGACCTTCATAGGCTTGAAGACCGCGAGCGGCTTCAGCTCCTTCCGATCCCCACCTTTGTCGTCGGCGTCCTTGATCTTTCGCGGATCCCAAATCTGGACGTCCTCGATCACCGTCCCGTCTTGTAGAGAGACGTCGCGCACCTCGTGCGCCTTTGTGATCTTCTCACCGGGGACAGCGCGTGAAGGTTGTTTTCCGCGCTCCCATTGCCACAAATCACCGGCTTCCTCTTCGGCAACCAGCACAAATACCCCGTCATCGGAGACATCCGCTAGATCGCCTCCGCGTACACGGATCTTCTTGAACTGGCGTTGGTCATCTAGAAATTCGATCTTGCCCCTTGACAGAATTCGCATCTGCGACGGCGTATTCTTCGAGGGATTGAATTCAACGCCGTGGACCTTTTCGCCGGGCGGCGCATCCCCTTCATAGGCAAGCAGCTTGTCGGCCTCCACGTTCGTGAGCGCACGGCGAATCACTGCGATCTTGTCGTTCTCGAAGGGGTCGCCTTCGAGTTGAAAATCCTCGATCTCATTCTCGCCGCGCTTGATGAACAGGTGAAACACCTGCGAGGAAGGCGCGGCACGGATCACGACCTGGCCCTTGAACCGTTGCCACGTCAGCGTGTAGGGCGCTGCCTTCAATTGCTTGAGCAGTCGCGTAGCGTTTTCCGTAGCTATGGTTGCCGCGATCCGGTCCATAGCTTCTTCCACGGTCCGCGCCTCGACGATCTCCGGCGCGATGTCGGCTGAAGGCCAAAACTTCTTGGTCTTCAAGGTCAGTCGGAAATCGCGGTTGATCTGTACGGTCTCAGCCGTCACGAGATGAGCTTCGATCAATGCGTTGCGGGTCGCTTCGACCTCTGATGGCTTATCCTTTTCCCAGTAACGAAATTCAGGCGGAATCGCGTTCTTGATTCCGAGCGGAAGCGCGGATCGGCCCTTCGGAGGGAGTGTCTTCGTTGCAATCGCGCGGCGCCGCAGAACGCTGGGCGTCAGATCCTTGTTGAACATCGCAACCCAGAAAGCTTCGCCCTCCCGGGTGCGCCGGCCCGTCTCGACTTCTTCTTCGGACGCGTCCCCTCGGCCCACGAGTAATCTAAAAGTCAGCAGCCCATGAAATTTTTGATCGCCTTCGACGGCGTACTCGGCAAAGAACGGCTTGAGAATCAGGTGTGTGACTTGCGGGCGTGCGATTCGAACGATCACGCCTTCCTCCTCGGCGGTTGCGCCCACTTCGCCCGCCTCGAACTTGCGCCCTTCGATTTCGAGCCAAATCGGCGGCTGTAGGGACTTCACGGCGGCGAACACGCGATTCGGCGCGTTCATTGGTTTATTCCAGTACGAGCCCTCCATGTTGAAGGTGACTGCGAGTCGTTTGCCTTCAGGTACGGTGTCTACATCAGGCACTTTTCCTGCGCGCTGGATCGCAAGCGTGAAACCCGTGAGGAAATCCTCGCCGGTCTTGACACGGAAATCTCCGTGAACCGACCGACCTCTGAAATGACTCTGGAATACGGCCGCGCGGGGTTCTTCCTTTTCGGGATAGATCAGGATTGGGTTCTGCTGCTTCTCGGCGTCTTCGTCGCGCATATCGACGACGCGTTTTTCGGCGACGGGATGGACGACGAGATCGTAGAGATCTACGTAGCTCGTGTATGGACCGCAGCCACCGGTATCTGGATCGGAGTCGTCATGGAATTGAACTCGCTGCGAAATCTCCGGCGGTAGCATCCGACCGAGCCTGAACTTCAAAACTTGCAGTGTCTTCTCATCAAGTGGTCCGTCGATGAGCACGTCGACGTCGTTCTTCGTTTCGCCGTTGTTCACGATCGAACCGACTAATCGAACGACCGGTGCGCGAATCAGGAAGGGCTTCTCGAAGTGTTTGAGAACTTCTTCGAGTTTGAGTGGCGGGTATTCGCCCGTCGATCCCGGATGGATCGGAGCATATCGATCGGTCTTGCCCGCCTTCGAAATATCATCGGTTTCTTTGGTACGTGCCACGCCTGAAGGTCCAATCACGAGGGGCTTCCTGCGGCGAAGCCGACGCAGTTCGGCTTCGATTCCGAGTGGGTCTTCCACCTTGTCGACCAGCGCGCGAGCTTCGCGCGTCAGCTCGTCGTCAAAGGGGTGTTTCAAATCGCGCCGTGTGAATTCTTCGATCATGAACGCTTCAGCGTTCACCAGATCTTCGCGGCCAACGCCTTCCGCCGACAGCTTGTCGTTACCAGCGAAAAGGCTTGCGAACGCGGCGTGCAATTCCCTGTCGAGCCGCTTGAGTTTTGCGTCATCGAAAGCCTTCAGGTTGCGAGGCGTGATCTCCGTCAGGTCGAACGTTGCGTGTTGACCCGGAACCGTGTCCAGATCTGCCGTGGTCAGATCGCCCTCACCTTTTGCGACCGCCTCTTCTTCGAGATCGATCTCGGGGCCGTATCGCCGCCCGGGCGGTGTCTTCTTCAGCTCGATCGGAGGATCGAAAGCCCGAACCAGCTCCATCGGGATGTAGAACACCGGCTTGACCGGTTCGAACTCGGCCAGCGAGAACTTGTCGATCCCCTCACGCAGCTCCTTCGGGACGTCGTCGAGCGACGCGAACTCCTGCGGCTCTCGTAGAACCACGATCGCCCAGGCGAAGGTCGCCTTGGCCTCTGTCGGCTCGATCTCGTTTAGCAAGATCTGCGCTTCTCCGCTGCGTCCCTCTTGCTTGCGTCGAGACAGGACGCCTGCGCTCTTGTCCTCTTGAAGCCGTGCGACGAGCATTGGCGGGTCCGGCATCTTCAATACCGGCAGTGGGCCTGCCGGCATTTCGAACTTGCGCTGCTCTTCTGGGTTCCCCGGCAAGGGAACGACCGCCTCAACGTGGGCGTTCGGGGTCGACATGTAGCATCTCCGGCGCCCACGCGCTTACGTGCTTCGGCGGTTCCCACAACCTCCCGTCGAGCTCATTCCGCAAAGCGACTGGCAAAAAATCCACGGCCTTGTCGAGCGACCAGTGCAGATCGCCCTTCAAGATGCGAAACCACTTGATACAGATATCGCTGCGGCGCTTCACTTCGAGCTTCGATGGATTAGTCGCTGAGACTCGCGCTGCCGCACTCTCATTTCGTTCGAGGTCGTGTTTGAAGGACAGCGTGATCGCTTTGCGCATCCCATTCAGCACGCGATCAAGCCCATTCGGCTCGTTGATCAGCGAGGCGAAGGGCGCGGGATCCGTCTGGCTGTCGTCCATAGCGGCGATCATACGGATCCGTCGAAAAGATGTCTACGTCAGCGTGATCAAACCGGTTTTCAGCTTCAATGCCACGCGGATGCCTTCGCCGTCTCTGGAGATTATCGCGTCAACTTTTCCCAGGCACTCTGGGCATACAACCATCGCGACCCCACCGCCGTATCTGACGGTCACTTGTGTCTCCAGCACGCTCACCCGTTTGCACGCACGACACGCACCGACTCCCAGCGCTGCTGCCTTTTGCGCAGCTACAAAATCCGCGTACCCGGCCGGCCGATCCCCCGTCATTTTTCAGGTATCTCCTCGCCGCCAGTTCCTATTCCGGCTAACCGTTTATCATCGCCAGCTTCCCTGCGCCCCTGTGCGTGCCCGTTTGGCTCCTGGCGATGTTCGGCCCGGCCTTCCGAGGCGATTTGACTTGTCAAAGCTCGAATCCTTCCAGCCACGCGCTCCCCCTCTTCTTCTGGATTCCTTGATGGGGAACCTTTTCGAGCTTCCTGAAGGGTCAACTTGAAGGGCTGTTGTGTCCACGGATCTGTCAAAACTGGCAGTTCGCGGTTGAACACGTCGGTCGCTAGCGCGCGGCCCTCAGCTGGTGTGAGAACGCCTGCGTCGGAGAGCGTAGCTACGATCTCGGCCAGCACTTCGGGATCTTTTGTCGTCGGAGAGTTGGACTCGAATTTCCAGAAGGAGATGTGAAGTTCAGGCAGTAACTTTCTATTTATCACTTCGTCGAACTGGTTTCGCAGCGGGGTGAAGACTTGATCTTCAGCTAGACGCAATGCGGCAAAAGCCGTGGCGCGATTGATCGCCCGGTCGCGCCCCACCAAAATTCGTGGCAATCGGAAGCTCGACCCGATTTTTTCCCAGTTGCCCTCGTCGTAGTTTTGAAACAATGCATCTTGCTGCTGCGCTTCGCGTAGCGGGACGAACTTCATCGACGGGACGATTCCAGACGTACCTCCGGTCGATTTTTGGCCTTCGGCTTCGAGGACAAGAATCTTGTGGAAGTTTTTTCGTCCTTTGATGTTGCTCTCGATGAACTCCTCGATGCGCGGCACAACCCCTTTAGCAAGCCGTCCGCCAGCGACGAGCAGCGCAAGCGGAGGGACGGTCTTGCTCTGGAAATAACTGAGGTTCACCTCGTCCAGTTCCCGGGAACCCAGAACAGCGGGTAGATTGCCGATCCATTGAGGGACTCCGTAAGTGGAACCAGGCGTCGGGATTGCGAAGTGCAAAATTTCGTTGGCGGGTGCGTCCAGTGGCGGCTTGTCGGGATCGGCTTCGAGTGCTGCCGGCGACGCATAAATCTTGCCTGTTGCTCGCGAGACGGTGCGTGGGTCGCCGAATTCTTTGAAATACGCCTTGATCTTGCCCTGAATCGGATCGATCTCGGCGAACTTGCGAAAGAATCGGCGTTGAACGACTTCCGTCGTCGAGATGCGTGTGGTTGGAATGCGTTCTTTTGTCTCAACAGGGATCGGATCGAGGGGCAGCAAACGCATCGTCACCGACGGTGCGAGCACCAACCGCGCCGGCATTATTCTGTTGTCGCGTAGGATTTCCCAATATGCGTTTCCAGTCGTCAGCAAGTCTCGACGTGTTCGAGAGCGCAGCTCGACGAAGGAGTAATCGGGGCAACAGACGGCAAAGAAGGTACGCAGGCGATTGATTTCGATGCGCGCAACTCTGCGTAATTCTTCGAGTTTTGCACGAACGGCTTCGGAATCCGGCTCGACGAACGGCTCGCGGCGTTCCTCGCTTAGAACCAACCGTTCGACGATCATCTCGTCCCGGATATCGGCTTCGGCACCAGGCCGTGTGAGGTCAATTCCGGCAGTGTATTTGTGGCCGAACGCGTCGACGTTCGTGACGATCGCCTCAATATGCTGAGACAGCGACGACGAAAGCTCGTAGAGCTGAAGCAGCGTTTCGGGCGCGTACTTCGGTTCGAGGACGCCGGTTACGGCCTTTCCTTTTTGAGTGAGCGCTGTGAGCCACTCCACGGTCGAGACGGGGGCGTCCCTAAAGGTCGCCTTTCCAACGACGTTTTTCTCTTTCTTTTTCGGCACTTACAGTGGCCGAGCGCGCAGCGCTTGTGAGACGCGGATCTTTACAGCCGTCGCCGTAGTTGCGGTCGCGTCGATTCGGATGAAGGCCACGGCGGCTTCGCCCAACTCGAAGATTTCCGCGAGATCTTTTTTGACCGTGAGCTTCGGACGCCGAATCCACACGTTGTTGATGCCGTCGCGAATGAGCGGTTCGAGATCCAAGGTGTCGGTCAGAGCACCGCCGGTACCCGTCCAGTACACGAAGATCTTTTCCGCCCCTTTCGAACTGAACGCGACGGCCAATGGAAAGTTCGCGTCGCTCAGCGTCGTAGAGTCGGCCGCAGCTGCACCTGACAGAGAGCGGTGCTGTAGGAAATAACCTGGACGATCGAGTGGCTGTTCTGGCACGAGAGACTCCTTATCTGAAATCTACAGCACTTACATAGGTCTTTGCAACGGCCCGACTTTTCGATAAGGTATGATCGCGAATGTCCGACCAGTTCTTTCTCGGCTCGGTTTTTGTGAATTCCGACGCCGGAACTTTGACGCAGGGCGACGTAGTCGTTTTCGACTCGGCGACCAACGGAGGAGTTAAACGAACCAGTATCGCAGGCGCGTCCAACACCGCTGGTATCGTCGTAGACGGCGGTCCGACGGCGACTCAAGTTTCGATCGCGACGATTGGTGGCCAGCGAACTCGCATAAAGGTCGCTCTCGGTGATGCTATCGCGCGGCTGGACAAACTGGTTACAAGCATCACGCCGGGGGTAGCAAAAGTTGACAACACCGCTGGGCTGGGCGCGGTCTTCGCTGTAGCGATTGAGGAGAAAGCGTCTGGCGACGGAACGGAAGTCGACGCGATTCTGCTTCCTTTCGGGATTGGGGCTCCGACAGGTGGACCGGTCACGGGCAGCGGCGTTGGAACCCGTGTCGCTTTTTGGACGCCTGTCGGGGCGACGACGGATCTAGGCAGCGATCCGAGTCTTTACTGGGACAACACAGCCAAGCGCCTTGGTATCGGTACAACCACGCCGACAACCGATCTGGAAATCAAGAACGTCACAGCCGGCCCGAAGATCACGCTGCGCGCTGCTGGAGATATGATTGCAACGCTCTCGGTCGAGAGCGACGCGACGGCCAGTTTTGCCGTTTTCGATCCGGCGGGAGGTAGCACTGATCTGCTACTCAACGCAGACAACAACATCGTCGGAAACACTCCAGCCTACCAATTTTCTCCCAACGGCCCGACGGTAGATGCGAGCTTCGCTTCACAGATTACGACGCTGATCAATTTCGCAACTTATGATAGCGCGATCGCCCGGACAATAACCAACGCCGCTACGGTCGGCATCGCAGGTCCGCCTGTTGCCAGCGGCAGCGTCACCATAACGAATTCGTATTCTTTGTGGTCGCAATCCGGAAATGTGCTGATCGAGGAACCCGCCGACACGGCCATACTTACGGTCAGAGCGTCAGGTTCCAGCAATTCGCGTGTAGTCGTTCATTCCGTCGCCGACATTGCCGAATTGATACTTCAGGGTCCGGCTGGCAATGCGGCGATGTTTTTGGACGGAAATATTCTTCAAACCACCCTCAATACGGGCGGTAGTGTGCCTGACATCCAGGTGCACAGTGGTGGAACTTCCGTTGCTACGTACCACTATGCAACGATCAGCAATACACCCCTTGCTGCGGGAACAGTAGCTGAACGCCATCAGTTCCTCATCGATCCCACTAATTATAGTGGGACTGGCACGATCACCATCGCAGCCACCTTGACGGTTTATGGCCCGCCTACGGTATCTGGAGGCGGCACCATCACGAACCCCTTTGCATCATGGGTTCGCGACGGCAGCGTCAGATTCGACAGCGTTACGGGCGCGGCCAAAGTTTTCGCAATCGATCAGAAATCTGGCGCCGGAAGTTGGACTGTTGCATTCCAAGATAGTGCCGTAACTCAAGCGGTAATCTTCTGGAGCACGTCTGAAGTAACCTTTCAGACCGTACCTGAAAATGTAGATCTCGTCCTCGGCGCGTCCGGCGACGCGACGTTGACGATCGAAGGTCCGAACAACCACTCGCTCGTAATGGTGGGCACTCAGCTTTCGCCCAATGCGCCGACCGGGTATTTCTATCTGCGGACGATGGCGGGAAAACCTGTCAGTTTTCCAACCAGCGAAGGCGACAGCGCAGTTCCACTCGTCGTCGATACCGTCAACAATCGATTCTGTTTCTATTCGAGCGCTGCGTGGCATTGCATAGGTGGCACGGCGGTTGAGAACTTCGACATCATCAACACCGATTCGACGCTGCTAACCGCCGATCACGACACGATCGTTCGCACGACCAGCGGTACCATAACTGTCTTTTTGCCGCTGGTAAGTTCAGTTCCTAAAGGTAAGATGATCCGAGTTCGCACACGAATTGGCGCCGGTGACGTGATAATGACCCGTAGCGGCACCGACGTAATATCGGGTTCTACGGGTAATTCTCAAACATCGGAGACTTGTTCCGGGGCGAGCAACGTCTTGCAATTTATCTCCAACGGTCCTGCAACCGGCCGTTGGGATCTAATTCAGCGCGACGGAGTTTAACGACATGGGCGCTTTCAGCCATACCAATTGGATTTGCGGCGAAATTTATTCGCGCGCTGTTCAATTCGTAGGCGCTGCACAAAGCGTGGGCCTTTACTTCGACGACTACATCGAGACCGAATCGCAACATCCGTTTGGCTGGGCGGCACAACTCGCGGCGGCTGGTGCGCTTGTTTTGCCCGCAGCAAGGTTGTCCGGCGTGATCCAGATGTCGTCCGGTGCGACGGCCTCGGGTGCCGCCGGAATTGCATCCGCCTCGCCGCTGGCCCGTTCGATCGGAACGTCGAAGTGGTACTGGGCCTCGCGGCTGCGATTCACGACAGCGATCGACGCACAGACTTTCATGGGTGTTGGGTTGGCGGACGCCGTTTTGAGCCCGACCGACATTTTTACGATCGGGATCCACGGGGACATCTCGACGGTCAACTTTACCGCGCGGCAGGTTGGTGCAGGAACCGCGTCGATAGATCTCGGCGTCGCGATCGACACGAATACTTGGCATCTGTTCGAGCTTTACTGCAAAAGCGATTCGACAATTTATGCACGTGTCGATCGTGGCACAGAACAGTCGGTCGCGATGGGTACGTTGCCGTCCGCCGAGGATACGTTCGGCTTTCTCACGGCGAGGAACGGCTCGACGGCAGCCGATCGCGTCATGCAGGTCGATTACAGCGCTTGTCTATATCCGCGTGATTCATAAACCAATAAGGTCAAGGTGATCAAATGAGCGAGCACAAGATCAAAGAAGAGAATCGAACGAAGATGTTCAAGATCGGCTTTTCGTTTCGCGAGCGTGTGGTGCTCGCGTTACATCTCCTTCAGAACATCAAGCCCGCTAACCGAAGCGACCGCAAGCGCTTCGATACGCTATTCAATGATTTAGGGCTGGATGACATCGCTGAACGCCTCGATGGCGGCGGTGGTATCTCTCCGAAGGAGACCCAGCGGCAAGATGTCACCGTTTTCGACGTCACCGGTGAAGTGATTGATTACCTGTATGAGAAGCTGGACGGCCCTTCGAATGGTCCAGCTACGTTGACGATCGCCGACATCGAGCGTCGAATCGAAGACGTCAAGGCTGACCGCTATACGCCTCCTTTGGCCGAGAACCTTCCATCCGAAGAAGCGGCGCCAGCGCCGTCGTAACCGTCCTTCAAAAGAAAAAAAGGTGGTATGGCGCGCAGCCTGATCCGCAACCTCACTCAGCTGCGAAGCGACTTCAAGGAGTCGTGCAGGGTTGCCACGACTGCCGCGTTGCCATCGTATGTGGCGTCGGGCGCCGGCGCCACCAAGACTCTTACGGCTTCTTCGACCGGCGCGCTCGTCATCGACGGCATGACGTTGGCTGTGAATGACCGCGTTCTCGTCAAAAACGAAGGCGGCGGCATCCATGTCGACAACGGCATCTACTACGTTTTTGCTACCGGCAGTGTGATCACTCCGTGGGAACTGAAGCGTACGATCGACGCTTTCGATGGCGCGAATTTCTCCGGGGGCGTCTTCACGGTCGTCGAAGAGGGCGTACTCAACGCGGAGACGGCCTGGATTCTTCGAACGAACGGTGTGATCGTCGTCGACACGACTGCGCTCGAGTTCGTCGGGATGTCGGGGCAAACGCTCGAATTCGATCAGGGGCTTCTCAAAACCGTTTCGACGGTTAAGATCGAACTCGATGCGACGGCGGATCTGGAAGGAGTAGGCGCGGGGGGCGGTAGTTCGGGCCTTGAATTCGACGTAAACACCGCTGTCGGTAAACTTCGACTCGCTGTGGACCCGACCGGCGGTGTTCAACGAAACGCGTCCGGAGCAGCCGCCAAGCGCGACGGGAATTCGATCACGAGCAGCATGTTAGGACTACGTGTCAATTTCGACGATATCGTGCTAGAAACCGACGGCAAGATCGTGATCGATACCGGCGGAAATGTAGTAACCTTGACGTAGCGCAAAAATGTCGATCCACAAAGCTCTAGCAGCTACCGAAATCCACATTTTGTACGCGTTCTCGTTCGCGAGCGCCGCCGCTCGTGAAGGCGCGACTGGCTTGGTTGCAGCCGATGTCGGGAAGGTTGCATGGCAGACCGACGATAATTCCTTCTGGGTTCTTACCGACGAGAGCCCGGTCACGTGGGTTTCGCTCGGCGGAAGCGGCGGTTTCGCTTCGTCGATCGCGATCAAAAATCAGTGCCGGGTGGCGAGCACCGCGAACATCGCATCTCTGTCGACGCTGTTGACGCTTGATGGCGTGACAGTCGCTGCCGGAGATCGCGTTCTCGTCAAGGATCAAACAACGCTTAGTGAGAACGGCATCTACGTCGCCGCTGTCGGCGCCTGGACGCGAGCGAGCGACTTTGATTCCACCGCTGAGGTCAAAGGCGGCGTCCTTGTCGTTGTCTCGGAAGGCACGACGCAGTTTGATTCGATTTGGACGCTTGCGACCAACGATCCGATTACAGTCGGCGTCACCGGCCTGGTCTTCACTACCGGTACGGTTACGCTCACAACGGCGGCGCCAGCCGATGTCACCAAAGCCGCAGCCGTCGTCGGCGTAGCGATTACCGCTGCCAGGGCCGATCACAAGCACGACATCTCAACGGCTGCCGCCGCTGAATCTATCGATATTGGCGATACGGCCGCCGAAGGTTCTGCTTCTTCGCTTGCCCGCTCCGATCATCGTCACGCCTTCCCTGCTCCCTCTTCTGGGTACCCCGTCAATGTCGAGAATTCGGAATCTGATGGGACCGCGACGACGTCCGCCAGATCGGATCACCAACATAAGCTCGGCATTGGAACCACCAAGGGCGACGTTCTCGCGCATGATGGTACGACGTTTCAGCGGCTTCCGGTCGGGGTCGACAGTTTCGTCTTAACGGCCGACACCGCCGAAGCAAGCGGCGTCAAGTGGAACGCACCGAGTGCCGCCGACTGGCCGATTGGAACTGTTCGGTTCTTCATGCTTTCGCCCACCGGGTTGGACACGAACGTCGGTTTTGCCGATGGCGCTCCCGATGCTGCGAAAGCCGTCAAGACAATCGCTAAGTTGAAAACGCTGATCCCCCGTTTCGGCAACGGGCGTTCGGTCGTAATCGTGATCGAGGCTGGCGATTACTCTACCGAGGATCTCGAGTTCACCGATTACCATGCGTATCGGTTGTTTCTGGTACGTGGAACTGTGACCGATCCGACAGGCGCATCTGTAGCGTTTGCCAATGACCTTGCAGACAAGATCGTCGATGGTTATGTCCGCGCACCAAGTACTGAAACGCTTGGTTACAGAGTCGATGGCGCTCCAACGGTCACATTATTTTCCTGCGTAAAAAACGTCGATGGTACTCCTCCCGGATTACCCGTCGAACCAGCCCTGCTCGGAATGCGTGTTCGCTTTGACGCCCTGACGCCGACCGTCGCATTGCGGAACGTGACGACGACTATCTGGAAAAACACTACAACTGCAATCACAGATTCAAATGATTTTCCAGCCGTACCTGTAGCTGGCGGTCCTGGCGTCGGCGACGTTTTCTATATCGAGCGGCCTGGTGTCGACGTCGATCAGTTAGTGGTCGATGGTATGATAACGCGTACGAGGCTGGGAACATCGCCTACACCCATAGCGATCCCACCAATATTTTCAGGGATCAATGCTAAGGCTGTGACTACGCCGATCATAATACAGGGAAATGTTCGTATCGACCTGGTCGGTGTTCATGCTGCCGGAGCGACCGCACTTCCATTCACCGCGCAATACGTGCCAAATCTGCGAATGGTCGGCACGTACACCGATGAAGCTGGCGTCACGATAAGTGTCGGTAATGGCGGGCGGATTGTTGCGACAGCTAGCACAATCACCGCTTCGTTGACCAACGTTGGTGGGCTTTTTCAACGTACCGCTTTTGTAGGCGGTTCAGGTGTTTTTGCAGCCGGCGGCGCGGGTCGAGCGTTCAACCTTTCCACCGGCAACGTCATCGTTGGCGGGCGTTTGGCGGCGTCAGGCGCCGGGAATCTGTTCAGCATCGGCAACGCCGGTGGCACCACCGCACGTCGACTTCGCTTCACGGCAAACACCGCCGGCGTCGATTTGGATTTGACCGACGCCAACCATTTCAAGGTTTTTGGCGTCGAGAACGACACGTTACCCGCAGGGATTGGACCGATCCGCTTGAATGGAAACTTTCCTTCCGTCGACCTTGATGACGTCGTCATGAGTGCTGCTGGGTCAGGGTTCGGCTTGAATATGAATTGTCGTCATGCCCGCGTGAACATGGGCACGACGACGGCGATCACGATTACAACTCCGACGGGACAGGAGATCATCTCGGGAACCGGCGGCGGCGGCCCGGTGTTCAGGTTTGCAGACGTTCAGGATCGTCATATTACCGTTAGGGACGATCTCGGCAACGTCTTCACGAGACATCAAACTACCGATATCAACACAGCTCCCGAAATCGGGTTGACGCTCTCTGCGACTGCTTACCCATTATATGCGCAATTCAGAGTCGTACGGCGGGTAACCGGCGCGGCCGATGGAGAGTTCGGCGTCGCCAAGGCTGATGCGGCGAGCACGTCGGATCGCATTCTCGGTGTCCTGATGACAGATACGTTAGTCTCGCCGCGTGGGCGCATCGCAACACACGGTCCCGCAGTCTTGGAATTCGACGCGGACCCGGGAACTGCTCCCGCGCTCGTTTATTTATCGCACCTGGACGACGGCAGTATCGCAGGTTTGGGGCGAATCACGCCGCCACCCAGCAACGGTTTGAACCAAAAACTTCGTCTTGGACATTTGCTTCGCCGTTTAACGACGATCGCGCCGTTTCTCGGCGTCGTCGATCTGCATCCCGAGTTGATCCCGATAACATCGGACGGAGCAACGCCATAATGTACCAGGTTACCGTCGACGTCTCGCTGGCTTGCACCGATGGTCCCCGAGCGCCTGGGAAGTGCGTTGTACGTGTTTACACGTACTTGACGGTCGACGAACTGCAAATCACGGAACATGCTATCATTTTGCAAGACGGTACATCTCAAGGCGTGAGGACCAAAGCGATCGATCCAGCGCATCCGTACGAGCAAACTGAAACTTTTTCGCTGAGTACACCTACCGGATGCGCTGATTTCAATGCCGCGTTTCCTGGGGTCGGTTCACCAACAGCGGTAGAAAGTTATCTTCGTATTAAAGGGCTGCTTCCTCCGGTAATTTGAAATGTCAGAGCTAACCACATCACAAGCCGCAATAATTGCCGCCGCACTCGCGCCCGGTTCTCGGACGCCTGTTCGTCTAGCAACGATCGTCTCAATCACGCTCTCTACGAATCAATCGATTGACGGTGTCGTTACTGCTACTGGCGATCGTATTCTTGTAAAGAATCAAGCGACCGCGAGCGAAAACGGGATCTATCTGGCCGCCGTTGGGGCATGGACCCGCGCTGCCGATTTCGATGAAGACGCGGAGGTCAAGGGCGGCGAGTTGATCCCGGTCTCGGAAGGTTCCACGCAAGCCGACACGGTTTGGCAACTGACGACCAACGATCCGGTCGTTGTAGGCGTCACGTCGCTCGTCTACGATTTGTATGGTCGATTGACATCGACTGCGCCTGCGGACGTAATAAAAGCTGCCGCTGTAGTCGGTACTGCTGTTACAGCCGCACGTGCCGATCACAAGCACGATGTTACAACTGCCGCACCAGGCACGATTGCAGTAGGTGATGCAGCAACCGAAGGTACGGCGACCTCCCTTGCGAGATCCGACCATCTTCATGCGCTTACCGCTCCTGCGGCTCCTGCCGATGTCACTAAGGCCGCTGCGAGTGCAGGAACGGCAACTACTGTTGCTCGTGCAGATCACAAACATGATATTTCGACAGCTTCGCCAAGCGCCGCTCTTGACATTGGGGACAGCGCAGCTGAAGGCACAGCGACCAGCCTCGCACGAAGCGACCATCAGCATTCTTTTCCAGCACCGACAGCTGGCTATCCAGTAGATGTAGCGGGGACCGAAGCTGACGGTACCGCTACGACGCCTGCTCGTTCAGACCACCAGCATAAGCTCGGCATTCTAACGACGACGGGCGACATCATTACGTACTCGACGCTGCCTGTGAGGCGCGCGGTAGGCACTAATGGCCAGGTTCTCACGGCGGACTCGGCCGAAGCAGACGGCGTGAAGTGGGCTGCGGCAGGTGGTGGTAGTAGCTTTCCCAAGTTTCACCTGTACGGTGACCAGCTCGCCAGCCCGAACTCGGCGAACTGGATCGTCAACGCGATGGCTCCTGCGGCGGCCGACTCGCTCAACGCCGCGCTCACCGTGCGGCGGTTCGACGACACGACCGAGGAGGGCGTCGGCTTCATACTTCGCATCCCCGCGTCGGCCACGAACATCATCATCGGCATGGTGACCCGGGCGCAGACGGCCCCTGGCGCCGCCCGCACCGTCGGCGTCAAGCTCTACTTCCGGCAGATCCCGGACAACGCGGCCGTGTCCACGACGTGGGCCGGCGCCAACGACGGCAGCCACGTCCTAGCCGACATCGCCATCCCGGCGAATACAAACTTCCAGTACGCCACGCAGACGCTCGCGCTCACGGCGACCACGCCTGACCTCGTGGCCGACAAGCTCTACCAGGTGGAAGTGACGCGCATCAACCCGACGGCCGGCACGGAACTCGTCGGCGACTGGAATCTGCTCGAACTGACGGCGGCCTTCTCATGAGCGTGAAGGTAACATCGGCATCGAACAACAACTTGCAGCGTCCGTCGGACGACGCGGCGCTCGCACCGGCGCAACTGACCATCGCGTGCTGGATCAAGATGCATGTCGTGTCCGGGACGCAGGATCTCATCAGCAAAAGCGGCGTTTCGAGCGATCTGTCTTATGGATGGCGGCTCACATCTGCTGGCATTTTGGAACTGGGCACGAGCACAGACGGTACTTCGTTCAACACGACAAGTAGCGTCTCGACCATCGTAGTGGACACCTGCTATCACCTCTGCATGACCCACTCCACGACGGCAAAAACCCTCTACATCAACGGCGTGCAGGATGCGACTGGCGCAGGTCCCGGCGCCCTGTTCAACAGCACCGTCGCTCTGCACATCGGAGACCGCACCGACGGTGCAAATAACTCGAACTTCTTCATGGAAGACCTGCGGTTCTACAACCGGGCGCTGTCGCAGGCCGAGGTAGAGACGATTTTTGCGTGCCAAGGCACGGATGGCATCATGCAGGGTGGCATCGCGCGGTATCAGATGGACGAGGGGGCGCCGGGCGTTATTATTGGCGAGACTGCGCATGTCAAGGACGTGTGGAACAACGCGCTCCACCTCAGCGCCCTTGGCACCACGCGGCCATCATGGGAAGAAGGCTTGATTGTGCACGCAAGACGGAGACGCGCAGCGTAAAAGGAATCGTCAATGGCTCTTTTGATTCACAGAACGACGTTCGAGACCAAATATGATGATCCGAACGATCATCCATTAGCGGATTACATCCAGCGTGGCCGAGGCGCCGATAACTCGGATCTCGACGCGCTCGTGAACATCCCGAAGAAATACTGGAAAGTCGTTGACGATGATCGCCTCGCAGCTATGGACACGGGTGAACGCGCTGTGGTCGATGCAGCTGCGGTTCCAAGCCTAAAAGGAGCTGCGCTCAGTGCTCTCGGTTTGCAGGTCACTGAGTACATCGGTGCCAAATACAGCGAACCACTTCAACGTACACTGTTGGCACTCGAACAAAAGGCCCGCGCCGACGGAAAAATCAACAAGGCCAACTACATCAAACAGCTTTTTGATTGGGCGGAAAACGTTCTCGGATATTACGTTACGAAAGCGGGTGAATTGAGTGCCGCTGCCGACGTAGCAGCGTTGACAGCAATTTCGATCGATCTCACACAATTCGACGCAAGTGATCCCCAGATCAAACTTCCAAACGTCCTTGCAATTACCGATTGATTATGCGCCGGAAGTTGACAACTATCCTGCTTGTGACGGGGATCGCAATCTACGTCGTTTGGGATATTTACGTCGCGTTCGTAGAGCATTCGTTGATCTCAGGGACCGGTGGAACGATCTCCGAAGTCACATTGAGCTACGCCGAACAGCATCCACAATTGCCCTACGCTGTCGGAGGCGTTTGCGGGCATCTGTTTACTCGTGTAGCTAAAGCGTCACAACGTTTGCTTCGAATCGGAATTCTTAGTTCGATAGCGATCAACTTGACAGTTGCGGACGTGTTCGTCAATTTTGCGGTACCGCCGCTTGCGATGTTGCTGATCGGCCTTCCTCTAGGCATCGTCTTGTGGCCACAAGTCAGGAGTGAATAAACGTGGGCGATACGCTATTACAGTACGGCGCTATCGGCGCGATTTTGATGGCAACGCTCACCGTATTCTTGTGGGCATTCAAGCGGTTGTTCGATCATTTCTTGAATCAGCAAGACAAGAAAGAAGAACGCATTGGCACATTCATGGATGAATCAGTCGGTGCGATGCGCGACATTCGTGAGCAAATAAAGATCGGAAACATGGAGTTGCTCGCGGAGATCAGAGCCCTTTCCGCCGCGCACGTCAGCCGAATCGTCGAGGAGATCAAGGAACGGAGGCCGTCGAGGTAAATGCTGCCCCCAAGAATCGAGGTCGCTAGCGGACCGATTAACGGGGCGAACAAGAAGTTCGCGACGGTTGAATTGTTTGTTCCTGGATCATTGGTTGTGCTTTTGAACGGCGTCGCGCTCGAAGGGACGCTCGACAACGGGTGGACCGAAACTGGCGGCAACGAATTCACGGTGAAAGAAGCGCCGATCGTCGGTGACGTGATTCAAGCCTTCTATCGACCGGTCGCGGGCTTCGCGCCGCCTTGTTGAGAGAACCGTGGGCGTTGCCCGTATAGCCGCATGTACCGGCGCTGTTGATGGCGTGAACGTCACGTTTTTCACACCCACGCCCTACAGCGCGTTGAGCTTGGTCGCGATGGTCAACGGCCAAGCAAAGGTGGCGGCCAACGACGACGGCTTCATCGAAACCAACCCCGCGACGGGGGAATTCACGTTGAAGGAGGCGCCGCTAGTTCATGACGTGATCCAAGCGTTCTACATCGACACAACGCCCGATCCATTCGAGGGCGTCGAACCGATCGTCGGCGTTTTGATCGATCTCGACTTCATCGCGGGTGTCGTTCGTGATCCCGAAGTACTTGTAGGCCGTCTCCATGAATGCGAAGATTGAGCCGTGGCCACGATCGTAACGGTTGCACCGCCTGTCGTCGAAGTCGGGATCGCGAAAGGGTCCACGAAAACGCTCGAGCTCAGCGTTATCGACGCCGTCGATGCACCCGTCAATCTGACCGGGGCGATCGTCACCTTTACGGTCAAAAAGAGCATCACGGACGTGACTGCGCAGATCGTGAAGTCTTCGACTGACGTCGATGAAATTCTGATTACGAATCCGACCGGCGGTGTTGCCAGAATATTTTTGATCCCGACCGATACAAGTACGAAGGCGACCGGCCGCTACATCTTCGATATCTGGGTCGAGCTCTCTGGCGGCAAGAAGTACCAAGTTATCGGGCCGAGCACATTCACGATCAACCCGGCAGTCACACCGTAGGAGGCAAGTCGATGGAAAACGCGAACGATCTATGGTCCGTCTTCATGACGAAAGAGTTCGGCATCGCGTGCGTCGCGATCGTTGCGATCATGTGGACGCTGAAGAAGGCAGCCAAGCAGGCGGCCCCGGCCCTCTACATCAAAGGATGGTTTCAGGCGATCATGACGCTCCTCAACCTCGGTTTCGGTTGCGTCGTCGCGATTCCAAAGGACTTTTTGGTCGGCAAGACTTACGGTCAGCGCGTACTGCTTGGTTTGTGCGCGGGGCTACTCAGCCACACATTCTATTCGGCGGTGATCAAGCGCATAACCGCATTCGTCGAAGGGCGTAGTACGGACAAAGAAGCAGCACGCACCAGCGCTTCGATCGCAGCAGTACCCGAATCGACGCCGAAGCCGGGGAACCCAGAAGGAGGGAAATAGGTGGCTCGCATCAGCGAGATCGAACCACTTCACAAGGCGTTCCGTTCGAGACTCGAAAGAGTCCTGCGCGGACTCGCTTCGGAGCAGATCCCGCTGCGAGTCTACGAATCGGCGCGATCGCCATTTCGCCAAGCCGAGCTGTACGCTCGCGGCAGAGTCCCGGGTTACGGAACTCCTGGGCGGACGGTCACGAAAGCCTGCGCTTTCAGAAGTTTTCACCAGTACGGCCTAGCGGTCGATATGGTTTTCGATCTAGATCCAACCAATCGCGACCAGTGGGTTTGGGGTATCCCCAAAAGTCAGGATCCGGTACTTCACGATCGCATCGAGAGTTGGTGGAAGCGGTACACGGAAATCTCCGGAAATGAAGGATTGATTCAGCTTTCCTTCGAGAAGCCTCACATCCAGCTGGGCGATACGAAGACCGAGCTTCCCAAATTGCTACGTGGTGAATATCCGCCTGGAGGCGGGTCGACTTGGGAAACGTGGTTCAACCAGCAAGTTCAAATCTGGGGACCGGCGGCCCGAAAAGAAATCGGCGTATCGCATCCAGGAGCACCGCCGAGTGTCACCGAACGCCCAGCATTCGACGCGGATTCGCCGGTCGACCCCGAATTGGTAGCGATGCTCGAGTCGTCTAACGCTGCCGATGAACAATCTGCCTGAGCCACGGCTGCCGCCGCGAAGGCGCGTGATCGTCGCGCCGCGATTTTGCGACGAATGTAAGATCGGCGAGGTCGTTTACACCGCACAGCCGGGGCGCTTGGCGACTTTTCGAGGTGTTCAAGTCGAGCTGCCGGCCGACGTGCGCATCCCTACGTGTAAAAACTGCGGGACCGAATGGGTTGACGCCGAGACGTCGAAAACAATCAACAGATCTCTGTTGCGCGCCTACGAAGATCTTCTACGCCGAAGCGCGCAACGGTAAGAAAGCAAGAGCACGTGGTCGAGGGCTGGTTGCGAGGTTGATGAGCAGCTCCCGTCCTTCAACCCCACGCGCGATGGCCTGAAGATCGTCTTCCGGACCAGCCCATCCTACCGAGGAACAGAACGCATCCCAGCGCACTTGGGCTTCGCGCTGCCGCACAACCGCCTGTCTCGGCGGGGTGATCCATTCCAGCACACGAATGCCCGCGAGTGCGGTGTCGAGACTCTTCAAGTTCAGCTTCAGTTTAACGGCCGGGGGCGTCTCCGGCGGGTTGTACCAGATCGAAGCCCGGTCCACGCGCACCTTCACCAACGCGCCGAACAGCGTCTCCAACCCTCGCGCGGCCTTCCGGATGTCGTACTCGAGTGTCGCGGGGCCGCCTGCACCCCGATCGACATAGTGTTCTCCGATTGGCAGAGTCAGAATCGCGTGCTTGATCGCTTCATCCCGCCAGCCAAGCAACATCGCCGAGTTGATGAATGCGAGGCAATATTCCGATCGCTGTCCCCTTGGAATCGGCACCGCGAACCGCGATACCAAACTTTCGCCGCTACGCCTTTCCACCATCGGGGAACCCAGAACAGGTAGCCCCCCTTCTGGGATCCCCGTCGAGGTTACTTCGCCGATATCGGGCCACAGTTCGCGCACTTTCGCGTCGATCAGACTCGATGAATACTTCCGGCTTCCATCGAGCCACGCCAGATAGACCTCGCGAGGAGTATCCATTTTCCAGCAAACGGAACCTGGCAGGCGAAGAATCCGTGCGGGGTCGTGTACCGGGTCCGAATTCAGTGCGAGCTGCAAACGCCGCATACGCTCGCGGACTTCAGGTCCAGGTTCTTCAGGCTCGTTGAGGAGCCAATACAGGTGAAGTCCGCGCGAGGTTCTGACACAAGCGGATGCCGGGACGCCGGCTTTGGCCAACGCTTGGCAAGCGGGCCATGAGCCCTCCGGATCGTCTATGTCTGCAATGAAAGAGGAGTACGCTGCTACATCTTGATTGCGCCCGCGACATTCCTTACGCGGGTTGACGCCGAAGTAGATGTTGTAACGCTCCCTGTTTCTGCTTGCGGCCCATGATAGCGCGGGGGCAAGGTGATCCGGGCGTAAGGGGATCTTCAGAAATAGCGGTCGTAGCGCGTCGTCTTTCGTGATCGCACGGAATTCGCCCCAGCTTCCAGGAAGCGACCATAGTTCCTGGATGAGCGGAATTGTACTTTCAGCTAACAAGGACCGCCTCCTCGTTCACGAAACCTTCTCCCAGTTGCGAGCAATAGAAGCGTCGGCCAACAACCAAACGTGCCCTGCGGGGCCTTCGACTTTGTGCCGCATCTTCTCCTCGACCATCGACCTGATTGCCGGCGCATCCGACTCACGGCACTCGACGACGATCTGATCATGCACATTGAGGATAATATGCGCGTCGCTGTACTTGCGACGAAGTTCATCGTCAATTGCGAGCATTGACAGATTCTGGTAATCGCCTGCCGGAAATTGTATCGAATTTCCGGTGACGTACGTTCGCCCTGCGCGTCGTGCAACAAAATACCCGTTGGGAACCGATGGGCACCACAAACTTGCCTTCGCATTTTTGAAGTATCTGACGGTGTTTGGCATTAGCTGCGCTCGAGTGCGTTTGTACACGTGAACGTAATAAGCGCATCTGGATTTCGGTACGTTCGGCATTTTTTTGGATTTGAGTACGTACTTTCGAAAGTCGACCTTACGTATAGAGGCGGCTTCATTGCATAATATACAGAGTGTTTGGAACATATCTGCTTTTGCTTTTGTTCCGGCACAAAAGACAACAGCGCCACCGCACCTGGTACCGTCACCATCTATCATTGTTTCTTTGAGCAGTCTCAATTGACTCGTCGTTAACCGCAGTAAAAAGTCGAATGTTAATATTCGATCCGGGAAGATTGTCCCTAACATTCGCGCGGTTGGCCCAGTGAAGCGCCAGATTTTGTGAACCTTGTTTCTGTAACTTACGTACGCATTGACGAACGGACGCAAGCGGACAAATAACTCATCGATGCGACCTGCTTTCTCCGGGTTAGCTTCTTCGCTTTGAAAAAGACTAATGTAGGTACGTCCTGAGTTCGGATGGCCGATGTAGCCATCTGTTAACGTCCACGCAGCCAGCTCGACAAAGTCATCGCTGTACGTCTTTAACTCAGCACCAGGGTAGATACCGGTCCGGTGAATGCGATCATTACCCCAGTGCGATAATTCGGCCGATGTCTTGCAAACGCTACGCTCATACAACGTATCAACTAGCCAACGATGGTTGGGTGTCGTAACCGCTGACATTGTCTTAGTTTCGAAGCGGTATAGTGGGCCTCTGTATTTCGGAAAACGATGGATTGCTGTTGGCTTTTGCCATTCGAGCGCGCCAGTAATGTGGTTCTTCGTTAGCAAGTAGTCGTCCGGCTTCAGGTTTGGACCAGCAACCCAACCTCTGAGTGTGAGAGCCTCTGTTTTGTCGTCAACGCAGTTGTTACTTGATAATGTTATCTCGACCGGCAATACCGCATGGTAACGGCGGCGGCCAATTGGCGGCACTTCTTGGTAACCAAGACGATTCGTACGTTCCCACTCCTGTTCACAGAACATGCCAATCTCCGGGAACGCACGGTCGAAATTTTTGCAGATTTCCTTGACGAAGCCGAGCGTTAAAGTTGCACGAATCGAAGCCGGCGTGTCCAGGTGCTCCATGATCTTCCCGTAGATCGTTTCGGCCTTCGCCCGGTAGTTCCGCGCGTAGACGCTGCGCTTAGTCAAAAAGCGGAGGTCGATCCACGCTTGACTTTTCTTCTCGAGCTTCGTGAATTGTTCGCCGAAGAAATCGGCGGCTGTCTCATTATGAACGTCGCGGCTCGGATCGTTGAAGATTTCGACCAGTTTCTTACAGCCGGCGCGGGCCGCCATGATGCGGTGTTCGATAGCTTTGGAATCGGCGCCCACGAGGACGCGCCCTTCACGTGTCTGAACGATGGCGCGAAGCATCTTGGGCCAGTTTTGAATCGACGGCTGTTCACTCGACCAACGCGAACCGACAGTCCCCGTGCTCTTCCAGTGAATATGGAGACGCCCATACTTATCCACGAGATCCGGCAATTTCGCGATAAAGGTCGAAACCAGCTTCGCGTTTTTGTCGAAATCGACCAAGGCTCGGATGACTTCGTTCCCGAGATGGGGAACCAAAGCAGCGGCGCTCGTAGAGGGTAAGGACTTCTTAGTCGTGTAGACTTTTACGGGCAACGCGAGTCGCGCGTACAAAAGTTCGGATCGATGGCTCGGTTTACGGGGATCGAAATCTGGCCACGCCATCGTGCTCCGAACGAACGCGAGTGCGGCGTCGCGTTTCTGGATTAAACGCGCTTCGACTTCACGACGCTTGTCTTCGCCGATCGGAATTCCATATCTGCCCATGCGCGCGGACAGTTCTGCGAGCTGAGTGTCCATCTGTGCGACGTGGCCTTGCTCGATCTCGGTCACTCGTTGCATGAGGATCGGCAACAGTTCTTGAGTCGCCAGCGCGTCGCGAGCGTTGTACGAAACGAGATTTGCGAGCGCGGCTTGTTTCTTCCTCTGCAACGCCTTGAAGTCGGCTTTCCAGGCCGCGATGTCGAGGAACTGGTGCGATACGAACCCGAGATTATGATCCTGTTCGGGATCTGTGATGTGGTGGAGCACGAGGTTGTCGTAATAGGCGCCGCCAAGTGGCATTCCATACCGATACAGGACTTCGATATCATAAGCCATATTGTGGAAAATCTTCGGGTTCGGCCCTCCCATGACGGCCCGAGTCGCTTCCAGAAGGCGCCGTGTCTCGTTTTCGCCGATGGTCCCATCAGCGATGAACGACAACGCTTCGTTGGACGGCCAAAATGAAATCCCGACGGCATGTAAGCCGCAACTGTATTGGTCGAGGGCGTCCCGCTTGCCAACACCATAAGTCTCCGTGTCGATCGCGGCCGGCTTGCCTGCCTTGAAATTCTCCCAGATCCAATTCACGGCCCAATCGACCGACACGTTCCCACCACCTGCCGGCAAGATCGTATAAATGCGCTCCGCGCGGTGCCAACCATCTTCCGCGATGCGCGCTGCGCGTTTCAAGTCTGTTACGACTACTTCGTAATAGTGATTTGCTCCGCGCAACAGGAATGCCGGGTGCAAGGTCGGGATCAGAAGGGTCTTGGGGCTTGTCCAACCGCTCCCCTGTTCTGGGATCTCGGATGCCGATACGGCTAACGCAGAGTTCACGACGCGGCCTTATCTTCTGTGATCGGTGCTATATCGATCTCGTGAATTGCGCCTCGACGTTCCATGATCTTGGCGTTCGTGTCGTACAGAGAGCGCAATGCGACCGCGCCAAGGCCCACCACGACTCGCGGTTTGACAATCGCGAGTTCGTTGATCAAACGTGTACGGCAATGTTGCGCAGATAGTTTGACGACTTGATCGGGGTTGAGTTGGACACCGTTATGGGTGAGCGTTCGGGGCTTGCAGTTGTGAACAATTCCAGCCATCGTTACGAAATTACCCGTTTCTGCGACGTCTATGCAGTAGACGACTCCGTTTGGGCGTCTTGGTGTTGATTTAATGGTAGCTGCTCGATCCCAGTAGGTAGTCGGTGGCGTAGGTAAATACGCTTCTTTGTCAAATTTACCCCGTAGATTTGATGGCAATTTATAATCTAGATCAGGTGGGATAAATTTAGCGAGCGATTCTAAAAGTCGTTGAGTGCCGTTAGCCGTAAATGCTATGCGCCACCCGTGACCTTGACGTAAGTGACATTCAAAACCCTTATCGTTAACTAATTTGGACAGCCAAGCGACGTCGCTCTGGGAAAATGCGCATGTCGCGATTTCTGCAAGTGGGCGTCTGGTTTCCCTTAAACATGTGTACCCATCGTCGCAGAACCATACCGCGAGACCCAAAATGTCAAGATGATTTAAATATTGTTTGGCTGCATTCGATATTCCTTTGATGCCGTTGGGATAGAAAGCGGTGCGCATCGTTGCAATCCATCGTGAAGCGTGAGTGGATACCCGTGTTTGATGCTGAATGTTGTTAACTCCAGGAGGCAGTTCGCTTATAGTGGGCATTAACGGACTAAGCGATTTAGCTTTCAATAGCGCATAAGACCGTTGATCATTCGCATGTGCAAACACCAAAGCCGATCTGTTCTTTGGGATGCAGGCGGCTCCTAACAAGGTACCAATAAAAACTTGCAAACTACGTCCTTGTAAAGCGATTTGTCCGGTGGCGATTAGTTCACCATCAATGTCTCCAGCAGGAACCCATCCGTGAGGTGTCAAAAAAGGATGGTCGACAGTGAAGCTTCCGGCCGAAATGCCTTTATCGCCAGCCAGTCGAGCGCTGCTAAAGTTTATCCGACACATTTCGCGCCCATTAAGATGGTTTCGATACCATCCTGTGATCAAACTGGAACTAAGCGTGCCGTCTGATTTTAACGTCTTGACAGGTCCGCGAAGTTGTTTTGCTACAATTTCATTTATTCGACATCTAGAGCCGTCACTCATACGAATTTGAGTCGTACCTTCGACACACAGAGCCGAATTCGATACCCATACTTCTGACCGAATGATCCCCGCGTCGGCCAGCATCCGATTCAAATGCTGCCCCGCTGCGCCTACGAACGGCCGTAGTTCTTGCTCCTCGTTGTAGCCGGGGCCTTCGCCGATGATCGCGAGCTTCGCGCGAGGGTTTCCTTCGGGCGGTACAATCTTTGCGCCCTGTAAAGGACAGCCCGTGCAGTCGGGAATCGCAAGCAGCCCTCGATAAAATGGAAGGGCAACATCGTCAGGTGTGTCTTGCACAGTAAACCTATTCGTGCCGTCGCTCGAGCATCGACCCGAGACGCGCGCCTTTAAATACGCAGGCGACGGCCACCCCGATTACAAGCTCGGGGTCAGCTTGAGGTACTTCCTAGACTACTTCGCGCCGAACGGCTTCGCGGGCGGTGGCGCAGGCGCCATCGGACCGGGAACACCGGGGTAAGCCCCCAGCCCGGCTACCGGCGGGGGTGCGAATCCCGGCAGGTAACCTGGCGGGTAAGCCCCCGGCGGGTAGCCTGGCGCATAACCGGCCGGATGCCCGAAACCGGCAGGTTGAGGCGCAACGAATGCGCCCGGCTTGGCGGCTGCGGAAGCGCCGTTCCCTTCAACGGCGTCTTCGCTTCCGACACGGTTCACGTTCTTGCCCTGGTAGTCTTCGACCGACAGACTCGCCGAGACCATACACCCGATCAGGTGTTCATCCTCGACGACGTTCCACTGTTCCTTGGGGATTCGACACGCGTTCAGCAAGCGGGCGATACGAAAGCCTGCTTGCTGCTGGAGCGAATAGGACGCGATGATCTTCTTCCCCGAGAACTCCTGTGACACCCCCGGACCGGTGACGATCTCGAATTCGACCGTCTCCTTCAACTCGCCCGAGCTTCTGGCAGCTTCCTGACGAGCACCCACGATTCGCAGAATGTAGCGCCCCGGCGGATAGACGGGGAACTGTCGGTCTTCGATTTTCGAAAAGTCCACTGGAAAACGAGGCATGGTTGATCTCCTTGCACGATGACTGTTGCATCTATAAGCGGAAAGCCTTATGCGATTCCGCCCGGCGCAACGGGTAAGTTAGGCTGTTGGTGTTCCGAATTATTCTGTTGCGGTACTGGATTAATATAAGCTGCCGGATCTTCGCCAATGAACGGCCCGATACGGTGCGCAATAAAAGCGAAATGCGCCGGTATTGTGCCATCAGCAAAAGCAGCGCCGAATCTTCCTCCGGCCGGCGCCCCGTCAGCTGTCACCGTTCGTAGCATGAACTGCGACACCAATTGACCTTGTTCCGTTCGTACCTGTTGCACGACCGATCTCATGATTAGATCGCACGAACCAGGCAATTTGGAACTCGTGTTATGACAAACTATGCCATTCGCTACGAAGTTGTGCGTTCCAGGTATGGTTAGATCGAAAACCTCGCGTTCACCACCATCCCGAATTTGTTTGATCGGAACGAACACGAATTCAGCAGATGCCTTAAGCATGAAAGTTATGTCTTCGTCGTAGGTTGCTAGTAAAGCCAACCTCTCAACGGTTCGCGTGTTCATGTTTTGAACACCGGCGGTGTACGTTCGAAGTTCAAGCGTAGAACCGTCGAGCAGGCGCACCCGTTTTTGGGAGCGGTTCAACGCAGTGGTGAGTAGGCTTCGAGCCCACACCCGCTTGAGTCGTGCTGCTTGATGCGGCAAACTTTCTTTGCCTCGGTCAAGTGACTCTTTCGCCACTGCGATTTGTAGCCGGTCAGCCTTCATTTTGTTGTGTAAGAAGCCTATTTCTTTTGCGAAAATACGCAGCGCTCGGCCGCTAATAGACAAGCGCCAATAGGATTTGTCCCCGATAACTTTACGAAATAGCGACGCGTGGACGCCAAAGTTCCTTAGAACGGTTTGGACGTCGTACGCCATACTCTCAGACGCTGTGGACCATTCGATCTGCCCGACTGCTTTGTTGCAAAAGCCGTCGGTATCGAACAGGCCACGGATGAACATCGCAACGGATTCTCGGGGCGCGTTAAGGACGCTGGTCGGGAACACTTTACCAGCCGCTCGGCTGTATTTAACGCCGAGATCGGCGATGCGCGCCCGGATCTGTTTCGAGTAAATACCGTGAATATCGGCTAATTTGCCAGTCGTTTTCGGCTGATATCCAAAGTGCTTGTGAAAATATTCCTTGAAGGCTTGTACTACGCCGTCTTGGCGACGACAGAGTTTGATCGCGCGTTCTTGTGTTACAACACCGTCGCCTGTGATCACTCCTAGAATATATGCGATCTCGGGATCTAGAGGCTGCGACCCCCACAAATTGGTAGCGCGGGGTAGAGCGACGTAGTCGCCTTTGTTCAAATTTCTTATTTCACGGAACTCAAGATCCCCGCTTTCGTTCATCACAAGGATGGGGTGCTCGGGCGTGCCGATCAACCGACTCTCGTCGACAAGTATAGCTTCAAGGGTTCGGCTCTTTCCCATTGGTAGATGGGCGGCAACAGCGCAGTTCTCGAAGCGATCTGTATCCCACGCAGTTATTTTGGCTCCTAACAGCGTCTTATCGGCCATTCGACGAAAACCGCAACTACTCGCAACGAGAGATTGCGCATCTAGACATTTTCCGTAGAGCATTGCTTTGTAGCCGACAACTTGGCCTTCCGGTCCTCTGTCCGATTCCTCCAGAGCGATCCAAACGACGTGCATCGGAACGTTGCGGAGGGTAGGTAGAAGCCACTTCTGCAAGTGCAAATCGAGCATACCCCAATCACGCTGTCGCATCGGCCGCGTTCCATCTGTTGTCAGCTCCTGCAAAAAGATGTCGCTGTAATACGTGATGGAGTCGACTACGATCGTCCGCCAACCATATCTGTCGCGATTTTTGGCGATGTAGTCAATTGCTTCCTTCATGTCTTGGCTACGGCCAATGGGTATTACGTCAGCGTTGCAGAAGCGAAGGGTGGTGTCGCCGCCTTCATTTCCGGCTGATAGAAACACCGGTTTCGGGAACGTGCTGGCCACCGTAGTCTTTCCGGAGCGCAGTGCTCCGTATATAAACGTGTGCAAAGGTTTGGGCGGCATCTGTTGTGAATTGATGACTTGAATTGCCATTGTGATTTCCTCTCATTTCGCAGAGGGTTGAGTCCACGGTGCTATGTCGTAAAGGTTACTGGCCGTACCGTGCGACGAACAGTAATCATGGAATTTACACACTCCGTAGCCACGCGGGTTCTTGCACACCGCGAAGTTCATCGGCCAACGAGTTTCCTCCTTTGAATCGGCGGCCACTTTGTCTTCAAGCCTGTGAACGACGGGCTGAAGCGTCTCCGCAAAGCGCTTCACATCTTCGGGAGAGATTACGACTTCGAGCCGGCGACATTCGGGGGTCGCCGTCTTCGTAATGATGTTGATGATGAATCCGTTCAGCGGCCCGAAGACGCGATCAAGGGCGAGTTGCCACCAGATCCACGCCATGAGCAGGAACTGGCCGTCCATCCCATAACCGTCAACGACGTCGCGTGTGATACGGGCGAGGCAATTATGTGTGATTAAATCGGCTACAATAAATGTATGTGTATCCGCGACCGTAAAATCAAAACAGGTTTCTGACGGTAAAATCATTACGTATTTGACTGCGTCTTCATAAATACCGTCAACCACTTTGGGTTGTTTGCCCATTGTTCTGAGCGATGTTTGGACGCGCAAAGCTTCGATTGCAGCGTCGTACAAGCGCGGTACGGGAATAATCTTTGCAATAACCTGGTTGAGGAATTCGATCTTGGATTGGCGCCCGACGATTGCTATTTGAGTGTAGGGAACGCGTTTACCTCTATAAGCAACGGTTGACCGTTGTAAAGTTGAAACGAAACCAATACGCGTGAGTAAGTGCTGCACCTGCAACGCCAGCAGTTCCGACGTAGTTGTATAGGCAATTCTTATCTTTACGCGCCCTTTCTCTGCGATTGAATAAATCGCGCCATCACCGGACCACAGCATTCCGATTAGATTCTTGACCAAATCAGATGGCCCATCGAGATATTCATCCGGAATGCGTTTGACCTTAGCGTGTCGGCCAATAACGTTGGTTGGTGGTAGGATTTTTTGCGTAAACGATGTGACGACAAACTTATCTGGTCGTACATACGTTGACATTCTTCCGCCAAGAAATTTGATGTCCGAGTGAATCTGCGCATTGTGTTTGGCGTCGTGCTTACCAATCATTAGCACGCGGGTTCCCACGCATCCGTCGCTAATATATGCACCCAACAATCTGGCACGAGCGAGCATTTCTAACGAACTGTGTTGATTCTCAAACGAATCGTGGCACGCGATGCTAACGCGATCTCGATCCGTTACGGCTTCGCAAGGGATGTACCCTCGTTGCGTTCTAATCGGATGATTTAAACCTAGCCTAAATTGTCTGCCGCTGATTGTCTCGATTAGGACGATTGGTTTGGCTGGTATTTCGTAGCCGGCAACGATAGGCTTATAAACGTACTCGCGCTTTGCGTCGTCGAAGCTTTCGGCTTCGACAGTCTGTTTATTTTTAATGCGCTTGAAAATTTCTGCGGCGGTCATCATTCCACCACGTATCCGAATCCGGGCTGATCCTGGAACACATTTATGGTCAACTATATATACGCCGTCTTGGCACGGCCCATATGGCGCGGGCTGCGCATCTGCGGCCTTCTTTCGAATCAGCAAATCGATTCGAGACGAAATCGGCCCGCCGTCGTTCGTTGACAGGCCGGCATTACCGACTATTTCGTGCTCGACTGCACGGATGTCCCATGTTTTCGCGTCTTCTTCGCCGTACTTGGCGAAGTAAGCATTCAGCAATCGAGTGACTTCGGCAGCAAGCTCAGGCACTTCGTCTTTGATTGCGAGGATCGGCTCCCAAGTTTTAATGCCGCCCGATGAAAAATGCGCAGCGAGACACGCGTGCGCGAGTGTCCCAATGTCAAGCGCAGGCGAGTTCTTACGCTGGCGAAGTTTCTTGATCGATTCGAGAAAGTACATGCGCTCGCAAATCATGAAGGATGAGATCTTCGACCAGCCGCGAACTGAAGGACCGCCGAGGTACTCGGCGGCCAATTTGCGTCCAAGCAAGTCCGCGACGTGTGGGCGCACGACGAACAGATCGGCGGGTACAATCTTACTCATCGATCCCGTACCCACCCGCGTCGATCATCGCGGTTACTTGATTCACAAAACTGCTTAGATCGTCGTCCGGCATTTTTGTTGACAAGGTTTTCACGAACTCGCCGGTGTCCGACACGATACCGACACTCTCAATCGCTTCGGCTTTGGTGAAAAGCGCTGTAATCAAATCTTCGTCGACGGTGTTTTCCGCGACGAGATATTGTACGTGCACCGGTTTGATTTGTCCGGATCTGTGGAGGCGCCCTTCGGCTTGGAGTAAAACCGACGGCTTCCAGTACAAATCAGCGATGATCAACTCTTGGCAGGTAGCCAGCTGATTGATCGACTCGGACGCCGCAGCGAGCGTCGATACGAACGCAGCCGGTGATGTAACAGGTTCGGCCGCGAACGCGGTAGCGCAATCAATCCGCTTTTCTATACTGTCTTCTCCAGTTATGGGGCCGAATACGGTAACGCCACCCGCTTTCAAAGCTTTGGCGATTTCGCGGGCCGAGTTCTTAAACCATGCGAATACAACGACCTTGCCGGCAGTTTTCGCGGCGGTTTCGGCAAGTTCGACGGCTATGTCGCGTTTTACACGCGACAAAATGCCGAGCATCGTTGTCAACTGAACGAGCCGCTCACCTGTGATACCGTTGACCAACCCGCGACCTTCGCTTTTCAAGAAGGCGCGTATGTCCAGCTCTGCGGCTTTGTATTTCGCGTATTCGTTTTGGTCGGCCTCATCGAGTTCCACGTTGATATGCTGGCGTGTAAGCGCCGGTAATTCAGCCATCACTTCATCTTTTGTGCGCCGGATCATCACATCGGCAAGACGCAGCTTGAGCTCTTCGTTGTGCGATTCTCCCGCGTACGTCCAGCCGTATTCGCCATGCATACCGTTACAATAACGAAGTCCGAAGCTGTGGCGGTCGCCGAACGAATAAGGCTCGGCAAGATCGAGGAGCGCCCAAAGCTCTATACGCTTGTTTCGTACTGGCGTCGCCGTCAAAACGATCCGCTTCTCGACAGAAGCCAGTCGCGCGATGGATGATGCGGCTCGCCCGCGTCTTGTCTTCGGCGTTGCGTGATGCGCTTCGTCAAAGATCACGATCTTGGGGCGCAACTTGGTGAAGATCCAGGGCATCCACGCTTCGAGTATGTCGTAATGGCAAAAGAACCAACCGTCGTTTGGTTCATCAAAGACTTCACCGCTCGCATTCCTGCGCGAAGTTAGCGGCTTGACCTCGATGCCGTACCATTTCTTTGGTTCGCTAGCCGGACCGCACCAAACCCCGCGCGACAGCAGCGTTCCCACAACGATGACAGGCTTCAAGCGTGTGCTGGTCGCTGTCGTCAACGCTTCGAGGCTTTTACCTAGTCCGAGATCGTCTGCATTGATCGTTCCGGCGCGAGCGTACATGAAGTCGAAAGCGTCCCATTGATACTGGCGCAATTGCGGTGCGTAGCTTCGGTCCGGACTGTCACCAGGAGATCGTTCGAACACAATCTCGGCATCGTTCATTACGTGGACGAGACTTCGGTGTAAATACAAGATGCGGTTCTTCTCGTATGCGCCGGGGAGTACCTTAACACGCGGTACATCTTCGTCGTCACAATTGACGAGGTAGTACCAATCAGGCCGCTCCGACTTAGCGACTTGTATCTTCGAGCGAGCTGGGGCCATCTGGCCCGACGATCCGGGTGCCACGTCCAGGTTCTCCTTGTATCACATGGGGCTCTTCGCCGTCAAGATCCCCTTGCGGTGTGGAGCGAAAAAGTGTACCCTTCCTCTTCCTGGACGTGGCGTCGATGGTACGTCCATCGACGGCTTGGAGGTACTCGTGTCTACGAACGGCACCTCAGACGAACACCCGATCGCATTAGCCGACGAGCCATCTGACTCGCCGCCCAACGAGCAGGCGGTACCGACGCAGTTCACCCCGGAGCCTCCTCTCGAACCCTCGACGTGGCTTCCGCCGGACGTCGCGGCCATCTGGGCTAGCCGCGTCAAGCTACCGTACATCCCGACGTTCTCGGACAAGATCAATAAGTGCATCGGCGGTGGCTTGCGAGCGACGGGAACCTACGTTTGTACCGGTGGACCTGGCGTTGGAAAAGCTCAGCCACTCGATGCAAAAGTTCTAACACCGCGCGGCTTCGTTCCTATCGGGGCTATCCGCGTCGGCGACGACGTAATCGGCGTCGATGGCAAACCGCATGTAGTAATTGGGGTTTTTCCTCAAGGAAAAAGAGAAGTCTTCCGCGTCGTGACGTCTGATAAGCGCGCGACCGAGACTTGCGCGGATCATTTGTGGTTTACGAGAACACGTAGTGACGTTCGTGAAGGACGGCCGGGGCAAGTACGGACCCTCTCGGAGATTCGTAAACAGCTCGTGATCGGAAATGATCGCCTAAATCATCGACTGCCACAAATTGCGCCTGTTCACTTCGAAGCCGATCCGATTTTGCCACTTCATCCTTACGTTTTAGGGGCATTGTTAGGAGACGGTTGTTTGAAAGCACGGCGCTTTACCAATCCAGAAACAGATATTCGTGATCGTGTCGCGAATTTTTTGCCTGTCGAAGACGAAATGGGCGAAGTCCTTGTCGATGGGATGACCTGCCAAATACGCAAACGTGTTCGTACAAATCTTATACGATCTAAGACACATTCAGCACTATGTACTTTGGGGCTCGAGTCTGCAAACGCGTATAATAAATTCATTCCAGCGGTCTATCTAACCGCGAGCATTGAAGACAGACTCGAAGTTCTTCGCGGACTATTCGATACTGACGGCCACGTCGATAAAGATCACGTCGAATATGCGTCAGCATCACCTAGATTGCGTGATGACGTTGTCTTCCTTGTAAGATCGCTGGGTGGCATCGCGACATTAGATGAACGCGTGCCACATTTTTCATACAAAGGTGAACGCCGTGCTGGGGCGATTTCATATCGCGCGATAATTCACTTCAACAATGACGTAGTGCCTATTGCTTCATTGAAGCACAATGCAAAATGGCGAGTTAATCACCATCAGAGTCATGTTAAAATTGCTGAAATAACCCTGATTGGCAAGAAAGAGTGCGTTTGCATCGCAATAGATAGCGTCGACCGGCTATATATAACCGACGACTTTATTCCCACACACAACTCCACGATGGCCCTCGACGTTGCTGACGCTGCCATCCAACATGGTTTCCCCGTTATCTACGTAAGTTCGGAACTGACTTCTCAACTTCTTCTTGCGCGTTTCGCCGCGAAGAAACTTGGCGCCGGTTGGCTGGAGATGATCGACTCCGACGATCCGAAGCTGACCGAAACCAGCGAGGCCCTTTTTCAATCTGTTCGCCGGCATTTATGGGTCTTGGACCCAGAGCAGGCGCAGCAGTTTCCGTTATACGTTCGCGAGATCCGTAGTCGTCTGAGTCGTGAAGTCGGATACCAGGTGATGCCTTTGGTGATCATCGATTATATCCAAGATCTCGCTCAGCCTCGTGTTTCGCGCGGAAAAGATCACCGCACGGCGGTAGGAGAAATCTCACGAGAGCTGCGTATGATGGCTGAACGCGAATTCCTGCCGATTTGGATTGTATCGTCCACGAGCCGGTCTTTCTACGCGAACGCCGAAGAAACTGATGACTCGATGTTGATCGCGTCCGCTAAAGAAAGTGGCGAAGTCGAATACAATGTGAACGCTTTGTTTCACGTACGCCGGCGCGATACGGGGTCTAAGAAGAACTTAGAACTGATGATCGTGAAAAACAGGTTCGGTGAAAATCCCGTGTCTGTCGTGTTCGGTTTTAACCCGAAGACCGGTGCGATGTTCCAGACTTCGCAGACCGGCGAACAGCTCGCGCTCGAGAGCTTGAAGGCACAAGTTTACGAGCTGATCAAGCTGCATCCGGGCAAATTCACGTCTGCGAAACAGATCGCCGCCACCCTCGGCGTCAAATTAGCTGTCGCCAAATTCACCTTGGATTCTCTCGAAACCGATCCATACCAAAAAATCACGGCAAACAAGGACGGTCTTACAGGTTATTTCGTCACAGACGACGCGCCTGAAATTTTTAGCTGATGTGTTTCCAAAACTGCGGTTGCCGCTCAATAGTTAGGGACGAAACCGGCTGATTTGCAGCGATTTCGAGCGCGATCCAACGGCCCATATGATCGCGGTCGACAAGTTCCACGGTTATTTCGGCGGTGCCTTTTTGCAACTTGAGACGGTTACCGGTTTTCAGCTTGTTCCAATCATCTGTTGTCATGCGTTATCCCCTTGACTACAGGTTACGTAACTGTTACATCTGGGACGCCGCCCTGCGGGTCGCCCATAATAGGCGACCGACCTCGGTGCCACGTCCAGTAGCCCGAGCCGGGTCTCCCGTCAGGGGCGGCTTAAATTCAATGCTGTAGATGATCGCTTTCGGAACGTCTCCGCGAATGCGACTACCTGCGTGACGGCACCGATCAAAATCTGCACCCTTGGATGATCCAAGAACGCGCAGTGATGTCTGTAACCAGCGATCAAATCAACCTCGCTATCCGCGTGGACGATAATCGGCAAGTTTCTGGCAAGAGCTACGCCAAGCTCCACATAGGAGCCTCGGCCGCACGGCAGCAATTGAATAAACAAATCCGCTGTCGTAATCCCGGTGATTTCTTGCAAAGCGCATTGGCGTCGCGCCTCGATCCCTCCTTTGTAAGATAGCCCTCGTAGATCGGGGTGCGTGGTCCAGTCGTAAGTTACGTTCCAGCCGTGTTCAGTCATCGCAGCGATCAAGGCTGAAACCTCGTTAGCGCGTGTTAACGACGAAGCGACGTAGAACGCGGTCATCGCCGAGCTGCTGCTACTTGGGTGCGCGCTAAAGTTAGATAGGGGATCGCTGCTTGTTCTATGAACGGCGCCGGTCTGCCTGCCGCTTCGCCGGTCACCTTGAATACCTTCCGTGTCCAAGAACAGCGAAACCTTCGTTTTGCACGTGTGAGACAGACATACGCTAAACGAACTTCTTCATCCTTGTCCGGATTTTTATAGTGCGGAAGCGTGCCGTCGTTCCAGCCTATCCCGTAGACGTGAGACCATTCTTGCCCTTTCGATCGATGGATTGACGACAACACGACCGCATTTGGTTTTTTCGACGATCGTGCTTCGCGTACTGCGGCTTCCATCGCGTCCATGTAATCGAGAAACTCGTTGACCGAGCTGAACCGGTTCGCAGTCGCGAGAAATTGGTGGACGATCGCAGCTTTGTCGCTGTCAGGATCCGGCCCTTCGCTGCCGACTTCGATCTTGAGCTTTTGGAAGTACTGAGTCGTCGAAGTCAAAAAGCGGAGAATGTCGAACGGACGCTTGCCGGCGATATACAAGCCGTTCAAGTTTGCCATCAACGCCTTGAACTCCAAGCCCCGCTTACGCTGATAAGGTTTGGGAGGATCGAAACGCTCGACGGCGTCCATGAACGCGATGCCATGATCGCGCGCAAAATCATCGACGCCTTGGACGTACGCCTTCCCGAGCTTACGTGCCGGAACGTGGATGATCCGTTTGACCCAACGTTCGTCAGGGTCGCGTAACGCAGCGACGCGAAGGTAGCCGAGCAGATCCTTGACCTCGCGCCGTTCGTACATGCTTGCACCACTCCACACGACGTAGGGGATACCCTCTTTAAGCAGCGCGTCCTCGATCGGAGGCAGCAACGCCGTCGTGCGATACAAGATCGCGACATCGCCAGGCGTAATCCCATCTGCAAATAGCGTGCGAATCTCGGAACTGATCATCGATGCTTCTTCGGTCGGCGAATCGTAAACATTTGCGCCGACAGAATCTGGGTCATTGGGCGCTTGATCATGCGGAATCGTTGCACCCGTCACATTCCAGTCGTACGACGCAACGAGTGCCGTTGCGCTTTGGCATATTTGACGCGTCGATCGGTAGTTGACAGGCAACCGCTTGAGTGTGAACTCACGCGCAAAACTAACGAATTCTTCCGGCTCAGCACCGCGCCACCGATATATGCTTTGTACGGGATCGCCGACAAGCATCACGTTTCGTTGTTTCTCGATAAGAATACGTACAACCGCGTTTTGTACGATGCTGGAATCCTGTGATTCGTCGATAAGCAGGTAGTCAAAACGCGCTTGCCATTTCGCCCGCGCAGCACCGTCATCGACCAACGTCAACCAACCCAGCAACAGCATGTCGTCGTAATTGATCAATTGCCGCTGGAGACGCGCCTCTTCAAAACGTCGGTAGACATCGGTGTAAACCCGGAACAGCCAGGGCGTCTCCGTGCGCGCTTTGAATAACTGAGCGATCTTGTCTTGATTAGCGGTCCATAGATCGGGATGCGCCGAAAGCGCGGCCCCTTTAGCCAAACTTATCAGGCGGGCGGCTTCACCGTAATCTAGACCTCGATCACGGAGTTCCGGGCCGTTGACAATTTCTTTCAGCGCGTACGTTAAAGCATTACTATCGTCGAATTTGAATAAACCACCCCATTTATGTCCGTCCATTCGTAGAATCTCGTTGCACAACGAGTGAATCGTGCCGATGCGAAGATCCTTAGCCACACCGAGCGCTAGGCAGCGGGAGTGCATTTCGCCGGCAGCATCCTTGCCGAATGTAAATGCGCCGATCTTTAGCGGATCGATGCCGGCATAGATCAACTGCTCGATTCGAAGGGTTACGACCGTTGTCTTGCCTGCGCCGGCGGCTGCCGCTAGAACGAAACTTCCGTCTTGGGCGTGAACGGCATCGTGTTGATACTCGTTCAGGTTAACGTGGATCGGTCTCGTGCACGTCATCGCCTACCCAAGCACAATATTAATACGCACAGCACAGCAAACCCGGCGAGAATCCACTTGACGACAGGCGGCATCGCGTTGGCCGCGTCATATGCCGCCACATCTGTGATGTCAATCGAACGCACGCTTGGCGTATCGGTGGGCAAGGGGGTGACGGTATAGCCGGCCTCAACGTAAGCCTCGTAGCGCTCCCTGGTGTGATTCTCCAGCCATCTGTGTCCGTAATCGGCAAAATCATAGAGATCGAACGTAACCTTTGTCCCGTCGGGGCGCGTACCACGGCCCAAACGTTGGATCGCTTCGATGAAGCTGCGCCCCGCCGACGCGATGATCACAGATCGGATTTCAGGCGCATCGACACCCTCGTAGAAAACGCTGGATGCAACTATCGCTTTGGTTTGGCCGCCTCGTAAACGCGCGATTGCTGCATGACGAACAGCGGCGGGCGTGTGTCCATTGATCCACTCGACACGGTAATCCGGCAGCGAAGCCAGTCGCTTGGTCAGGATTTCACCGTGCAGACGTTCCTTCACAAAGATGATTGCCGGCGTGGGCGCCCGCCGCGCGATTTCGAGCAGCGCAGCATTGCGGGCTTCCGAAAATACGATAGTCGATCTGTAAAAATCGTGCCAATCTTGGAAGCCTGACGTTTGCCTTAATACCGTCCAGATCACCCTCGGCGGTACGATGTGGCCTTGTTCGACGAGCGTTTTGGCCGGGATCTCGTAGATTACAGGCCCGAGCAAGCCGACAGTTCTAACGTTTTGTTCGTCACCTCGGAGCAGTGGCGTAGCCGAAAGACCCAAACGCCAGTACGCGTTGTAAGCCCTGGCAATTGTACGACTCGTCGTCAACCCCGGCGCTCTGTGAGCTTCGTCCACTAACAGACCTTCAGCTTCAAGTAGCAGGCGCCCCCCTTCTGGGTTCCCCGGCGATATCAAGGATTGATATGTGGCACACACAACGCGATGCTTCGTTGATTTTCGGCCGCCTCGAAATTCGCCGATTTCTTCATTCAAGAGCTGCTGCATCTTGTGAGCTGTTTGTTCGACCAAATTTGAACGGTGTACAACGTACAACCAGCGACAAGGCAACGCGGCGGCAAACCCCGTGGCGATGATTGTTTTACCGCCACCGGTTGGTACTTTGATCAGACCGCGCGTTTTTTCGATTCCGGCTGCGACGGCGGCGTTTTGATAATTCCGCAAGTAGGGCGGCAGTTCTTTGGACGTACAAGGTATCGTACGTTCATCGATCAACGGCACTTTTAGGCTCTCTGCCATTATCTGCGCGATGCCGGATGCAAAGCCGCCATTTACGCTGCGCAGTCCGTAACCACCCTCGAGCGGTTCTTCGATCTGATCTAGAACAACGTCGATGGCGCTACGATCACCTTCTGGAAAGGTCCAAACGTTTCCCATGCGAAGGATGGTTGATGTTCGCGTCACTATTTTTTCTCAGTTATTTTGCGGTAAAGTGTAAGAGCTTCGGACGCACCCACAGGTAAATTCATCGTTTCCAAAATCGCGCCAGCGGTTGTGCTATATTCCTCTTTCACGTACGACTGTACACTTAACCAGTTTACCCAAGCGCAACCACCGAACTTGATATATTTCAGCTTTGATTTACCTTGTTTTAACCAATGACTAACCGTAGATGGCGATAAATAGAAAAGACCACCAACGACACCTGCTCGCAAGTAACCGTTTACAGCCATGATTTCTTCGCGACCCGGGCTTATTATTGCCATGTTTCAATCATACCAAGTCTTTGATACGCTGTCAACAGTTGATCTAGACGCATTCTCTTGAAACGCTTGCGTTGTGGGGTAGAATGCGGCTATGAGTGAAGACCTTCCACAAAACCAGAAAAAGCTTAGAGATCGGCGCCGTTCGATAACCGGTGAGATCTACGCAAGGCTGGTCAAGGCGTATCTCAAGCAGGAGGTTCCGACGAAGGAGTCCTTGGTAGAAGCGACTGGCGTGGCAACAACCGTGGCCAAACGCGCGATGCGTATCGGTTGGCCGGAATTGGGGCTGCCCCCGCTGTCCATGGCGACGCAGCAGCTTGCCAACATCGAGGAAGTCAACCGGCTGATGTCCAAGATGGTCGTGGATAAGCAAGAGATCGTAAAGACGTTGTTCGATGGGATTTCCAAGTCGGTTCCGGCACCTGGTCCCGACGACGTCAACGCCGTTGCCGAGGAAGCCAGTAGACGCGCCGCCGAAAGCGCGATGGCGGCCCGCAGGCAGATGGCCTCCGCTGGCAAGGCAGCGCAGGCGGTCGAAGCATTGGCCGATGCGTTTTTAGCCAAAATTGAAAAAGGCGAGTGGGAGATTCCGGAGAAGATTCGTCCCGAACACGTCTTTTTGCTCTCGAAGGCCGCCGACACCATCGCGGGCGCGGTGCATAAAGCGACGCAAACCGAACGGCTGCGCGCTGGTCAGCCTGAGCAGATCGTCGGTGCACATATCACAAGCCTAATTGTCGGCGCGACGCCTGAAGAGCTGCGTTTCATCGCTGAGCACGGAACGTTGCCACCGCGATTGATGGGTGTCAGTGGTCAGATAACGTCGCTACCTGTAATCGACGTCGATGCAACAGTGCCATCGGAAAATGCTGATGACGCTTTAGAGGCTTTGCCCGATGAAAAGTGACACGGGGAACCCAGAAGAGGGGCAGCCGTTGGGCGCCGAAAGCGAGGGCGCGAAGGCGGTTAATTCGAACAAACGCAAGAAAATGATCGACGCAGCAGCGGCTGCAAAGGCCGAGGAAGTTTGGACAAGTACAGCGCTCAAGACGATGGCGGAAGGGAAACGCCATGCGATCAGACATACGCGCGATCGATCGCAACTGGAAGCCATTGCGGTCGCGAAGCTGGTTGAGCAGATCCGCGAAGCTCAGAAAGATCCCGTCGCATTCGTAGAATTTGCGATGCGTACACCTCGCGGGGATCGATTGGCACTCGCGCCGTTTCACAAGGAGTGGTTACGCGCGATGCATTCTAAATCGCGTGTAATCATCGAAGCGCCTCGAGGTCATGGAAAAACTAGCTGCGTAATTGGATACGCGTTATTTGCGCTCGGCGCAAATTCAAACCTCAGAATAAAATTTGTTTGCCAGAACGACGCGAGAGCGAAGGAACGCTTGTTCGAGTTCAGAACGAATTTAGAGTCCAATCCCGCATTGAAAATGGTGTTTCCGAATCTTAAACAGGCCGATGTTGGCGACTGGACGAAGACGAAATTGTACGTGGAGCGCGAAGCGCGAACCCGCGATCCTTCGTTCGAGGCTATTGGGATTCTCAGCTCCGTCACTGGCAGCCGTCCGGATCTGGTGATCTGCGATGACATCGCCGATCTGCGTAACGCAATTTTGTACCCGGCGCTTCGTGAGGACGTGAAGCAGAAGTTTTTCGGCGAACTCGAACCCGCGATGGAGGTCGACGGGCGAATTATCGCGATTTGTACTCCGTATCACGCTGCCGACATCAACGCGGTCTTGAAAGCGAATTCAGAATGGACTTACGTGCGGCATGTGGTTGGCGATGCGTCGGATCCGTTCAAGCCGTTGTGGCCGGAACATTGGTCCCGCGATAAGCTCGAAGGTATGCGACGTAGAGTCGGTTCTGTCGAGTTTGCACGAGCGTATCAATGTGTCGCGTTGTCGGGTGACGTTGTTCCGTGTCGACCCGAATGGATTAAGTACTATGACAAGGAGCTGCTCGGCGACCCAAACGCCTTGATTTGCGTTCAAGGCTACGACCTCGCGATTTCACAAGCGACATCGGCTGATTATTTCGCGTGCGTTACGCTGCTTTATTCGACAGAAAAGAATCTGGTGTTCGTCGCCGATGCTTTCAAAGGCCGTTTGTCTTTTGCAGACCAAGGAATGACGGTCATCAATAATGCTCAGCGATGGCGGCCAGATAAGATCTCGATTGAAAGCGTGGGCCTCGGAGGGGCGCTTGAAAACTTCCTGCGTGAGCGTGCGCCTGTACCGCTGCCCTTATTTCCATATCGACCTCGGGGCGACAAGCAACGTAGGTTCTTGGAGACCACACCGCTTTTCGAAGATGGCCGCGTGTTCTTTCATCCGAACCTGGATCCCCAACGGAACGTCCTGATAGCGGATCGCGGCGATCTGATTAGCGAACTACTGGAATTCCCGTTGAGCAAACACGACGACATGGTCGACGCTTTTACGTGTGCGGTCCAAGCCCTCTCCGAGTTCAGGGTAGCCGAACCCGAAGAGGGCTGGACTCAAGGTGAAAGTACCCGAGTACGACTATCCGTCCTCGGCAGCTGAAGCACCGTTTAATATCAGCATTTCCGCGTTGAGGTCAGCGCGAGCGTCAGGGTATATAAGTAATAGCTCCTCGATCGCCCATTTCAGAGCAGATGCCTCTGCACGGTCATAAGTAAGCTCCTTTCCGGTGGCTTCACCCGCCTCGATACGCGCTAGGAGAAACTGGCGTCGCCGTTCTAGTCGCGATATTCGACGCGCATGTAACCGCATGGCGGTTACGCCGCTTTCGGCGGCTTCGTCCGTACGTGGGTCTTCGGTATCACAATCGTAGTATCAGCGAACGTTAAGGTGACGAACTTCCCTGAAGCGGACGTTTCTGAGTACTTGAGCTCCGCGTTTTTCGGGATCAAACCAACATACTTGTTGGCGTGCTTGGGTTTGATCCACACCAAAGCACCAGGTACAAAGGGTACCTTTTTCGATGTCGCAGGCTTTGCTTTCGGCAGGGCGTAGCCCGTCTCGAAAAGCGCCGATAGCAAACCGACGATTGCGCCTCGGTGCTTTTCGGCCTCCTGAGCGTGGTCGAAAAGCTGCGTCAGCGTTGCTTTGTTCGATGCATCCGACTCATTTGCCGACCACCGTTCGAACTTCTTCTTCAGAGCTGCCAGACCGTTGATCTTGCCTACGCGCTTCAGCAGTTTCTCGGTTGGTGATGGCTTTATTGCGATCTTCTTTGTCTTTGATCCGCTTGACATGATGTTCCCTTTCTTCCTTGACTTGACCTGATTTACACGAAATGTGAACCGGCAGAAACCCTCTCCGGCTCGTTATGAAATAAGCTTCGTCAGGCGATTTTATTGATTTATTACACACTACGCAAACGGGAAAAGCTTTTCGCTCCTCGATGCAATCGAAATGCCCGCAATTATCTTTGCAGGGAAAACGATCACCACAGTCGTCGCAGACTTCGAAGCTGCGCTTCTTTATCCAGGTGTTATGTCGGCAATCAACCATTTTATTTGGCGCCCTCTTTGATTGCAACCGGTTGACACACCTACGGCACTCCCGCGAGGCGTAACTCTTTCCAATTGAACGCGCTCACGCCAGCGGCTTTTGCCAAGGCAATAGTGAGGCCGCAATCGCGCGCTGTCTCAACGACCTTGAAACTGTCGTTGCCACCGAAGAGCTTGAGCTTGCGGTGCGTCTCGGCCAGTCCGCGCGAAAGGCCACAGATCCACGCATCCTTCGGATCTTGTAGACGTTTCTTGTTCCGTCTCGGCTTGAGCCGCCCAATATTCAGCTTTCCGGCGATGCAATCATCAAGCCGGTAAGCGTGAATAGTAGCGCCGTTGTAGTCGCTGGCTACTACCGAGGCGGCGCGCACTCCTCTTTTCAAACTCGCTATTCATTCAAAACCTCCGTGGGTTGTGTCAACCGGATAAGCATGTTTGATTGTATCGATAATGGCGTTATAACTTCTTAGCGAGGTTGAGCGCCGAGGGGCGGATTATGTCACGGGTCCATGGATCGCCGCCTTCAACTCAGCGAGCAGCGTGTCTTCGAGTTCGTTTCCGTGTCCAATCACAAGTCCGTCGCGCACCGTCAGCATCGCGGCGGGCCATCCATCACGCTCGATGTAGGCATGGAATGGCGGCACCTCGACGCCGACCGAGCACTTCGTCGGCGTTCCGTGTCCGTTGACGGCGACGAGCCAGCGATCGCCGAGACGGTGTTCCCAGCAGCCTACAAATCTGGCCAGTGGAGCGGCTCCGAGCGCGATGGTAAGATCCGCGATGAGCGCGTACGCTTCTGAGACCGACGGGCGGATCATTTGGTGACTCCACGGATCGCCGCTTTCAACGTGTCGATCAACGAGTCTTCGTCGCTCAGCCACTTTAGCCGTAGTGTGCCGTCGTCAGATTTGGACAGCCGTACCCTCTTGGTGCCTGCGGGAACACCGCCGAGAGTCTATTCGTGCGAGTACGTCTCCGACATCTCGACGCCGTCGAAGAACACCCGTATCTTTGGGTCTTCCTGTTTGTCTTTCATGCGCCACCTTTCGGCTTCACGGTCACCGTCTTGATGCGAGTGCTCACGCGTCACCAAGCGCATCGTGCGCCATGACCACCGGGCACTTCAGGGTGTGGCCGCCGCGCCCTCCGCAGGCGCGGCACACCTGCCCCGGCTCGACATGGATGTCACCGGTCAAGGAAATCCGGTACAGGGCGGCGCGCAGGCGACCTATCTCGTCGCCCATGCACGCTTGACACAGGTGCGGTCGCTTGCTGTAGAGGTAGCCGTGTGGGCAGTCGCGCGTGGCGGTCATTTCGTGCCCTTCCGATTCAAAGCATCCACCACAAGCTGCAAAGCACGACAAGCTGGAAACTGGTACTTCCCGCCGCCCCGGCCGCAGACACAGGAACTAGCTACCTGCATACCGCCACTAGGATGCGCACCCCTCACCAGCTCCATTAACACCTCCAAATCCCCCAAATCGGAATCGGATTTTACCAAATCTCTTAACACTCTTGGAACATAGGTCATCGCGCGCCCTTCCGGTGCTCGCCGCGGCGGGGTGCGCCGCCCACCTTCGCTTCAAGCTCGGCGCGGGTCATGCGTGCTTGAGCGCCTTTTCCAGCGCTTCCTCCGCAGTCCAGCCGGACCACCATCGTCGTTGACGCCCCACCTTCGCGCACCAGATGCGCCCGACGTTCGCGCGGTCGATGACCTTGCGCATGGAGATGCCGGCCGATATGGCGTCCGGCCAGTAGGTCGTCGCGCTGAACTTCTGCACCCACACCGAATGATGCTCCCTGGCAGCAAGCTCGAATGGGCTCATGCTACGCTCACTTTCGCCATGACCTCCCCAGCGCGGTCGGTCATCATGCAGTCCACGCACGCGAAGTCCTTGTTGCTGGGGCCAACGTGGTCACCGCAGCGGCAAACACAGCCGTTGATCACCGCAGGGGCTCCTTCGGCAAGAATGCTTGCCACGCACGATGATCGATGCTCGTGGCGATTCGCATACGAATATCAGCGGCGAACGCACCGGCCATTTCCATGCCTGGTAGATCAACGGTAGCGGAGGCTTCCTCGCGCAGCATCGCAGCAATCGCCTCGGCGGCTTCCTTGCGGCCCTCCTCACGTACCTGATAAGAATCAGGAGGTGGTTTTGCCCATCCAATAGCGGATCGCTGTAACTCGTCCAAATCCCCGGTCGCCATGACCGCCACGCGATCGCCAGGCGTGAAGTCGCCGCCGGTCCATCGTGCGAAATAGCCAAGAGGACCATCTTTACTTACCGTTGCATCAATGCGTTTCATGTGGCATCTCCCTTCGTCATCGCAGCACCATCGTCGCATACGCGCTCGGTCCACAGCGGTGCCCACGGTATCGGCTCAGGGCGCCCTCGACGGTCCCGCACAGGCGCAGCGCGCGGCGCAAAAGCAGCACACCGCAGGCCACGTTTCCTGCCGTGGTCCTGATGTCGATGTCGCGGCACCACCGGGCCGGGTCGGCGGTGGGCGTGGGCATGAGCCCCATAACACCGAAGGCCCCCGTGCGCGGGTTCACGGCGTCTGGCCTGTAGCTCGACTCGTGCCACGCGACGGCAGCGACCAGCGCGGCATCGGCGCCGGCTTCCTCGGCGAGCACAGGAGCCAGCGCCTCGGCGCGGGTGCGGCACGGCCTCCGGCAGTCGGGGCCGGCGAGTTCGATAAGTAGGGAATGGCCGCGATGAGAGTCACCGAAGCCTCAAAGGAGTGTGCAGTGTTTTCTCTACAGACCAGCCGGCGCGCCGACGACCGCGCAAGGTGCCATATTTAATACCGAGTCGGCCGGCGGCTTCCCGTAGAGATACGCGGTGTCCCTCCATGATTATACCAAGGGACCGGCGCGTGTTGAGCAGTTGCTCGCTTTGCGAAGCCCAGCGACAGTTTGCAGGATCATAGGGGCCATCATTATTTCTGCGCTCCAGTGTTAAGCCCAATGGTCGTGGCCCCATATCTGCCAGGAAATTAGCGAATGCCAACCAACGTTCGCAAACCGTGATCCCACGTCCGCCATAATACCAATAGCGCGAATTGGCGGGATTGGTGCAACGTTGCACCATAGCACTCCACAAGCGATATTCCTTGGTGTGGGACGCGTTGTGACTGAGACTCGTGTATGCGCCACACGCGCGGCTACAAAAGACGCGCTCACCGCTGCCGTGTTTGCGGCGCTGAAATGCCGCGCCACAGTAGCTACACGTAAAGTGGTACATCCGATGTCCTTTTGATGGCGGCGGCGAGCAGAGCGGCGGTCATGGATTCCTGTGCAGAGCAACGACTTCCTGCGAGCCGCGCACCATCAGTGGGTGGCGGGGCTCGCCGTGCTTCGTGACGCCAAGGCACCAGGTGCCGCTCCTGACCCGCGCCAACCGTCGCACATGCCTGGCCGCGCGGTCCAACTCCGGCCGGATGCCGGCACCCCACGCGAGCACGACGCGCGAGCACAGGTCGAATAGCGTGTCCAGCGCGTCTGCCTGCTCCTGCGACCATGCGCATGCGTAGGCGTAATCCCAGTCGAGCTTCTTCGGTTCCGTACCGCGCAGCGGTGTGAGGTTACCGACGATGACGCCACTCGCGCCCTCTGTCAGCCCGAAGCCACAGCACCGCCTCACCGTCGGGTCGTTCGTGGTCGCGCCCGCTTTCGATGGGTTGAGCATGCAGAACCCGAGCGGCTTCCTCTCGTCGATTACCAACGGATTGAATGCACGCCAGAGCAGATAACGCTGTCGCCCATCCGGGCTCTCCCACGCCCCCGAGTGAGCACCGAGCCGCTCCCACCATTGGCCGCTGAGACACGGGCAGCCGGTGCAACATGGATTTGGCACGTGGACCCTGAAGCACACTTCGCACTGGTGGTCCCACGGGTATAGGACGGAGCGGCTGCTGACGACAGCGGTCATTAGGAAGCCTTCTTCAGAGTATTTTGAATCATCGGCACCGTGTCTATGTACTCGCTAGAGGCCAGGATCTTTCCCGGGAGTGCACCGAGCGCGCGGTTTGGGTTCAGGTGGATACGGAGGTTGTCTCGGTCACCGGATTTGCACACCGAGAGAAGTCTCTGGCCCTCGGGGGAGAAGCACTCCCACGGGTCTCCGGTGGGGATGTCGCCCTCGGTGGTTATGATGATATCGGTGGTGTCGCAGTTGGTCACGGTCTCGAATTCCCTCGGGATGGTCACGGTTTGTCCGGCTCGGGTTGTGATTTCTATTTGGGTCTCCTTTTTTGTGTTTGAAGGGGTCACACTGATAGGTCGGAATACACCGATTCTCTGTTGGCTTCACCAACTTGTCATTACGCAGTGTGCAATTCACAGCACACTAGTCAGCTCCACCAGCTACACACACACACACACACACACACACAACGATTTCCTTTACACCCTGGGGTACGCAATGACTCCATGGAACACGAGTGCGATGCAGGCTGTGACGAGTAGCGTGAAGATTTCCATCTAGTTCTCCTGGTTCTTGTGAGGTTGATTCCTCATACCAAGAGGTCGGGCGACACGGCGAGTAGGGCGGCGAGAGTCATTGTGCTTTGTCGTCGATTTCGCGATCGCGTTCTGCGTGATGTAACCGTCCCGCCAACTGTTTGGCAGCAATCGAACCCGTCCGACCGCTGCGGCTCTTGTGCTTCGGCTTCGCCGTGGGTCCGTGCCGCAGAATCGCGCGCGTTGCACGGCGTATTCGTCGCGTTCGCGACTTGTGCCTGCGTTTCATTGTGAGCCCTCCTCCATCGCGGATGCCGGTGAGTCTTCCGCAGCAGCTACCCGCGCCTCCGCCTGGGACGGCAGAAGCCCGACCACTGGCGCCTCTCCTCCTCCCCCGTTTTCCGACCTTGTGACCGCGGCTTCCAGTGCATCGAGTACGACGTCAGCGACTCGATCTGCCGCCCCTGCCGCCCTTGCCGCCTCTGCCGCCCCTGCCGCCCATGCCGCCTCTGCCGCCCATGCCGCCCTTGCCGCCTCTGCCGCCCCTGCCGCCCATGCCGCCCTTGCCGCCTCTGCCGCCCCTGCCGCCTCTGCTGCTGCTCGTCTCCATTCGTCTTGGCTCACTACGGCGCCCGCCGCCGAGCGGTCGAACAACCCCACCATCGCGTCCAGAGCATCCCGACATCCCCACTCGTCGGGTTCTTCTCGGCGGGCAACGCGCATGATCGCTGCACCCACAATGAATCCGGCGCGCCGCCATGCCTCAACGTCGAGCGCGTGCCACCGGCGCACCACGCCAGCGTAGCGTAGGACCACCTCGGGCCAATGCGCATCGCTCGGGTTGTCGTCGATCCACACGGTCAATTGCGCCATCCACTGTGGCATGACTTCCGCTGGGCACGCCGCCGCGCTCTGTGCTACGCCCGCCTCGGGTGACAGCGCCGCCAAGAGGCACGCTCTCTCCTGCCCATCCATCCATCGGCGCCGCAACAATCGATTTTCAGCGATCATGGTATCCAGGTTTGACACTCGATCTTCCAGGTTCATTTTTCCTCCTTACCCACAGCCATTTCACGCGTGACGGCGC